TTCTAACTATATTTTATTTATTTTTTTTATTTTGATTACGATTTAGAGAAAAATGTGACAAAATATGTGACAAATCTCCTTATCCGTTGCGGGAGTAGGCGTTTCACGATTTCAATTTTGTCACATTTTTGTTACATGTGACAAAAAAATGTGACAAACTGCAATATAGATGTAAATATTATACTATTTTACAAGTACATATTAGTATAATATTCCATTTTGTCACATTTTGGGGTTTGACGTGACAAAAATGTGACAAAAAATGTGACAAAATTTATGCATAATTGACAAATAATAGATTTATGTCAACTTTCGAGGTTGAATTTTAGACACAGTGTCCAGAAATTTGTCACATTACATAGATAAAAATGTCACATGTGACAAAAATTTGTCACATCCTTAACTGGTTAAGTATATTTTTGTCACATAGGTTTGACACATCAAAGTAAATTTGACCCATTTTTGTCACGTCCTTAACTGGTTAAGGATTATTTTGTCACATCCTTAACTGGTTAAGTATTATTTTTGTCACATCGTTAACTGGTTAAGTATTATTTTGTCACATCCTTAACCGGTTAAGTATTATTTTGTCACATCCTTAACTGGTTAAGTATTATTTTGTCACGTCCTTAACTGGTTAAGTATATTTTTGTCACATCACACATCAAACACATCACAAGGAGACTAATCATGGATATTGGAGAAATTAAAATCACCCTAAATGATAACATGCAAGAAATTTATGACCTTGTAGAAAATCAAACCGTCACCAACATTACCCTATATGACCATGTAGGTTATGAAGGTGAACAGAAATCAACTGTTTCATCATTAGATGAGGTCTTACAAGACGGACAAGAGGTCTATATTTATGGTTATAAATCTGATTCAGGTTTTACATTTAAAGACATGGTTGTTAAAGCTAAGGTAAAACGTCTTCGTAATATTGGTGTTCGTAAACCACTACAAGGCGTTTATATCGATACGGATAATGGTCGCCAAAGTTTTGGGGTTTTCGCCTTTGAAGAACACCCTAAAAAGGATACCATGATTGATTGTTTCGCTATTCATGGATATGCTTTAACCGAAGATGAAGCTCATGAAAATCTCAAACAACTGATTGACCTACGGACAAAACAGTCTATTCAAACTTACCAAAAAATCTGTCAAGACCATATTGACAAGGCGCAATCAAATGCAAAAAACTCATTAGAAAACTGTGAAAGGGAACAATGTCACAAAAAGAACTGTTAAATATTATCGAAAAAACATTTCCAAACGCTATTATTGTAAATCCAAACGTTTTAGATTCCTTGACTCGACTAAAATGTGATAAACAACCTCTTGACAAAGAATAAACTTTGTGATATAATGGAAGTAGAAGCCTTTTGGCTAAAATCCATTATAAAGAGGAAGATTATGGGATTAGTAAGAAAATTAAGCAAAGCAGCCCCAGTCTTTGCAACATTAGGGACATTAGTGACAACTGTTTCAGCTGATGAAACACGTTTGACAGACGACCAAGTGACAAAAACACTTGACCAAGTGTTTACTGAAGTCACTTCAGACGTTTTAAAATCACAAGCAACAGACACACAAGGTTTGTTACTGGAAACAGCAACTAGTATTGTTGAGAAAATCGACAAATTAGACGTGTCCGATGCTGATAAAGAAGTCTTGAAGACAAAAGCTCAAGAATTCATTTCTAATGTAGCTGTTAAGGCTGCAGAAACTCCAGACAACACGACACGTTGTGGTTGTCCACAACATCAACTGCTTTATGCGCTTGTTGATAAATTGGAATCATTTGAGACAAAACCTGTAGCTCAAGAGTCTAAATTAGAAACTCCAAAAGCGGAAGAAACATCAGTTCCACAAAAACCAGCACCTGAAGCGCCAGTACAACCCGAAGCTCCATTAGAAGAAGCAAAAACAGATGTCAAAGAACCAAAAGAGGTTCAAGACGTAGTTGATAAGGTTACGGATGTCAAAGATGTGGAACCAGTTAAATCTGACCAAATCACAAGTGAAGCTGGTCGTGGTCAAATTGAAAGTAAGGCTCAAGAGACAAAAACCAGTAAAAAGGTTTATATCAAGAAGTCTGAGTACAAGGGTGACCAAAAAGGTACTGGTGTAGTTTATTATGATGACCCAAGCGCTATTGATGGTGAATATGTAACGATTACGGAAGATGAAGCTAAAACTAAAGGTTATAGCCCATCATTACGCCGTACACGTCCAACAGCACAACCGCCTGTTGCATCTCAAGAACAGGCTAAAACGCCTGAAGTTGCCACAGCAACAACTCAACCAACCGTGCCACCAACACAGCCACAATCACCACGTAAGGCGGACAACGCACCACAAGCACAGGCAACCACACAGTCACAAGCTCAATTGCCAGCGACTGGTCAAAAAGATTCATCTGTGTTGACTTTAGTTGGTTTGTTAGGACTTATTCCGTTGACGTTAGCCCTTAAAAAACGTAAAGCTGAGTAATCTCAGCTTTTTCTCAACCCAAGGCCCGTATACACGGGCCTCAAATGGGGCTTTGCCCCACACCCTATTCATTTTTTGAAGCAATACCAAAAAGGAGACATAGATGAAAACATTTTATCATGGAACATCAACAGCCTTAAACCTTGGTCATGTTTTGTTACCAGCCAATGAGACGAATGTTTTACGTGAGGATTTTCGTAAGAAATTACGAAATGTTGTTTTCATCACCACATCAAAGGTTTCTGCTGAACGTTATGCCAAAAAGGCAGTTCAACGTTTTGGCGGACAACCTGTTGTCTATACTGTCAAGCCTGATTTCGCCAGTCTCATTCAAAACGGAACCGAATGGATGACTGAAAAGGCTTATATTCTTTAAACGAAAGTGAGAATCGTATGTCAAATCAAGAACTTAAAGAAGCTATGTTGGCGCTGTTAACTGAAACCAAAGGGAAACCAACACCTGACCAAATGGCTGAATTGTATGTAAAGGCTGCCAATGATGAATTCATTGAAGTATGTGAAGAAGCTCGTGCTGAATACGCATCAAAACGTAACATCTTTGACCAAGTCAAAGACTCTGTAGACAATGTCCTACAAAGTGACAAAGCTCAAGAAGTCAAAGAAAAAGCTAAATCCTTGTTCCAACAAGTCAAAGCTGGTACCAAAGACACTGTTGAGAAAATCAAAACCAATTACAGTGGTATCTATACAGCTGAACAAGTTCGCAAATTATCTGAACATGAACAAGTTGAAAAAATCAATGAACTGATTAAGGCTGCTATCAAACTTGACCGTAACCATATCAGTTTCCATAACACAGAAGTAAGCCCTGAATTGGCGGAAATCTTTGAAGCTAAAGGCTTCACTGTTGAAATTCTCAAAGAACGTACTTATATCCGGTGGTAACAGTCGCTATACAGCGACTGCAAGTGGGGACTCAGCCCCCACACCCCTTTTATTTTTAGAATTAAAAAAGGAGCAACAATGACTAATATTGAAAACCATTTATCAGATTTAGTTTATGATTTATTGAGTGACAATCGAGCTTTTCGTATGCAATTATACTGGTTGATGAAACATAGTGACAATGATATTTTCTATGCCACACCAAATGTGCGATTTGAAAAACGCCCTGATTTACACATCACTATTCAACATCCAGAAAAACAAAATTACGCTGTAGTTATTCACATTTCCTTTCGAGCAACAGCATCAACCCCAGAACTAATAGTAAACGTATCTGTCACATCCAATGAACAGTGTTTGACAAATGTCCAAAGGGTTTTACTGTTGTCACCAGTCATTCATCAAGCCTTATCAGAAATTGCTGACCTATTAGGTGTGGCTAGAATTTAGGGAGAAAACCAATGCAAACACATCCAGTTGAAAAAATCCTCAATGACCTTGTCATTCGAATTCTTAAGAAATATCCTTTTGGTGAACAGAATTTAGTTTGGCGAATAGGTGAATTACAAAACGAAAACCATGGGTCTCAACAACTATTTCTTGACCCATATGTGCAAATGGACATTGTGGACAGTTTGTTACGTATCAAGTTTCAATATAACTGTTCATCAGGTGATTATTACCTGTATAATGTATCATTTAAGGCAGATGAAATTCATAAACAACTGTATTTAGATGATAGCACATATCAATATGTAAGTCAAAGCCATTATCCTATTCCATCGAATCTGGAAATGGCCAACACTGTTTTATCAGTTTTACCACAAAAATTAGAAGAAGCTCTTCAAAAACGTGGTTTAAACTATTAACAACCTTGACCGCAATGTCAATAAACTACGCAAGCGTAACCGGAAACATCGGCTTGTAAAAAACAACAGTCAGCGTTGCCAGTCATGGCTCGGCTGTAAAACAATATAATATGAGGTGACTTTTATGTCAAAACTTACACACTTTTATTCAACCTTCAAACATGGTAACATGTTGATTGCAAACGCAGCTCGTAAAGCAGGGTTTAAGGGTATCCTTTCAGCCATTTGGTCTGATTTGGTAAAAGGTATGTCCAAGCTTCAAGCGATTTACCTTATCATCTTATCACTTGCACCACTTGCCATCGAACTCTACTCAAATGGCAAGATTAACGACTGGGTAGGTCTTATTGCGTCAACCACAGGTATCATGTGTGTTATTTATGTGTCATTTGGACGAGCAAGTAATTACTTGTTTGGAACAATCAATGCCGTTGTCTATTTGATTTTATCTATTAACGCAACCTTTTATGGTGAAGTCATTACAACTCTGTATTTCTTTATCATGCAACCTGTTGGTTTATGGTTGTGGTTAGTCAATGCCCTTGAACCAAAACATGAAGAACATGTAGGTGATATTAAAGTACGTAGTCTAAATTTCTTTGGCTGGATTAAATGGCTCGCTTATACAGCACTCATTTGGTTAGCTATGGGATTTTCCTACAAATCAATCGGTAGTGCACGTCCATTCAGAGACTCTATTACCGACGGAACCAACTACACTGGACAAATGCTAATGAACAATCTCTACTGGGAGCAGTGGCTCTTCTGGATTGCTACCAACTTGTTCTCTATTTATCTCTGGTGGGGTTCAAACATACAGGTGCAAGGCATGTATTGGGTATACACTCTCAACAGTCTTGTGGGTATGATTGTTTGGTTCCGAAATGCAAAGAAGTGAGAAATCTCACTTCTTTTGTTTTTTTATTAATAACAAGGAGAATATACACATGAAAGACCATAAAGGTAACGAATACAAAACCGTAGCCGATATGGCTCGTGCTTGGGATAAGAGTCCCAAATTAGTTAGGCGCCGACTCCAAGACGGCTGGTCTATAGAAGACGCCTTAACCAAAGACACCAAACCTGTCAAACGAACATATCATGACCATTTGGGAAATGAATATGAGAGTTTAGAACAGTTGGCTGAAACCTATAATATTCATCGGACTACATTAATCACAAGATTAAAGACGATGACTTTAGAAGAAGCTTTGACCCTACCTGTGCAAGACCATAGTCGCTTTGTTACAGACCATTTAGGTCATACCTATAAGAATATGCATGCAATGGCTCGTGCATATGGAAAAAACCAACGCCATATTGTGAAACGACTGACAGCTGGTTGGAGCTTGGAAAAGGCTCTGACCGAACCTATAAAACCAAGAAAAAAACTTGATACATCAAAATTATAATGTTGACAAACTGTCAAACATATGATATAATAGAGATGATGAATCATGTATGGAGAAGATATGAAACTAGTAGAATTGATAGTCGTCATCATGATTTTGGCTATGTTGGCATCACTTGCAGTCCATTCGGCATCGCAAATTCCTGATGTGAACGATGTGAAAAAAGAAGTACAAAACAGAAATGTTCAAATTGACGGCGATGTTGTAACTGTTAATGGCGAGCAAGTAAATTTGGGAGAATAGTAAGTATGATTTTTGATAAGAAACAAAAATTTTCAATTCGTAAATATAGTGTGGGTGTTGCCTCTGTTATGATTGGCGCAACACTTTTAGGGGCACCTCTTGTTCATGCTGACGAAACAGAACAACCAACTGAGACGGTTTCCCGTGAAGAAGTGCCACGTGAAAGTCTTGGTGATGGTTATGATACACCACGTGAAAGTCTTGGTGACGGATATGATATTCCACGTGAGAGTCTAGGCGAAGGCTATGATACACCAAATGAAAGTGTTGAATCACCACGTGAAGGTCTTAGTGAAGATGTACCACGTGAAAGTGTCAACCCATCAGAAACAGCTGAAGAAAAAGAAATTGACAAACCCGAGTACGAAACCGGTGTTGTAAAACAAGGTAATTTTCAACGTGAAAATGTTGCGTCAAACGATTATACAACCCCAGAAGCTTCAGAACCCCAAAAGGTTACTGTTCAAGGGCCTGTTAAAAGAACTTCATTGAATGAAATTGGTGAGGTTGCTTCAGAATACACAGAAGCTGTTGCAAAAGCTAAAGAACTTGGTTTCACCGTGAAAACCACTGACAAATATATCAGTAATCCTCATGAGGCATATCGTGAATCAAACAGTGAACGATATACTATAAGTGGAACTATTGCCAACCGTACTCGTGATTTACAAAACTTCAAATCAAATCGTATTGAAAATCGTCTCAATTATGATATTTTGAAACGTCAACACGATAACTACAAAGAAGACCTTACGAATGCAAACTATACAGAGTATGATGCAGCAATTAAAGCCGCACCAATAAAAGGTCGCTATGAGACTAATGTTCCGGGTAATATTATCGCTCGTGAATATTATGATGCATCATGGTTGTTTAGTTTGACAGAAACTGCAAATCAAACGCCAACGACTGAAGCGCCAGCAGAACACCGAAGTGACATTGTAGCTGTTTTACGTAAAGGTCAAGATGTTGTCATCAATACTATGCCAACAACTCTGACAACACAAGTCAATGGGGAAACCAAACAAATTGCTCGTGTTGAAACAACTTACTCCCTTATCAGTGCACCAGACGATAAAGTTGCCGTGTGGGCTAAACATTCAGGCATCTATGGTGGTGCTGTAAAAGTTGGTGTCAATAAGAAAACTGACGACCCATTGCGTATCAAAGTCACTATTAAATATTATGACGCTGACAATCAAGAAATTGTCAATACGGTTCCTAATGTTTATTATGTGAACGATTTAACTCATAGTACACATCGTCATTCAAGTGACTATTCACATGTACCAAAAGGTATCTTGGCGAAAATTGAAGCCAATGGCCAAACCAAAATCCAACACCTTGTGGATAAAGATTATTCCACTAAAGATGATGTTGAGCAAGTTGCTAAAGGTCAAAAAGTGACATTTTACACTGTCGGTGCTATTGAAAATGAAACACCAAGTCTTGGTCAAGAAATCACAGGCGATACATATAATGAGGTGGACGAACATGGTCAACTTAAGGGTGTGTATTATCTGAATCGTGAAGCAGGTTATGAACATGTGTATTACAAACGTGTTGATGTGTCAGAAGCTGTAGATGAAAAACGTTCAGTGACCATTGACTCTGAAGACCAACTGATTCATACACCGGGTTCATCTGTGACACGTCAAGGCAATGACCTTGAGTCTGTAGGTGAAAACGTAAATGTTGAAGACGGTGCCCGTTATCCACATGAAGGTGATGCAACAGCAAAATATTCATGGGGCGGTGAAGGTCGTTCATCATTTTATGGACGAGCTTTAATTTCCAGCAAGTCAAACAGTTTCATTTTCAACTCAACTGAGAAAAAAGTTGGTGAATATTTAGAAACAACACTTCAGTATGGAATTATTGGACGTCATGAAGATGAACTGCACAAACCATATGAAAGTGAATTTGACCCTGAAGAGTTAATTACTGGCCCAGTTGTCAACACTATCAACTGGATTAGTGAAGTTGTAACAAAACGTTTGACAAAAACAGAAGAAGTTTATCAAGTAAGTTATACCGATGAAGACGGTAACTTTATCGCCGCTGACCATGTACAAAGTTATACTCGTTTAGCTGTATATGACAGAGAAACCAATGAAGAAATCAAATACTACATTAATGGTCTTCTAACCAAAGAAGAACAAGAAAACTTATTTGCTAATTTCAATCAAACAGGTGAACTTTTCTTTGAACGTAATGGTGAACGTATTCAAGCTCAACGTGAAAATATGCCATTCACTTATCAACCACAACGTCGTAGTCGTGGAAGACTGGTTCCAGATGGTGACCCAATCACTGTACAAGCATTGGCCTTTGATGAAGTACCACATCCAAAGGTGCGTGGTTTCACACCAGACCGATACAAAAAGATTCGTAACCCAGAGAAGTTTGGTGGTATGACATGGTCATCACCAGAAAAACTTACTGGTGAAGCCTTAAAAACATTGCCAAAACTATGGTTAGATGATTTAGGTCAACCTCATAATTTTGAATCTATTCACAATGATGGTGGTGGTCAAACATACTTGACACACGTCATCTACAAACGTTCAAATGAAGTTGAACAAGAAACAACTCGTTTCGTAACGGTTCAAAACAATGTTGAAACTGAAATTGCAGAAACTCTTGAAGGTGTACATGATGCACCAGCCTTTATTCAAGGTGAAAAATACCACTACAATGGCACCACCACAAAACTTGGTTCTGTTACAACTCACTATTACGATTTAGTAACTGGTGACAAACCAACAGACGCACCGAGTCATGGTGAAGTCAAATCCTTAACTCGTTATGTGACTCTTGTAGACGATGCTGAAGTTGAAATTGCACCAATGCTCGAAGGTGTAAACCCAGCTCCAACATTGATTGAGTACGCTTCTATGGACTACCAATACACTGGTCAGACTAAATTAGAAGACGGTATCACTACTCACTACTATACTATGGTAGTAAGTGAACTACCAACTGACGCACCAAGTCATGGTGAAGAAAAACCAATCACACGTTTTGTAACGGTTCAAGACGAACATGAAGTGGATGTTGCAGACGCTGTTGAAGGCACGGTTCCAGCTCCAACATTCGTACAAGGTGAAAAGTACTTCTATAATAAGACCACAACGGTGGTTGATGGTGTCACTACACACTACTATGATTTAGTGATTGGTGAAAAACCAACTGAAGTAGCCAACACAGGTGTTGACCGGGTTGTGACACGTTTTGTAACACTTAAAGACGGTAATGAAGTAGATGTAGCTGAAGCTGTTGAAGGTACAGTACCTGCACCAAAATTCTTACAAAATGAGAAATATGTGTATGATACAACAAACACTGAAAACAGTATTATTACTCACTACTATGTTTTAGTTCAACATGAAGTACCAAACGAAGCGCCAAACAAAGAGCATTTGGTTATGCCAATGACGTTCTGGGTAACAGCTGAAACTGACCCAGAAAAGCTAACTCAACGTATTTTCACAAAAGATGTTATTCCACCAGAAGCAGGTGTTCATGAAGCAGAACCGTTCTTGCTCAACGGTAAATACCGTTATACAGGCGAAAGTCATTGGGACGGCGGCACAATGGATGAAGAATATATTCACTTTTATGAGTTAGTGATTACTGAAAAACCGGGTGATGCTCCAGTAGAACCTGAATTGCCAGAGTTTCATCAGGCAGTTCCGGAAGATGCTCCAGTAGAACCTGAATTGCCAGAGTTTCATCAGGCTGTTCCGGAAGACGCACCAGTGGAACCTGAGTTGCAAGAGTTCCATCAGGCAGTACCAGAAGATGCTCCAGTGGAACCTGAACTTCCAGAATATCATGAAGAAGTGCCGGGTGATGCACCTGTAGAACCTGAACTTCCAGAATATCATGAAGAAGTACCGGGCGATGCTCCAGTGGAACCTGAACTTCCAGAATATCATGAAGAAGTACCAAATGAAGCACCAGTGGAACCTGAGTTGCCAGAATATCATGAAGAAGTACCAGGCGAAGCGCCTGTAGAACCTGAACTTCCAGAATATCATGAAGAAGTGCCAAATGAGGCGCCAGTGAATGAAGTTGATGAGTTTCATCAGGCTGTTCCAGAAGACGCACCAATTATTCCAGAACTTCCAGAATACAATTTTGAAGTGCCAAACGACGCACCAGTAAACGAAGTTGAAGAATTCCATCAAGCAGTTCCAGATACTGCTCCAGTACATGAAATTGGTGAATTCCACCAAGCAATTCCAGAAGACGCACCAGTAAATGACGTTGAAGAATTCCACTTTGAAGTTCCAAGTAACGCACCAGTCAACGAAGTTCCAGAACTTATTGTTGAAGTGCCAAGCGAAGAACCAGAGGAAACGCCAGAAGTGCCAACAACTGAGAATACAGTTCCAGTCTTGCCACAAACAGGTGAAAACGACAGTCAATGGGTAAGTGCTCTTGGACTTGTACTATTGGGTATGGTTGGAATCCAACTCAAACAGAAGAAAAAAGAGGATGAATAATCCTCTTTTCTTCATTTTTAAGGAGAAATACAATGAATATCATTGAAGTAAACAAAGCCGACATCTATGATTATTATGCAGTTTTAGATGAGCTTTTAGCCATGTTTTATCACGACCAACAACGATATGGTAAACCTCTCATTCAAACAGCTGCTGACATTATTGATGAATATTTATACGGACAAACAGAACTCTATTTTGTCGAAAACGATGATGAAATCATTGGTTTTGCTGAAATTTATAAAGCAGATAACACTGTTATCCGACGTATGTTCATTATGGACGAGTATCAAAGACAAGGTTTTGGTACAGAGCTAGTCAATCACCTCATCAATAAGTACCAACATCTTGATGTTGATTATTTCTACGAAAACCGACCAGCACAACTCTTTTGGTCAAAATTCAACCAAATTGAAGCAAAACCAATTGTTTAGGAGATATGATGATTAAACAACTAATGATTGAACTGACCCGCAATCGTCAAGAACATCAATTTCATTCAATTGAAGAAGCTTTGACGGACTGTTTTCGTCATGACGAAATGAAAAAGTCTTTTATGGATATAGATACATATCTATTGAAAACCAAAAGTTCTGTCACCCAATATCAATGGTTTGACAAAAATGAAAAACCAATCACAAACCAAGAATTTCATATTGTTTTATGTGATTCTAAAATTGTCCAAGTTTTTGAACTGTCAAACATGGAACCAAAAGACCTTTTGAAAACGTATGTTCATCATAATACTGTAAAAGATGACCAAGAAGTCAAAATTATCACAAGCCGTTGGCCGAGCACCGGACAACCACTCAAAGACCTTGCTAATGATACCTGTTGGGTCTATTCTGAAGGTGAATATGAAGAAAAATTGTATAAGGAGACTGATGGATACGAAAACGAAAGTCATAAACCACCTGAATGGTGACCAATGTATTAATGAACCTCAAACCAAATCTAAAAGAACCCTGTATCGAGGGTTCTCAAGTGATATACAGTTTCAAATAGGTGACTATGTCGCCTTATCTCAAATTGGACAACACTTCACTACAGATTTGAATGTTGCCTATGATTTTGCACAAGGTTCTTCCAGTTTCACAGGTCAACCTGCATGGGTGCTTGCCCTTGACACCCCTGTAATGGGTGTAGATATTTATGATACTTATATGACTTATTATAGTGATGACGAAGAGTATCAATCATACCGACGTATGGTTGAAAATGAAAAAGAATTCTTTGTCACGCAACTAGTCACACTTGAAATTGTTCGTATAACAGAAACAACCCAACTATATCCTGTATATATGTTGGAGACTAAATTAGTTAAAGGAGACGTCAATGACGGTAGCAGCCTTATTTGATATTGATGGTACGATTTATCGTGACTCATTAATGATTACTCATTATAACAAACTAAACGAATTAGGCTTGATTTCTAAAGAAAATCAGGCTAAAGTCAAAGACCTCTTAACCAAATGGGAAAATCGACAGCTCAATTATGAAGACTATTTAGTAGTTTTAATTGATATTTATGTTGAGTCCATGATTGGCAAAGACTTTGACTTCTATAAAAATCTTGCTGATACCACCATTCGTGAAAATCAGCATAAACTTTATCAATTCACTCGTGACCGTATTGCTTGGCATAAAGAACAAGGACACGCTGTTATCTTTATTTCAGGCTCACCAGACTTCCTTGTATCCTCAATGGCAGACGCTTTGGGTGCGGATATGGCTTATGGTTCACAATATCATATTGAAAACAAGAAATTCACTGGTCAAGTAACACCCCTATGGGACGCTGCATCAAAATCCAAGTTAATCGCTAGTCTTCAAAAGCATTATGACATTGATTTATCGCAGTCATATGCTTATGGTGATACAACGGGTGATATGAAAATGCTTAAGTCTGTTGGGAATCCAACAGCTATTAATCCAAATAATCGACTCATGGACATGTTGGTTGAAGAACAACTAGCATGTGACATTGTAGTTGAACGCAAAAACTTAATTTGGTCATTTACAACAGATGAAGTCATCTCAGGTAAAGTGACCTATAAATTGGGAGATAAATGAAAAAAGTTATCACATTCACAACACTTGTAATCTTGAGTTGTTTTCTTATTGCAAGTAACCATTCAAAGATTATGCAAACGTTTGCGCAAAAAGACACAACCACTTATGCTGAAGATGTCTACTTAGCTCGCCTAAATATGTCATATGTTAAAGACAAAGACACACTTAAGCGAATTTTAATAAAAGATTATCGTCAGGGATATAGATATTCCCAAGATGTTGTCTTTTATGATGAAGCTGAAGATTTAGATTTAATTAGTCTATCCGGCGGCTGGCCAGTTTCTGTTGACGACTTAAAAGAAAAGGATAATTCTCAACATGACCTTGAAATCGCTCGAAAGTTATATCAAAGAAAATAATATTCAACCGAATTCCATTTTCACACCAAAAGAACCTGTATATGCCTATAAACGAGTCTTAGGTGACGATTGGCATTCGTATCCTGACCCAAATGTCAAATTCTCAGAACAAGATGAATGGGTATTAGAAACACCAGACCCTTTTGATGGTTACTGGTTTGGTTTAGAGAAGACGAAAATCAATCGTCAAGACCCTGAACAAGCTAATGAACATTTGTTGAAAATTCAAATTTTGGGACAAACTCGTCTTGATGGCACCGGTTATCGTTGTCAAACAAAACATTTCAAAATCTTAAATGAAGAAAACTGAGGTGATTCTATGTTTTACGGTAAACAAGCCTTACGCAAGGCCCTAAATCCAGAAATTCCAGTTGGAACAAAAATTCTCCACCAGAAATCCGGCGGAGAATACACTATCATCGGATATGCGTTTGACACCCGTCATGACGACCTAGTTGCGCTGTATCGTCCAAAAGGTGACAACACCATAACCTTTAGTCGACCTTACAGTCAACTGATTGATGGTCGTTTCATCATTTATGGCAAGAAATAACCATACCTGTTCCAAGCGGATGAAGAATTCGACCAAGAGTAGACAACTTTCGACCAATCGTAATTGGCCCAATAATTTGCGTTTGCTTCAGCATCACTTTTCGCATCAGCCATGGCTAATGTTGGAAGTAAAGATGCTGAAACAAGACCCACCAGTAGTAATCGTTTCATAAATCACCTCATTTAAATTATACTACCTTTATTATACCATATAAAAGGGGAAATGTCAACCATGTTTGAAGACATTATGAAAAAAAGTTTAGAACATTACGGTCAATTTGTTTTTGGTAAATGGAACTCACCAAAAGACGCTATTTATATTGGATGAGTCAGTTTGTTTGGAAATCCATTTCCAATGACAGATGAAAGTCAACGTCTTGAAGTTTGTGAAAAATATCTTCATTATGTTCTTGACCGTATCCAAAAGGATATTAATTTCAGAATTGCAGTCATTCACTTATATGAGCACAATCTTGAATGCTTTTGTTCCAATGGCACTTGTTCTTTAGAAACAAAGGCCCGCTATTGTCATGGTCATTTATTGGCAGCAGTATCTGATGCCTTGAATCAAAATATTCATGATGACAACATCTTAGAGTTTCTAAAAGCTTGACACAACAAACTTTTTCGTGATATAATAGAAGTGACAAGGTGATGAATAACCATGTATTCATCACCTCATTTAAATGTTTAAAATAAAAGGAAAATTATGGCATCAATAGAAGAACAAATCGAAGGACATTACAAAGGTTTACTACAAGCCTTGGGAGTCCGTTATTATGGAAAAACTGAACACATTAACAGTAAAATCAGCACCGCTTTGACCAACAGTCTATCAAAAAGTGGTGGTTCTGGTAAGAATTATCCAGACATTAAATTATTACTTGAGAATACAACCAGACGCGATATTCCTGTTATGATTGAAGTAAAAGGAACACGTGGCAAACTTGAGAAGTTAGATAAAAACGGAGAAATCGTAGGCGTCACTCAATGGGCTAGTGATGGTAAATTAGGAAAAGACGGACAACCAACACACTTGAAAGGTGACCCTAATTACAACGTTGTGAAAAGTTTTGCAATTAATGGAGCCATGCATTATGGTCAGGCCATTTTAGACGGTGGTTATGACGAAGTTATTATTGTCGGCGTCAATGGTTGTGAGCTAGATGACGGACAGGTGGTTAATCCTGAATGTAAAGCTTATTATGTATCCAAAAAGAACAACCGTATTCCAAAACTAATTTCTGAAATTACAGCTGACGACTGGAGTCTGTTTGCTCATGTTGACGCCTTATTTGAGCGCCTAGACCAGTTGAATTTGACAGAGGCTGAAATTGAAGCCTTAACCAATAAAACAGAAGCTGAACTTGAAGAGAAAATCAAACGGATTCATCAAAGCTTATATGATGATGTACAATTAAAGACTGCACTCACCACCAATGAAAAACTGTATCTTTTCTGTGGACTCATTATGGCAGGATTACAAACAGCTGGGGTTCGTACATTAGACGTAAATGATTTACATTCAAATGACAGTGAGCACAATAATGACGGTACCATTATTATCAGTAATATTGAAAGCTTTTTACATGCCAAAAATGCTGGTAGTGACAAAGTCAAAATGATTTCAGGCCTCTTACAAGGTGTATTCTCCAAAGCTGTTTTATGGAAACCTAAAAATGGTGAAAGTTTACTAAAAGTGCTTTTCCATCAAGTAAAAACGGACATTGTTCCATTGCTTGAAAGTAATTTACATTTAGACTTTACTGGACGTATTTTAAATTCCTTGAACGACTGGGTATCCATTGACAATGATGCAGCAAACGACGTGGTCTTAACCCCTCGTTATGTGACACAATTTATGGCAAAATGTGCACGAACCAATAAGGACTCCTTTGTTTGGGACAAGGCTATGGGTTCAGCCGGCTTCTTAGTATCAGCCATGGATATCATGATTAAGGACGCCCGTGAAACCATCACAAATCCTGAAGCATTAGCAGCCAAAATTAAACATATCAAAGAAAACCAGCTGTTAGGTATTGAAATCTTAGGGAACATTTATATTTTAGCAGTGTTGAATATGATTTTAATGGGTGACGGTTCATCATCTGTTCTTCAAGGTGACTCGCATGAATATGTATTATCACAAGATTTCCCTGCAAATGTCTTTTTATTAAATCCGCCTTATAGTGCACCCGGAAAAGGGTTCAACTTTGTAGAAGAAGCCTTTAATCAGATGACCAATGGTTATGGTGCTATCATCATTCAAGACAGTGCCGGAAATGGTCAAGGTACTCCTTATACTGAACGTATTTTGAAGAACAACACATTAGAGGCGTCCATTAAAATGCCAGCGGGCTTATTTGGTAACAAGGCCAGTGTATCTGTTTGTATCTTTATCTTTAAGGTTGGTCGTCCTCACGAAGAGGATGATTTAGTAACCTTTATTGATATGAGTGAAGACGGCTACAGTCGCCTCAATCGTAAGAAATCAACACAGGAAACAAACCTCCGTGATACAGATGACGCTGTAGGACATTATGAAGAAGCCTTAGCTCATGTACTTGGCAAAAAACCACGTACGACTTACTATACTGAAAGTAATGGAAAAGTTATTAAAGACACCATTTCCTTGAATGGTGATGATTGGCTCTTTGTCCAACATCAAACATTGGACACAATTCCAACAGAAGATGATTTCAAAGCTGTCGTTGGAGACTATTTGAGCTGGAAAATTGGGAGTTTGATGAATGGTAATGTATAAAGAATTCAAGATTGATGATTTGTTTGACGTTGCACAAGGTCGACGTTTGAAAAAATCAGATTTTCAAGACGGTGATATACCTTTCGTCATGGCAAGTTCTAAAAACAATGGTGTAGTTGCTTATTTGTCTAACCCTGTCACAACGAACACAAACTTTATTACTGCCGATATTTTAGGTAATGTGTTTTATCAAGACGGTTTAGTTGGATATGGTGATGATAATTGCGGATTAAAACTTAAAAACGGTCATGAATCAGAAGCGGTGTATTTATATTTGACAACAGTCATTTCCAAGTTCAAACCAATGGCCTCATATGGGAATAAATTACGTGGTAAATGGTATGTAGAACAACTCATCCAACTACCAGTCAAACCGGGAACTGATGAAATCAACTACTCAGAAGACGACATCAACTGGGATTATATGGAACAATTCATCAAAGAAATTGAATGTTCCCAAATATCCAAATTAGATGTTTATTTACAAGAAACAGGTTTAAACGACACAAGACTGACAGCGGAAGAGCAACAAATCCTCAGCGCCAAGCCAACATTTGGCGAATTCAAGGTCGAGGACTTGTTTGATAAATTAGACTTGAAGCGAATAAAACCTACATTTGATAAAAAGTCTGATTTGTCAAAAGTACAAACTGAAGAGTTTGATTTACCACTCGTAAATGCGAAAGCCGGAAACAACGGGATTATGTATTATGGACGTTCTGGTGATTGGGAATCAGAAACGATGACAATTGATATCGTTAATGATGGTGCAGTGTCAGCGGGTATGGTGTACGCTCAACCTCAAGCAACAGGTACCTTATATAATGCTTATCAAATCAAATTGAAGGCAGAAGTATTATCTGAAGTGACTGTACCACATTTGTTGTTTTTAGCTACAACAATACAAAAATCTATTCAGAATAAATATAATTACAGCAATAAAGCTGTTTGGTCGAAGGTGAGTTCTGAACTCATCAAACTCCCCTTAAAACCCGACACTGACACCAACGCTTCCACCGACATTGACTGGGACTACATGGAAGCCTATATTCGTGCTATAGAAAAAAAGGTTATCGCCGACACTGTAACCTATAAAGACACATTCATTGCAAAAGCAAAAGAAATCGTTAACTAAAAATCACTTGACAAATGCACAATAGCATGATATAATAGAAGTAGCAAACACATGAAAGGACATGTATCATGTCACGAATACAAATCAAAGAAAAAGCCAAGGCGCTAATTTTCATGAACAACCTTTGGTTGGCTATTGGACTACCAATATTTCTCCTTACTGGTCTCAGTACCCTGTTAAATACTAATGACAATGCACCACGCTTTATCATTTCGCTAACAGGAATTCTGACGGCTCTTTGGGAACTTGGTATAGCAGCTTATCTATCAGCCGTTATCCACGGGCAAGAACCCGTTGCAAACGGTTTTGTTGACCAATTAAAAGTGATTTTCAATCATATCAAATGGGAAACCGTTCAAACTTATATTTGGACATTAGTGTTCCTCTTCTTATGGACATTAATTCCTGTCACAGCAATGTTCCTTTGTTTGTTAAATCCATTACCCTCACATCCAGTATCAGTAGGTTGGATATTCATCTGCATCAGTCTAATGATTGCTGGCTTCGTCATTGTAGTTGTAAAAGGATATTCATACTTCTTAGCTATTTATTTGACAGTTACTGGAATAGCCTATGGTAAAGAAGCTGTCACCATGAGTAAAAAACTAATGCAGGGACATAAAGGCGATTTATTTGTCTTGAACCTAAGTTTCATCTTATGGATACTCTTATCTGCTGTAACCTTTGGTTTAGCCACGGTCTTTGTAACCCCATATATTTTAACGTCAGAGGCGATTTATGCCGTTGCTGTATTAGACAAACGCAAGAATTAACCTTGCGTTTTTATTTTACTAAGGAGAACTATGAACGACTTATATTATGAATTATTTTATTTTTGTGCCAAATTCTATGGTCATACAAATAAAAACATCCCAATCATCTTTATTGTATCTGTAGGAGTCATGGCAATTCTCATATTGTCTATTATAAAGAAAATGTCCCATGATAGCCCAACCATTGAGGCAGTAAGAGACCTATTTGTGGTTGGCCTTGTAATCATTTGTGTTAGTCTCATATTCTTATCTTTCACTAATGAACATCCAAACGACATAAAGGTAAAGACAAATACCGGTAACTATCGAGAAATAAATGCCCAAAAATATCATCTTGATGAAACTGTTTATGATAAATTAACAACCTTAACCAGTGAAGAAGTAATCAATTACCGATTGACCTATGTCGATAACGATGAAGAATTGTTTAAGTCAGAGCTTTATGTCTATAAAAAAACTGAAAAATATGAAAAAGCACCAGATTTATCAAAATATCCTAAAAAGTACCATAAAAAGACCTTAATCAAAGTCTTTATACGCCCCGTCAAAGTCACAACTGATTGGCGTGGTATTAAAGAGTATTATGACTTATATGAGGTGCAAGAAGTTTATAAAATTGAACCAGATGTGAATAAGTATGAAGACGACCAAGTCTTCAAAAGATAATGGAGAATTATGAACCCTATCGAAATCCTATACCCCCTATTTAAATTACAAAATTCAACAGATACACGCTTGTATCTTGTTATCATTGTACCACTGTTGTTATTCAATTTGTATGTGCTAAAACGAATGTCAGGTACTGAAAGTGAAATGAAAGCTTTCGTTGGTTTTCTCATCACAATTGTAACAATTGGTGTCAGTATATCTCTTGCATTGAATTTAATTGTACCCGACAATATCAAAACGGATGTCAAAGAAACATCGTATCAAACGGTTTCAACTGATTGGATACACGGAACACCAATATTCAGGGAACATAATCTTGCTCGAGAAATTATCACCGTTGACCGTGTCACTCATGACAATCAAGACATTGATGTCTACAAATATATTGACAAATATGACGTTGACCCAGAAACGTCAAAATATGCGTCAGAATATCATAAAAAGTCTTTAGTGAAACTGCGAGTTATGCCCGTGACAATTACAACACAATGGCACGACATCAAAGAAGTCCACAAAGATATGTACATTATCGAACGAACCTATAAGGTTGAACCAGACCTCAAAAAATTCAAAAAAGATATTAGAAACGAGTATTAAACATGCAAGACCTTCAATCATTTATTTACAACCTGTTTTTCTTTATTGCAAAAATCCAGAATAGCACTAATGCTGAACCAATAGAAATCATTATGTATAGCGTTGGCTTTATCGTTAGCATATCGTTAGCCCTGTATATAATGAACAAAAATGAGCATCTGTATGTTATTGCTTATATCTTCTTAATTATGAGTTGTATTATTGGTTTCTTGGCAATGACACCCAAAACCGGCTACCCCAACAATATCGATGTGACATATGAACCAGGTCAATATCAAGAAGTCAAACCAGAAGACTACAAAGCTGAAAAGACGCAAGACAACAGTCATTTATCAAGTCGAAAAGTCATCACCTATAAAGCTGTTATCAAATATGGCACTGTTGAAAAAGAAGTTTTGGTCAATAAAATTGACAGAACTTATGAAAAAGACTCTAAATTGTCAGAATATTCTGACAAATATCACAAAAAGACTCTTGTAAAAGTTCGTATCAGACCTGTCAAAGTGACAACATCATGGCATGGAATCAAAGAACATTATGACCTTTATCAAGTAGAAGAGCTCTATAAAGTAGAACCAGACATCAAGAAATACAATGATGAAAAGTCATTGAACAAACTCCTTGGAGATAAATAATGCTACAAAACTTCAACTCATTTCTTTACAATTTGGTTTCATTTTTAGCGAAAGACAGTACCGATGTGTTTCCATTACATATTGGTATCCTCTTTTTTGGACTCTTACTCTTTTTCATTATATCAACGGTATGCGCAAAATACATTTCAGAGAAAAACTTAGGTACCAAAGAGAAAATAAATTCAGTAATAGATATTCTCGCCTTTGTATTCTTTTGTTATACATTGATATTACCAGCGTTACGCGCATATCCTACAAACATTGACGTCCAATATGAGCCGGGACAATATCAAGAACTAAAACCTGAAGAATACAAGTTTGAAACTTATTATGACGGCAGTCGTTTATCAAGTCGTAAAGTCATCAACTATCGAATGACTGTTACAATTGGACATGCTAAAAAAGATGTCTTAGTCAATGACATCAAAACCAAATATGAAAAAGACCCTAAATTGTCAGAATATTCTGACAAATATCATAAAAAGACCTTGACAAAGGTTCGTATTCGACCTGTCAAAGTCACAACCACATGGCATGGTATTAAAGAACATTATGATTTGTATCAAGTTGAAGAAACTTATAAAGTGGAACCTGACCTTGAAAAATACCAAAATGAAAAAACCTTAAACAAAGTTTTAGATAAATGACCTGAATATTTTTCAGGTCTCCCAACTTGTATACACAAGTTGGGATATGGGAGAATTCCCAAACCCTTATTTATTTCTGAAATATCAATATTCGTTGTTACAGTAAGGAGACAATATGCATCCACTAGATGAGATTCAACGCCAGAACTACAAAAACTGTCCAGTAAAACCATTTTACAAGCTTGGTGACAAAGTTAGAGTTCTACCACTAAATCCTGAATCTGAAAAATACGCAGACCAGAAATATGGACAAAACACAATTGGAACTATCATTGCTGTCGATGATAAAGCCCACACATATCTCACCTACACCGATGATTTTTATAAAAGTGTTCGTTATAAAATCAAGACCAAATCTAACGTAACATACGTATTTGAATCCATGATTGCTCCTGTTGATGTGACACCACTAAATGAGGTATATGACCTTGTTGATGATGTCAAAATATATCGTCCAATTGGACAATATCAAGGTCAAAATCTGTATTGCGTCTATGAAAACGAATTTCTGACAACGAAATCGTTTGATTAACTGTTGTAATATAGTCTGAAACATTAAAAAGACGAAAAGCTGTTTCTGGTTGAAGAAAATGGTGTCAAACATATGGTTTCGACACCTAAATAACAAACAAAGAACCCAATACGGGTTCTTTTATTTTAAAGGAGAACTATGGGTTATTTTTACAAAATTGGTGATAAGGTTCGTATTTTACCAATCAATGAAGCAATGAACAATTATGTCTTTGACGCTTACCAAACAGGTGACCTTGCTGAAATAATTGACTATGACGAGTCTGGTGATTTTGTCAGTGATGAGGATGATTTTTTCAAAAGTCCGCAATACATGATAAAAGTTTTTAACGATGACGAGGTTGTTGCTTGGGTGTTTGAATCCATGCTTGCTCCAGCTGAATCTGAGCCATTTGAGCAAGGTTCTTATGTTTACGATGAAAATGGATTCGTAGATGTTTATAGACCTATTGGAATTTTGAATGGTCAAAAGCTCTACAGTATTAGAATTTTTGATAACTTAATCACCAAAGTCTGTCATGAAATGGACTACTAACATAAAGGAGTACTATGGAACCATGTTATAAAATAGGTCAAAAAGTCAAAGTAATTCCTTATTATTCTGAACAACATAAAAACATCCCAAATAACACATATGATGTTAGTGATACTGGAGTCATTGAAGTTGTTGATGAACATGCATCATCAAAATGGGACTATTACGTTTATGGCATCCGCTTTGACCGTACTGAACGTGTCAATTATGCCTTAGAATCTATGATAATCCCTGAAGATTTTGATTATACAACTAACAACTTCACAACAAACCCTGATGTAAAACGAGTCATTGGTAAAAGTTCCACAACTCTTCTTTGTGTAACAGAAGAAAATGAAAGAGACTATGTCTTTGAGCTTCAATTCATTAATTATTAGTCAGTCATCTACATGACTGACCCATGGGACAAATCCCAAACCCTATTTAGTTTTTGAATAGAAACGGTTCTACCTCAAGAATATTAGGTTTTTATCACAGACTTATTAACATAAGTCTGTGAATGGGGACAAGTCCCCAAACCCCTAAGACTTTTTGAATAAGGAGAAATAAAATGTTTAAATCAATTCAACATTTATCAGAATTTAATAACATTGTATCCAATTTTGATTATCTTGACGATGACTTCGCAAATCAACATGCTGAAGGTTCGCTTCATAATCATAAATTCACCATCGACTTGGTTGACGGCTATCTCCAAATCACCACAGCCTATGATTTTGACCTTGTCTCGATGAAAAAACTATTAAAAAATTTAGAAAAACTGCAAACCCTACTGACCTTAAAATCACCAGAGGTGTTAGCAGAGCAGGTATAAACTATGAGCTATATCAATAAAAACGAGCTGGTCAATGCTCTTGAACGTATTGATATCCCAAGTCCAGAAGCTATCGCAATCGCTGAAGATGCTTTTTCTCATGAAGATAAATTGGGAATTGCCATGTTGTGGGGTATCCGCAAATTTGGTGCAAACGCCTCTACATCTGTTACAGAATTCCGTAGCTGTTCTAAAATCAACAATTTGGACTATTTTAAAACAGCTGCTAGGCTTGCCAAGAATTAAGCCTTCCAACTTCTACAGCAGTCATCTACATGACTGCCTCACATGGGGCTTTGCCCCATGCCCCACTTTGTTTTTGAACAATAAAAAAGGAGCATTTACATGTTTGTAAACAAAAAAAGTATTCACAATCCCGACAGTCGTCGGGAGCAAAACTTGAGCGTTTGGTTGCGTGACAAAAATGTCGTTTTAGACACGGTCAAAGAAGAACAACAACTTGACGGCGAAATGAATTTCAACTTTGAAAACTTCCGTGATGATGTTCATGAAGGACTTATCTACATGAATGTTGTAGAACCAGAACGTCCACATATCACACTGGTTTACAAGTTACCAGCAGCATTGCGCACACTGGAAAAAAATGACCGCAAAACAGAAAATGTGCCAACACCTGACACCTATGTCATTTGCCAACTACGCCTCAACAAAAATGGACGTGAATATTACTATAGTCATGTTGACATTCACCTTGCTGGTGAACATGCTAAGTGGTTCCCATACACTAACTTGTATGATGTTAAACGTCGGGAACACCCTGTTTCCTTTATCCAAAAATCTGTCAGCATGTGTACAGGTCATTTCTTTGACTCTTATTTTGACAATGCTTATGACAAATCCAGCATCATGTCTGTAGTGAACCACATCTTACCATCATTTGAACTCTTGATTACTCAAAGTGGTAACAATGATTTGTATTTAACACAAGATGAAGACGATGACACTGGTGCAAGAGACCATGGCTCACATGAAAGCTATTGGGAGTATTTGAAAAACGAATACGAAAGTGGTAAGTCTATTGAAGACATCTACAACAACTTATAAGGGGGTACCTAATTCATGTATGTAATTGAAAAACCAAAGAAATATGCCGTACTTGTCTTAGGTGCTGGCGGTACAGGTTCTTGGCTTTGTGCCTTTTTGGACAAACAAGGCTTGTACAATGACGTAGTCATCTTTGACGGTGACGTCATTGAAGAAAAAAATGTCTTGCGTCAAAACTTCAAGTTGAACGATGTGGGACGTCTTAAGTCTCAAGTTGTAGCCAATGCTAACTCAATGAGTTATGTACAAGGCTTCATCTCATCTACAGATATTCTCCATGAAGTCATTGAAGAATTCCCAGAAGATGTTGTTCCAATGCTTGTGGGCTGTTTGGATAACAATGCATCCCGTAAATTGGCGCATGACTTTATGAATGAAGTCGAAAACTGTGTCTGGATTGACGGTGGTAATGCTGAACGTCATGGACAAGTTTATATTGCTATCAAAGAAAATGGTCAACTGGTTGAAGGCTATGAGTCACCACTGGATTTGGATGTTCACTTCCAAAACTTTGAAGGTGACGAACGTCGTCCTGACCAAATCTCCTGTGCTGAACAATCAGAGTCTGCTCCACAAAACGTTACAGCCAATGTAACATCTGCAACAGCTCTGTTCAACACCATTGCTATTTTCTTGCATGGGGGCTTGCTCCTTAGCAACTTGATTGTGTGGGATACACGGACTTTATCCATGACCCCACAAACTGCTTAAGATGTAAAAAAGAAAAAGAGGTAAAAATATGTCAAACTACACAAACGTAACTCGTATCTCAATCGCTGGACGTCCAACATTTGAAGTCCCTACTGGATTCACTGTTGAACGTGTTCTGGAAACAATGTCTATCAATGTAGCTGACTATGAAACAGAAGTCGTTGGCTCTACATTGACCCTGTCATTGCCAACTGGTTCTAAGGGTTAATGACCTGCGGCCGCCGGCCCGCGCGCGCGCGCGGCGCGGCGGCCGGCGCCCCCCCCCTTTTTGAACAATAATCTGTTTATGACTGTTCACTACGACTGCACAATGACTGTCACTACGACTGTTCGCTAAGGCTGTTGATAAGACTGTTTGATGACTGTTCGAATCGACTGTTGCCATCACTGCTTCGATAAGACTGTTCGATGACGCTTTGTCACGACTGTTCGCTACGACTGTTGAACCAACTGTTCGATGACTGTTCTGTACACAGTTCTACAACAGTTTCGATACGACTGTTCTGTACGACTATTCATTGACTGTTCTGTACGACTGTTCATAAAAGATTGTTTTGCACCCGTCTACACGGGTGCTCTATGGGACTTTGTCCCATGCCCTAAATAATTTTTGAATAAAAAACATAAGAAATCTGCTGCTTCATCGCCGGGTTTCTTATGCATCGGCGTCCCTTTAGCGTCGTTAGGTCAGAATATGGCTAAATGGTTGCGAAACCTGTGGATTACCGTGACAAAGTAATTTATAAAAGGACTAGCTAGTCGTAAAAACATTTTATAGAAAACATGAGGTAAACACATGTCATACACAAACGTAACTCGCATCTCTATCGCTGGACGCCCAACATTTGAAGTTCCTGCTGGATTCACAGTTGAACGTGTTCTGGAAACAATGTCTATCAACGTAGCAGACTACGACACTGAAGTAGTTGGTTCTACCTTGACTCTGTCATTGCCAACTGGTTCTAAGGGCGCTTTGGACGAAGTCCGTATCCTTGAAAGTGGTCGTTTGGTACCATTTGGTAACTCAACGTTTCCAACTGACGCTGACATTGATCTGATTGCTGAAATGGACGAATTCAAAGATGACAACTTGCTGTTGACATTGAATGACCCTGAAAAGCTTGTAGCGTATGCTGCAGCAATCGCTGCATCTGCAGGTACACGTGAAGCTGCTCACAAGGCGAAGCGTGACGAAGCTCGTGCTGCTGAATTGGCTAAGGCTGATGAAGCTCTTGCATACTTGACCAAGGTTGCTACTGGTGAAGGTGACTTCGCTGACGAAGTGTTCCTGAACACTTTGGTGAAGCTTCAAGGCGTGTTTGAACTGGCTGATTACGTCGAAAGCGTACAAGTCATGGATATTAAGGCTGCACAAGCTAAGGCTGAAGACGAAGCATTGCGTGCGCAAGTACGTGGCTAATCGTCACTACTCTGAGCCCCTAATGGGGCTTCTTTTTTGGTCTGTTAGTCAAGTGGTTAAGACACAGCCCTTTCAAGGCTGTATCACGGGTTCGATTCCCGTACAGACTATGGTGAAACCATACGTTTCACCAGAAATAGACTATTTCACATAGTACAAGCTATGGTAGTTCGATAGTGTAATCTGGTTTGCACACATGCTCAAAGTATGAAGCGTAGGTTCAAATCCTGCTCGGACTATAGTGAGTTATCTCACAATTACTTTTTTTTTGGGGATAACCCCAAGCAAAATCTGAAAGGACAATTTACATGACATTTTATGGAAGTAACAACAATTTCGCTGGCACATCAACAGTTACAGGTGTAACCAAACGTGCGCAAACCAAAGAAATGGATAAAGCATTCGATTTCTCTGATTTCACAAAGAAGAAATTTGAAATGTCTCCAACTTTGGAAGCAACTGAAACCAACCGTATCACTGACGAAACCATTCGTACAGGTCTTTTGAAAACTCTCATTATGGCTGGTAACGGTGTCTTTGAATACAGCATCTCAAACTTTGGCTATGCTGTTCAAAAATCACATGGTATTGGCGATTTCAACGGTTTGGGCCCAAGCTACCCATCACTTGCTGACGGTATCTTTGTGACTCACAACAACTATGAAAAACTTCCACGTAAAGCGATTGAAACGGTACTTGAATGGTACCGTCGAGTACAAGCTAAAAACGGTGAAGAAGCTCAAGTTAACTTCTACTACAATGAACATGGACGTACTCATGTTCAAGATGAAAATGGTAATGACGTAGAACTTGCTTCTATCACAGGTGTTAAGTTCTGGTCTGATAAGCTGTTTTCATACACACCAAAACAGTGGAACTGTAGCACTTTGACTGAAGTTGCAGATGACCACTACTATGAAGAATTCAATCGTGTGTTCGGTATGTATATCGAAACTCACAGTCACAACTCCATGGACGCTTTTGCATCTGGCACTGACATTGCAAACTCTGCTAATGACGGTTTCCAATTGGTATTTGGTCACTTTGGTACTGACAAGGTTGAAATGTATTCTTGGGCGACTGCTTCGCAAGTCGTCAAAGAAGGGCTTTCAACAACTGACCTTGACTTTATCCTTGAAAAGAACCCAGAAGCAACATGGCGTGAAGCTAATTTCAAATACGATATTCCTGTATCATCTTTTGATTATGATGAATCCGTATTTGAAGTTTGGGATAACCAAGTAGAAATTCGTCCAGTTCGCACAACTGTTACAAGTTATGCAGGCTATGCTGGCTACGCAGAATACGATGACTACGGTTATGGTTACGGAGCTGCTAAGTGGAAGAAATCTTCATGGGCTGCTAAACCTCGTTATGTTGCACCAACTGAAGCTGAAACTATTGAAAACATCTTTGGTGAGTTCGATTTCTCAGAAGACGGTGTTATCACTGTAACCGTTGATTCACTTTGGGACGTTTTGCGTGACGCTTATAGCCTTGGCTATCAAGAGCGTAAAACAAACCCAGTGTACGGTAGTCGAACTCAAAACATTCAAACCCTGTTTGAAAATCGTGTTCGCACCCATGCGCAAAAGTTTGAAGAACTGATTCGTGACGCACAAAGTCAAATTGACGCTGAATAAGCCAGTCATTACATGACTGGCCAAGTGGGGGGGCAGCGGGGGCCCCCAACCCCCCCGGGGTTTTTTAAATTCTAAAATGAAAAAAGGAGAAAACATGAATAAAATCGAACGGTTTCGATTCACCCTCATTGGTGAAGATTTAAAACAAGCCTTGATTCGTTTCCAAAATGGCGAAAATGTTGATAACATTCAATTGAGTCAGGCTAATACAGCATCTGAACCTCAAGAACCAGCGCAAGAACCGACAGCTCATGATGAGTGGGTTGTAAAACGTGACGCATATTTGGAAGCCTTTGGTTTGAGCCTTGACACAATGACAGATGACCAACGTGCTGTAATGGACGCAACATTAGGTGCTGAACCGGAGGTGACTGCATAATGAACATTTTAAATAGTAGTGTTTACAACCCCTTGCTTGTTGATACAATTCCGGCATGGTTATCTGAAGACTCAACTGGTGCTACACCATACATTGTTGGTAATGGTATTGTGCCTATGGGAACTGCAGAATTCTATCAAATCATCTTGCGTAAAAATGTGGGACTCTTTATTGGCTATCGTATGTCTGATGAAGGTCATCAATTGACGCATGGTGAATTGTATGAAAACCTGCTGAAGATGCGTGACTTGCCACATGCTACACATCCATACAGCGGACGTCCATTTGGACTCGGTGTTGAATTGGTTGAAGTCTACAACCTCTTGTTAAGTGACACAACCTTTACAACCGCTCAACATGGTGAAGTGGTAACTGTTGATGATACGGATTATCAAGTTCTTGATATGGGTCAATTGACAAATCGCACGATTCCACAAGAAACAAACACCGCACCTCTTGAATCAGCACTTCATTTGTTTCAAGATATGGTGAAAAACGTTGATTTGGTGCAAATGTATACATCATTGCCAACTATTTTCAAACAAGAAAATTCAAAACATACACCTTTGGAAAAATATCGGGTGTTCAATGTCAACGAATTCATCTTGCCTGCATTGACATACCGGGGGTAACAAATGACAGAAAAAGAAATTTTAATCGCTGTTGGCTCTAGTGTCCTCAGCGACCACGTTGATATGTCAACGCTTTTGCAAACGTTTACTCGTGAAGAACGTCAAATTGTTCAAAACATTTTGGAAGAATTCGGTTTGTATGACATCTTGCAAACACGTGTTGACAATTATGCACCTACAACAACTGTAAAAGAATTGCTTCCATATTCTGACACGGTCAAACTGACACTTCCTGTAGCAAGTGGTTTTGACGAACTAGAAAAAGAAGAAGCTAAAATGCTTATGACAGCTCAGCTTGAACAAGTCAAACTCTTTTTGGCTGGTAAATTAAGTGCAAACCCAAGCACTCGCCAAGAAGCACGTAAGTTTATTGAAGAAAACTACGTGACTGAATTTGTTGAAAAGTATCCGGGTGTTAAAGTAAACTTTGGTTTCAATGGAAAATGGACATTCACCATTGACGTATCCAATGTAGAACCGCTACTCGCTGCTACAATTGTACCAGTGAATAGTCATCTTTATAAAATCGCAGTGAAAGGGGCGTAAATGACTCCAGAAGAATTGTTTGAACAGCTGAATGGCAAAGAGCATGCCCCACGTGTCACGCAATCATGTGTGACACACAAACTCACACGTCAAGGGCTAAAAAATCTCTTTGACCAAAATCCAATTTTGATTCAAAATGACGACGGTACCTATGGTATCCGTACTTATCAAGATGGTGTCACTCACATGTATCAGTACCGTGTGGGCAACAATGACCCGCAAATCAATGTAACTGGTTTCTGGCAAGAATACTTGCAAACTGGTGACATTGCATCTATTGATACTGGTAACAACACTCAATTGCATAATCTGCCTCTGCCAATTTACAATGTTGACTTTTTTGACAGCATGCTTGTACCATGTGTACAACTGAAAAATGGCAAACGTGGACTGTTAACAGTTGACGGCATTGTCGAAGGTATTGAAATGCCACTTGGTTAATGCAAACGTTTGCATTAACCATATTTTAATTAGAACGAAAACCAAGTTCTATTACAAAAAGTAAAACATATACTGTTTTAACCGCAGCAACCATGTTTTTGTAATATCTGGTAAATATTGTCAGTTCATATCCAACGTTTTCTCTTGACTATCAACTCTTTTCATGATATAATAGTATGAAAGGAAATGTTATGCCGTATAGAGCTCTTACGTATATTGTTAAACCATCACATCAATGGTATAATGAAATTGATTTACTATCATATCTCAGTAAAAACCTTTACAACTCGACATTGTATTACGAACGTCAAGCTTATTTTAATACCAAACGTTTTCGTTTCTACAATGATTTAAACCGTGAATTTACTCATTCAAATCAAGTGGATTATAGAGCTTTGCCAGCTAAGGTGTCTCAACAAACACAAAGAGCTGTTGAACAAGCTATTAAATCATATCTAAAATCGAAAAAGAATCCTGAACGATATAAACAAGCGAGATTACCTCATTATTTACATAAAACAAAAGGTCGTTTTCCAGTGTTTTATCAAAAAGACGCTTTGTCCTTTGTCAAACAAGGATTTATCAAGTTGTCAAAAACATCCATAGAAGTTCCTTGTAAACTGGATAAATCAGTTGTTCAACAGGTTCGACTGGTACCGTGTACAGGTTATTATAAAATTGAGATAGTATACAAAAAGAAAATCAACCCAAGAAAACGCTTGATAAAACCTCAACGATTTGCCAGTATTGATTTAGGTATCAATAATTTAGCAACGGTTACCTCAAATGTTTTCTCACCAATTATCATTAATGGGAGACCATTAAAAAGTATCAATCAATACAGTAATAAACAAATTGCGAAAGCACAAGCTTTATTACCAAAAGATGTGTATACATCAAAACGTATAGCGTTTTTATACGGTAAACGGTATCTAAAAATTCTGGATTATTTACATAAAGCGGGTAAACAGTTAGTGAATTACTTAGTTTCTCAGACCATTGACTTGCTGATTATTGGCAAGAATCAAGGCTGGAAACAAAACACAAAATTATCTAAAGTGAATAATCAGAAATTTGTACAGATTCCATATAACCGTTTTACACAAATTTTAGAATATTTATGTAAAGAACAAGGCATTGAAGTCGTTTATCAAGAAGAGTCTTACACGAGTAAAGCCAGCTTTTTAGATAATGATGAGATACCTGTTTATGGTGAACTTGAAGAGACACCATTGTTTTCAGGTAAACGCATTTATCGTGGTTTATATCAAGCAGCTGATGGACGTATGATAAACGCAGATGTCAATGGTTCATATAATATTATGAAAAAATATTTAGAAACAAATGCAGCATGGGACGACCAGAAATGGTCTGACTGTGTAGAGGTGTGCAGTACGCCATGTGTTATAGAAGTATCGTACTAATATACACAAAACTATTTAAACTATGAGTTCACAAATATCACACTTTAAATAGAACTGTGAACGAACAATGACCTTATTTGGGAAAACTATGGGTGTATCTATTAGAGCTTTAATATCAGACGACATATCCTTTAAATCTGTTCAACCAAAAGTCTATACAGGTAACGTAGTTTATATTGGTGATGGAACTATAGAACTAATGGTAATGTCTGTAATAAAATATAAAGCTGGTTTTCATAATCCTTATCGTTTAGAAAACGACCACGGTAAAATTATTACAGCTACGCCTTATGAAGTTAAACCCATTGATTTTTAAATAAATTCACTATATTAATATAGTGAACAAGGAGAAAACTATGTCAATTTATGTACTTTTAGACGGTCAACCAGTATCAGCTTATACCACAGAAGATACATGGGTTGAGTTTGAAGACGACATTTATTTTGTTTATTATATTGATGCTGATGATAATAAAATCATATTAGATTACAAATCAGGTGACGATGACCGTGCGATTCCAATTTCCACAGAAATTTCTTTTAAATCTGTTGAACCAAAACTCTATAAAGACTATGTTATTTATATAGGCGAAGATGTCACTGAACCAACGGTTATGCGAATAGTTGAATATTCAAAAACTGATAAATATTCATATAAACTAGAAGCTAAAAATGGTGAAGAGTTTTGGGCAACGCCTTATGAACTAGAATCAATTGATTTTTAATTAGAGGTAATATGGAAACTATTTTATTGGATAACATCCCGACTGACATATATGATGTTGAAGATAAATGGGTAATGTACAAAGGCGAACCTTATTTTGTCTTTTTTATCGATAATGATACAAACAAAATTACCATTATTAATAACGACAATACGGAAATTCGAGATATTGTTATGACATCGGACTTAGCTTTTACATCTGTTAAACCTCATGAAATTTTGACAGGACAAGTTTTATATACTGGTCGTGAAGTGGCTGAACCCACACTAATGACGATTACTGAATGTTATAAAAATCAATTCTTTGCATATTGTTTAGAAGATGACCAAGGCCAACAAATCGCAGCAACTCAATTTGATGTTGTTCCCATTAATTTTTAACAGAGGTGACATATGACCAAAGATGAGTGGATAAGATATAAGGGACATCCCTATCAAATTAGAGAATTGACAGAGGCATCTCTTCGAGTTATAGACGCCGTCACAACCGACATCATCACTATATACCGTGATAATTTTACGTATGTTGAACTAATACAAGCGCCTGTTTATCAGGTTAATGATATGGTCTTGTATAAAGGTGAAGTTGCTCGAGTCAACCGACAAAACAGTTCATATGTGTTTTTCAAATATGAAATACGAACTCAACAACGTTACGAACTGGTATCACCATTTCAAATTACAAAAATCGACTATTAAGGAGACTCGTTATGGAATATGGTAATTGGATTATACATAATGGTCATATCTGTCGTCTTCATAATGTTCACTATCAAGTATGGTTTATGATTATCATGATAAAACATTTAAAGTGCTGAGTCCTGACGATGATTTCGAACAAATCACAATGCCTGAATTTCATGTAGGTGACCAAGTTATCTATGAAGGTGAAATCACGAATATCATAGATGTTGAACCTGATATTTTATATCCATATAGAGTTTATCATAAATCGATACCTTTTGATGCTTATGTAGCACCTCATGAGTTAATCAAAATTGATTATTAAGGAGATAATATGACGAAAAGAGAAATCTTTGGGGATATCACAAAAATTTCACAAGGTATTATTATGCATCAAGTCAACTGTCAAAATGTTATGGGTGCTGGAGTTGCAAAAAGTCTTTATCAGATATATCCACGAGTTAAAAAACTCTATCATCAACTTGTTGAAGAATATAATACACCAGCCAAACGGTTTGGTTTGTTACAAGCTGTTGAAATTTCTGATAAGTTGATAATTCTTAACTCCTTTTCTCAATTCGCTTATGGCAATTCCAAACGTACGGGAAAAGTATATACAGATGAAAATGTTTTAATGGAAAATTTGAAACGTTGTGACCTGTTAGCGAAAGAAAAGAATCTGCCAGCCTATGTACCCAATCAAATAGGTTGTGGTTTGGCTGGAGGTAACTGGCAACACATCCGACAATTCATTTTAGATGAAACCGATATCATTATTGTTATAAAGGAGTAATCATGATTTATTTAGATAATCAATAAGTCACAGACGAAATGCTTGTTGGTAAATGGGTGAAATATAATGGACAAATCATTTATGTTGCGGGCTCAGCTATCAATCATGATACAGGACATCTTATTCTTCATATAGCACCTGCTATTAGGCAAAAAATCAGAGATTTTGCATATATTGAATTGTTAAACGACCATTATTTTCAAACAGTAGACGTGCCAAAACACACAGGTGATGTTATTTATAAGGGATATGCCTTTGACTCACAAGTTGTCACTGTTGCAAACGTATTCAATGACACATTTTGCTCATATGACATAAGATATGTTGATAGTTGTGGACATCCTAGTCAAAGACGAGTAACACCGTTTGAAATTGTATCTGTTGATTATTGAGGTAATACCATGATTGAAATTGGAGATACGGTAACCTATATGTCAGTTTTCTCAAAAACAGACAATAGGGCGAGTCATAGACATCACAAGCATATTTGAAAAACCAGCCTATATCGTCAAAGATAAACGATTCAATATGATAGTTCCCGAATCAGAATTGACTAAAGTCAATTACTAAGTTTATGCAAACGTTTGCATAAACACTGAGCCAGCCGTCATATACATGACGGCAGCTTGGGACAAAGTCCCAAACCCTAACATCTTTGTGACAAACTGATTTTAAGGAGATTGTTATGTCTGAATTCCAATATGGTCAATGGTTTCAACGTGGCAACGAGATTGTTTATATTTATGATATTGACAATTTTCAAGAATGTATCTGGTTAGCTCCAGCTGTTCATCCAAAACCATATGATGTTAGTGCGCCAGACTTCGATATTGTGCAATATGAATATTTCAAAGATATGCATGAATATGAGCTAGTGACGCCACCAAGATTTAATGTTGACGATGTTGTCATGTATGTTGGCCCAGATGTCACATGTAGGGAAAAAGATTTACTCAAACATGCGTCTATTGTTCAAATTGTAAATAAATGTGACGAATTCTCTGGCAAGTATTATTTTATCAATACCAATGGGCCAGCCATACCAGTCACGCCCTATGAAATTACAAAAATCAACTATTAATCGATTTTTTATTTTTTACGAGTTATTGAAAAGGAGAATTTAGATGAAAATCCAAGAAAACACATGGGTTTCATATCATGACCAACTTTATTTTGTTGAATATATAAATGAACAAATTTGTAAAATTTTAGACACACAGGGTTATGAAACCATTTTATATCTAAACAGTCTGACAAGCGACGAAATACAAGAAGTTGACGTCCCAGTCTTCAATATCAATGATAAAGTATTATTTGTTGACGACCAACATCCAGAATATTACAAGAAAATTGTAACAATTGAAGCTGTTGTTGACAACGATTTTTGCCCATATGTCATTAATGACCATTGGCATATGACTCCGTTTGACATACTTCCAATCAACTATTAAAGGAGACCTACATGGACATTCAAGAAAAAATGTGGATTTCCTTTAATGGGGAACCTATGTATGTGGCAAATATTAATGACTATGTCATTTTATTATCAACTACAGGTGATGAATTTAAAGTATCATTAAATGAGTCATTTGAACCAGTTGAGGTTCCTGTTTTTCAAAAAGGTCAATCAGTACTCTGTATTGATAAAGACTCAAGCTGTTATCAACAAATCGTAACTATCTTGTCAACCGTCACAGACGCCTTTGTGACCTATCAACTAACACCTGAACAATGGGCGACACCATTTGATATACTTCCAATAGACTATTGAAAAGGAGATTACAAATGAAACTACAAAACGTAAAAGAAGATTCATGGGTTATGTATAATAACAAGCCTTATTTTGTTATCTACATCCCCAACGGTACAAAACGTCGAGTATTACGCAATAATGACGGTAATATGAAAGTATCCGTCAAAGCTAATGTAGAACTTGCCAAAGTGCCAAAATATCAAGTAGGTGATGTGGTCACCTGTATTGATGACCGAGCACCTGAATATGGTCAGCAAATGACCATTACAAAAGCTCAATATTCTGCTTATGCAGCTTATGAACTTGATGGACATAAATGGTCAACTCCATTTAACATCATAAAGGTGAATTATTAAAATGATTCTAAGAGATGTGCCTGAGTGGACATGGGTTTCTTATAGAGGAAATCCATGTTTTCTTAAATATAAAAATGCAAGAGAAGCTTATCTGATAGACTGTAACAAAAAAAACTATATCGCATCTGTTGAAGACTATATTGAACCCATCAAGGTACCAAAGTTTAATAAAGATGACTCAGTTCTTTGTATCAATAAAAAGGCACCATGTCATAATCAAATATTGACCATAACATCTGTTCGTACATTTGGCATGTGTTCCAAATACGCCCCATATAAAATTGGAAATGATTTTTGGGCCACGCCATTTGATATTCAAAAATTGGATTATTGAGGTGAACTATGCAAATAAAAGATGTACCAAACAGAACATGGGTTTCTTATCTAGGTGAACCTCATTTCCTAAAAAGCCTTGATAAGCCTATTATTTTACGGCATAGTAATTTACATATGGATCATGTTGGTTTAGAAACAGAAGTCAAACCTATCAAAACGCCTGTTTTTCATGTTGGCGATAAGGTCTTATGTATTGATGAAACGTCAAAATATTATCAACAAATCGTTACGATAGTTGATATTGATTTAGACATACCATTTTCTCCGTATCAAATAAGTGAAAATAACCTGCATTGGGCAACTCCATTTAGCATTGTGAAAGTGAATTATTAAGATGAAAGTTAGTAAAGCACAAGTACATACATGGGTCGCCTATAAAGGCGAGCCCCATTATATTGTTGGAACCAGACATGGTAAAATAGAATTGTTACATAGTGATATGTCAACCGAATTTGTATCTGAGGACGAAGAGGTTGAACTCATTGAAGTCCCTGTGTTTCATGAAGGTGAAGTAGTTGTGTGTGTCGATAAAGAAGCGCCTGTATACAACAAAACAGTAACGATTCTTTCAGTCACAATGACTACACAATATGCACCATATGAAATCGTGGAGAAACGAAGAGCTACGCCTTTTGATATCATTAAGGTGAATTACTAAAGGAGACTACATGTATTTAAAAGAAACATGGGTTTCTGCAGTTTCTTATAATATGAACATTGTGAAACAATTCTTCTTTTTCTATATTTAGTTGACAAGTTCCTCATTATATGTTACAATATAAGTATCAATATCATCGCACAAAGGATTTATATGCAAAAACGTAAGTTCACAGTAGTCACACAACTACATGAAAACAATAATACTGATTTAATTGAATATATTGATACAACTCGTGTTCTTTACGCAAAAGCCATGCGAGAAACCTTTCATGTTCTCAAACGTGTTGAAAAATTCAACAAATCATCTTATAATACATATCTTCAAAACAAATATGACATTACAAAACGTACCGCAAACTCTATACTATCAGATGCTCAAGGTCGTTTAAACGCTTTAACTGAACATAAGAAACATGAAAAATCACAGTTGATTCGTAAAATCAATCATCTTGAAAATAGTGTTATTCCAAAATTAGTTACAAAACGTAACTACAATAATGTCAAATTACAACAAAAATCACCTGTTTCATTGGTACGACATCGAAATTTAAGACGTGAAATTGTTACTAAAAAATCAAAACTGAATCGATTAAAGCAGAAACTTGAAAATCTCAATCATCAACTTGAAACGGGCCTGTTTAAACTTTGTTTTGGCACAAAACACTTACTACAGCATGATTATGAACAATTTGTCAATCAGCGGGATAGTCAAATATCTTTTGTAGGTTCAAAAACCGAAAAAGCTTGTAATCAAATATTACAATTAACCTATAATTCCAAAAATAATCAATTTGAAATTAAATTACGTAAAGATTTTGGTTTTAAAACAGCAAAAGGTGATGACAAGTATGTTTATGGTAAGGTGTATTTCAGAAACCATAAAGACAAAATTATCTCGATTTTACGTCAATGTAATAGTCCTTTAAGTTATAAAATCATTAAAAAGAACAATCGTTTTTATCTCTATTGCACTTTTGAGATTCACGTGTGTGATGAGGATTTTATAACACATTCATCATATGGTACAATTGGTTTAGATTTCAACAAAGGGTTTGTTACTTTATCAGAAACCAATCAGTATGGTCATTTAGTTCAAACACAATTTTTACCGTATCGTTTCAAAGCTGGTAATAAAACCAAAACGGATTTACAACATATTGCGAAACATGTGGTAACATTAGCAAGGTCAACAGGTAAAGATATTTGTATTGAAGATTTGAATTTCAAAAACAAAAAAGCACAAACAGAATCAAAAAGTGGTAAAACCTATAACGATATGCTCCATTCATTAGCTTATCAACAATTTATGACAACGATTGAAAGGTGTGCGTATCGAAATGTTGTTTATGTGAACAAAGTTAATCCGGCTTGGACATCGTGGTTAGCTAAAGAACTTTATTGTCCAACTATGAAGCTGAATGTCCACACAGGAGCTTCATATGTAATAGCACGCCGTGGGCAAGGTTTTAAAGACTCCGTATAAAAGTCTTAAACAAACCTATACAGATGTATCAACGCAAGACAGTTGAGCATCTCCCTGTAGGAACATGTTTTAATAGAAGCATTGATGATAAGTCTTATTGTGTAGATTATGAGTTGAAATAAGATGAGTCAATGTGGAATAGGTCAACCGTGAGACCTTGAATTGGAAAATTCTAAAATAGACCTAGAAATGGAGATTTCTGAAATTTCGTATTTTCTAGTTACGGTAGACTATAAAGGAGAACCTCGTTATGTTCTGAGTCATGATTATGACGAAGCATTAGTAATAGATTCAAATGACAATGAGTCATTGGTTTCTTATCAAGACTTGGAAGTGATTGATGTACCAACATTTAATGTAGGCGAAAAAGTGATTTGTGTGGATGATACAACATCACTGACCGGTCAAATCGTCACTATCACATACAATGACGAATCATCGTTTGCACCTTATCAATATAATGATGACTATTGGGCGACACCATTCGATATTGTGAAAATTGACTACTGAAAGGAGACGGTTATATGTCTGACTGGATATCCTATAAAGGAAAACCATATTATTTGAAACAACATGGTCATATGGCTTTGATATGTGATTCAAACAATAATGACTTATTAGTATCGTATGTAGATATTGAACCAATTGATGTACCAACATTTCATGTTGATGACAAAGTGCTTTGTATCGATAAAGACTCACCTTTTAACGGCCAAATAGTGACTATCATAACCAATGATAACTCATCGTTTGCACCTTACCAATATAGTACACACCGATGGGCTACACCATTTGATATTGTGAAAATAGACTACTAAAGGAGTCACCATGAAACTAAAAGATGTTGATTTGTTCACATGGGTTTTATATGATGGACAACCATATAACATTAAAGAAAAATCTGACAACTATAGTCGTTTGAAACATAGTAATGGAAAAATCGTTCGAATCAGCTTTGATAAAGATGTTGACGTCTTAGAAGTACCAACATTCAAAGTTGGTGAAAAAGTGATGTGCATCGATAACAAATCGCCTTTCAATGGACAACTTGTAACCATTAAAGATGATGATAACTCATCATTTGCACCCTACGAATATGATGATTATCTATGGGCTACACCATTTGACCTTGTGAAAATCAACTACTAAAGGAGACCTTATGAAACTAAAAGATGTTCCCTATCTCACATGGGTTCAACATAATGGGAAACCTTATCATGTTCGTGACAGATGTGGAGACCAAATAAGACTACACGAGAGTGCTAAAAATGATATTGATTTATCAATATATGAAGAGGTTGAATTGATTGATATGCCTGTTTTTAACGTTGGTGAGCTCGTTTTATATCAAGGTCGGGTATTAAGTCTATATGGCAAATTGTTACAAATAGTACAGTATGACGGTTCAACCTATGCGCCATATTTACTTGGCGGTTCTGTTTGGGCAACACCATTTGAAATAACAAAAATCGATTACTAAAAGGAGTTTACTATGAATGGGTAACTCCATTTGAAATCAAAAAAGTCGAATACTAAAAGGAGTTCCAATGGAAAACGCTAAACAAATTTTACATAAATGGATAATGTTTAATGATGAACCTATTTATATTCATGAAATAAATGATGATGTTTGTGAAATATATAACCAATATGGTGAAGACTGGACGTCAGATATGTCAGAATTAGATAATGACGCTGAACTAATTATCGTCAAAAGACCCGAATTTGCGGTCGATGACGTTGTTTTTAGCACTGAATTTCAAGAAATATTAATGATTGCAGAAGTTGACACTAATGACTACTATATTCCTTATAAATTAAGCAATAACGAATGGAGTACACCTTTTGACTTACAAGTCATCAAATATTAAAGGAGTCATCATGAACTTCAATGAACTAGAAGAAGATGTTTGGATTCATTACAGCAATGACCATTATTTTGTTTTTGAAATAACAGACTATGACTGTGCTGCAGTAAATGCTGAACATCATATCATTTGTCTTGATATTAATGATTTCCCTATCAAAGCTGAAAAAGTTAAAACACCCATATATCAACCACATACAACAGTTCTTTATACTGGGCCCTATAATGACTTCAAACAACGTATTGGTAGCATTAATTATGTCGACGAAAACGACCGTCACAAATCATACAACATCATGTTTTCCAATGATGAAAACGACGATTTGTGGGCATCACCATTTGATTTTGTTCCTATTGATTACTAGAGGAGTATAATGGAATATTCAGAATTAAAAGAAAAAACATGGATTTATTTTGATAATAAATATCATTTTGTACAAGAACTCAATGAAGGATTTATTCTACTCGCCTATAGTCCTATAGAATACATACCCATACTTAAAACGCTGCTTCCAAACGATGCAAAGATTGTTGAACCTAACAAATATGTTGTAAACGAAACTGTTTTATATATTGGTGAACATGAAATAGCCTATAACAAAACAGGTGTTATTAAATTTGTAACAGAATACGCATCCTATTCACCTTATCAAATTTATGTAGGCAATGAGATGATATGGGCATCACCATTCGACCTTGCACCTATTCATTACTAAAGGAGTCTCAATGGAATATTCAGAATTACGAGAACAAACATGGATTCAGTTGGATAACGAATATTATTTCGTTGAGGTTGTTAGAGATGAATATTGCCAACTTATCAAAAGTATCCCCGAAGATAAAACATTGAAAAAAGCACAATTTCCAATGCCAAATATACAAGTTGTTGAACCAAATGAATATGATATTGGAACTAGAGTTTTGTATGTTGGTGAATATGAAATATTCGCAAACCAACTTGGAGTCATTAAATACATTGACCATGAAGACGCAAGACTCACTTATGGAATTTTATTTGACGATGCCGCTAACGAAAATGACGAACTATGGGTTTCAGCGTTTGATATTCTTCCAATTGACTATTGAGGTGACCTATGTACTTTCGATTTGTATCTAAAGCAGAATTAGACCAAGTGAAAGCTGGACATAACATCACAAGTCCGCAATTCGATTTTGTCCATGTTTTACCCTATCATATTGAAAACAGTGAGAATTTGCCATTAACCATTAAAGACGCCATGTCCTTTATGATTGGTACTATTTCTCAAGATTACCTCTTATTATTGAAAGATATTGAACCGTTTGAAATAGGAAAAGGCCCTTACGCCAATTATCTCACGGTTGATGAAACGGGCCATTTTGAGGATATTATCTTTTCAGAAGCTCATATACATCATTATTCCAAGGAAAATGTTCATGCGGTTTTTACTGGTGACTTTTTTGCTTGGGAAAACATATCCAGACTAAAGGAGCTGTAATGGAATATCATGAAATGAACGAAGACACATGGATTCATTATAACGATGACCATTATTTTGTTTACGAAGAACATGGTAACTATTTTGAAATCCTAACATCAGCATGGTCACCAGAAACTAGACAGTCACTATTTAAAACGGAATTTCCGATTGAAGCAAAAATTGTTGAACCGCCAAAATATCAAAAAGGTCAATCAGTACTATATAAAGGTTTTGACATAAACTATATTAATAAACTTGGAACTATTGACATTGTACAATTAGAAGACAAGTTATATAGTTATCGAATTTATTTTCAACACGACCAAACAAATCTATGGGCGACACCTTATGAAGTAGAACCTGTTGATTATTAAGCACCGTCATCTACATGACGGTGTTTTTGGGACAAATCCCAAACCCTAAATTATATAAGATATTTAATCAAAGGAGTCTACAATGAAGTTTTCTGAAGTAAAAGAAAATACATGGATTCGTTATAAGGGACACATCTATTATGTAAGTCAAGTACATCATGATTATGTTGATGTCATGTCTTTAAACTATGAAACCATTGAAATTCCCGATGTTGTGTTTTTAACAAACAATATCGAACTTATTGAATTACAAAGCCACAATGTGGGTGATATGGTTTTATATATTGGAACAAATCAAGACATACCTCAAACCGTTGAAATCATAGAATATAGTACCGGTTTCCCCTTGCAATATTATGTTCAGACTCTTGACAAAGAGATGAGCAAATGGACAACAGCCTTTGATATCACCTCAATCAATTATTAGGTTATCAATAGTTCAACATAACAGTAACGCCTTTTGACTTTGAACTAGACACATAATTATCACTAATTAGTGATAATTTTTTGGAGGAAATCAGATGTATTTTCATGAACTACGACCAAAAACATGGATTCAAAGAGAAGATGAATTCTACTTTGTTGACCAAGTAGATGAAGATGAAGTTGGACTTTTCATAAATGGAATTTATGAGACATTTATAACGGTTGATGAATTCCCAACAAGTTATAAACAACTAACATTTCCAGATTTCAATGTAGGTGACAGAGTTATTTACAAAAAGTATGGTAAATATCGAATTGTCAAAATTCTGGATATCGATGAAGATGTAGCATATCAATATCACATAAAACCCGAAGACGTATATAACCCCGTAAATATATGGGCGTCACCAACAGAAATATATCCAATTGATTATTAAATGGAGGAGATTACATGTTTTATCATGAACTACAAAAGCAAACATGGATAACAAAGGACAACAAGCCATATTTTGTAACAGACATTGATGACGAAGAAATTCATCTATCATTATATGGTTTGTATCAATATTACTTTGAACCAGATAATTTTCCAACAGATTTTGAACTTCTTACATTACCAAAATTCAATGTAGGTGACAAAGTTCTTTACAGACAAATCACATCAAAGACATCTGAACGTACAGGTGTTACAATCATTGAAGTCGATGAAAATGACCAGTTGGAAAAGTATGTTGCCAGAGATAATGACATAGACATACCATGGATTATGCCTATAGAAGTGGAACCGATTAATTATTAAATTATCACTAATTAGTGATAATTTTTGGAGGAAACCTAATGTATTTTCAGGAACTAAAACCAAAAACATGGATTCAAAAAAAACAACAGACCGTATTTTGTACGAGATGTTTACGAAGATGTAGTTTACATTGCATTATTTGGTTTCTCACATAATAGCTCATGTCGCTGTTGTTATACTCAAGATAATTTCCCAACAGATTTTGAACCTCTTATAGTGTCAACATTCAAGATAGGTGACCAAGCTCTGTATCAACGACTTGAAATAACACAAAAACACGTTGAACACAAAATAGCCAAGATTGTTAGAGTAGATGAGCAAGATGAGTTAGCAAAATATGTTATAACAGATAACAATGGAAACACGACATGGGCAATGCCAATTGAACTTGAACCAATTAATTATTAATGTGGAGGAGACAACATGCTTTATCATGAATTGAAATCAAGAACATGGATACAACGCGAAAACAAACCATACTTTGTACTAGATATTCATGAACTTGAGGTTCATCTTCTGCAATATGGATTACATCATCATGGTACATATGATTTTTATTTTACGCCTGATGATTTTCCAACAGATTTTGAACCTCTTACCTTACCAAAATTCAATGTAGGAGACCGAGTTCTTTACAGGGAAATCACACATAACACACTACAAAATGTTGAACGTAAAATGGCCACGATTATTCACGTCGATGAAGACGATGAATTAGTGAAATATGCTATCAGAGATAACGAAAATAATGTTCCGTGGGCACTGGCGATTGAAGTCGAACCAATTAATTATTAAAGAATCGCTAATTAGTGATTTTTTGGAGGAAACATGAACCTTTCAGAATTCAAAAGAGGCTTATGGGTTCAATATAAAGACCAGCCACATTACATCATCAACCGATTTAACGTCGGTTCTGAAATATGATTTGAGTTGGAAACGGTCACAAGGCAACAGTTTGTTGTTTCAGCCAACAATTTAGTAAAACATACAACCGCAATCATGACAATTCCAACATATGAACTTGGAGAATTGATTATGGTTTGGACTCAAAGAGACGTGTATCAATTAGCCAAATTTATTGAAATTGAAGAACATCCATCAAAACTATCATACAAGTTGGCGATACTTTACAGTGAATTAACTGTTTGGGCTTCACCTTACATGTTAAGACCAATAAACTATTAATTTATCACTAATTGGTGATAAATTTTGGAGGAAATTATGTCTAATTATAAAGTAAATGATTATATAGAATATAAAAATGAAATTCGCTTCGCCTTCATTGACCTTGTTATTGAAAGTGATGAAACTCTTTACCAACTCAGCAATGGTGATGTCAAATCAGAAACTGACATCCGAAAAGTTGATACGGGCGTTTTCTATAAGGGAAAACGTATTCCTGCTAAAAATCTACGTGAAAAATGGCTTCGTATCAATGGTGACATCTATTATGTCATCTATGCTGAAGACGAAGAGTTTTATACAAACAATACTTATGATTTTCCTTGCTATATAAAATATACAGACGTTGAAACTATTGAAGATGTTGATGTACCTGATTTCAATGTGGGCGACCAAGTCATCTACAACGCAGAATTTGAAGAGGATTCTGGTGTCTATACCATTGTAGCTAAAGATACAGACTTGCAATATGCTTATGATATAGGTGGTACAAACGTATCACCTTATGAAATCGAACTTGTCAATTATTAGTAAAGGAGATATTATGTCAGAATTTTACCAATACGCATGGATACGCTATAAAGGCAAACCCTATTACGCCCGTATCGTAAACGGTATGTATGGTAGCTATTATGAAATCATTTGTGATGATAATGATTGGCATCGCAATCGAACCATTCATCAAGAAGATGCTGTTAAAATAGAACCGCCAACATTTGAAAAAGGTCAAATGGTTTACTATATTGGCGACGAATGTCCATTTACAAATGTTATGGTTGAGGTTCTTGATAATAAGGGACTTCTCCAATATATGTATCGTATCCGATACAAAGACTGCATATTAGCGGCAACGCCGTTTCAATTGCAACCAATTGATTATTAAAGGAGACGATATGTATCTAAATGGAGATTTTGTTGTTTGGAACAACCAACCAGCCCAAATCATCTCAAAAGAAGACAATGGGATTTACATACGTACTTGGTCTTTACAAGACCTTAAACCCTTCAAGCATCCTCACTATGCTTTGTTTGTCATTCAAGAAAACCAAATTCAAGGTTTGTTAAAAGCTCAAGATGTCCAAGTCGGTCAAATTGTCATGTATTATGAGCAACCTGCAACAGTATTGGAACTACCAAATGCCGTTTCATGGGCATACATCATCGATGTCAATGGTCAAAAAGTTGTTACAACCATTTTTCAATTAGAAGCCATCAATTACTAAAGGAGACGTTATGTTACCAACAAGCGATAGTATCTACACCATAAGTGAAGGTTTTGAAAAACTTGCCGTACTCATACAAGCTACAAAAGCATATCAAGCTACAAAAACTTATCAACATCCCCACAAACAACTCTATACAGAACAAGAGATGAACACATTAAAGCGCCTTTTCATGACATATGAATTGAACGAAACAGTTATATACGAAGGTCAAGTTGTCCAAATTGTAGATGTAAAAAACAATATCTATTATATTGACTTGAATGGTGAAAGACTCAGAACAACATCAATGGATTTGCAGAAAATCAATTACTAACAACCGTTACAAAGGAGAAACCAAATGAATTTAACAGAAATTAAAGAAAATGAATTGACTGTTACTACGGGTAACTTTACACCTCAAGAATTACAACGTATTGATAGCCTCAAACAAGCCCTATCACCAAGCTCTATTCGTAACTTTGGTCACGATGTCCTTGAAAACAGTGGTAAACCTGCTGATAAACTCTTGAACCAAGTCAAAAGTCTTGAACTAGGTGATGATGTTTCCCTTTCAAATGTCGTAACTGAAATGGAACTCATGGACAAACAAGCTCTTGCCCCACAAAAACAAAATTTCTTTATGAAGTTGATTGGGCGAGCTAAACATGACCTCTTAGACACAAAGAACAAGTATCAGTCTATCGCAGCCCAAACCAACAACATTGCTGGTGTTTTGGAAACGCAAAAAGACCAATTAGCTAAAAACAATGATGTTATTGCTGAATTGGCAGAAACCATCACCCAAACCACTGAAGAACTGCAACTATATGTTGCCGCAGCTGAGTTGGAACTAAACGATGTACTAAAAAATCAAATTCCAGAATTGAAAAAGTTGGAAAATGACCCACGTGCGCAACAAAAACTCTTCGATTTGCAAGACTATGCCATGACTTTGGATACCCGTATCCACAACTTCAAACAAGCTATTGCAGCATCACTGACTCAACGTGAAAACTTGAATTTGACAAAAGGTCTTGTTAATCAAAAGATGTCTGATTTGAACGAAACACTTCTCATTACTGTTCCAATTATCAAATCAAGTCTGGCTTCTACGATTGCGACTCTGCAATTAGAAAAAGCGGTTGCTGTTGATGAAATGACCCGTAATCTTGCAAGTGAACTGATTGTGTCTAACACTAAGAAGCTCCAAATGATTACCAGCAAAATGGATGAACAAAGAGCCAAAGGTGTTATTGACTACAACATGTTAGGCGAGTCCCGTCGTGTCATGGTAGATATTATCAATGAACATTTTGCTAAAACAGCTGAAATCCAAAAACAACGTAAAGAAGCTGAAGTCATTATGGAAGAAATGACCACTAAGAAATTGGAACTCTTAGACCAGCTTCCAGTCATTGATGGTGAAGTAAATGAAACAGCCTAAAACTCCTGTAGAGGCAGCCCGTGAGCTGTCTCTACGATTATGGGATTTTGCTGAAATTTATGACAATTCTTTTCAAGCTGCCCGATGTCTCTGTTATTATCATAATCTCAATCAAGAGATTAACCGATTGAATGAACATGAAAAGCAAAAGAAAATTGACCTGTTAAATGTAATAGCTGATAAGTTACTTGGTCGTTCAAGTTCCTGTGAGCCCAAAAAATCAGAATATCCATTAATAGAAATCTATTCTTTAGAGAAATATTTATTAGAATCAGTTTGTTCATTTCAAAAGTTTCATCATTTGGCAGAAGATGAAAAAGCTTTAGAATTGTTTGAAAAATTGTACTATCAGGATATGATTTTCTTTTACCCTTTTTTACGTCAATTGTCAGAAGACATTCATGATGACAACCTGTCAGTGGATGAATTGAAGAGTTTGATTGATTTGAAACAATATCCTATGACATCACCTGATAAAGATTTTGTTCAAAGAGTCATCATGTATTGTGAACGTTATCGTGTCAAAATTCCAACAGCCATGTTTGCACAAAAATATGCAATGACAAAAATCGCTGACGGTTATTATCGTATCGATACGGCTGAAAAACAAGTATTTGATGCTGCAAAAGACTTTTACTTAAAAGAATCAAACAAATTACAAATTCAAGCAAGTCAATTACTCTCAGAATTCGCTGTTCTTTAAACAGCTTAGAAAAAGGTTTCAATGAAAGGTGAAAAAGGCAATATTGTTCTAGTTCATTTTAGAGGTCATGATGTGGCTGGTGTTGTAACATCAGCCACTGACTCTTTTTGTGGGGTTCGTATCACCCACACCCGTACTATTTGGCCAAAACATGAGGATATTATCCGTATTTTAGAGCCTCAATTATTTCAAATTGGTCAAAAAGTACAAACCGTACACCCAGTTGATGGTATTCCAGCAGGAGCAACTGTTACGGTTATTGATTATAAACTTCCACGACGTTGGAAAAATATTAAATATGGTATCGAATATACCATTAACAATAAAAAAGTCAGACGACTCACATATGGAATCTGTCTTACAGAGATTTAGTACATCATCACTTCGGGAATCATAATGGCCTTTACCAAATCAGTCCAAAAGGTAACCCGATAGTATTTGTTATCTTCATTTTTCTCATAAGCAGCACGCACAACATTATACTTATCAACTAACTCAACTCTTGTGACAGATTTCACAAGAAAAGCGTTTTTCTCAGATTTGGTATAAGTGACATTGCGAGCTGTTAATTTTTGGTCTTTAAATTCATCAACATTTTCAGGCACAGCAAAAACAGTGTTGCCTTTACCAAAAACTAAATAAGATTTTTGGTCAATCATTTGATGAGTCAAAATATTGGTATCTACATGTGTGGTAATATGATAAGAACTATTATAGACCATAACTGAACATAAGATACCAGTCAAAATAACTGACCAAACAACAGACACAATTTTTAATAAAGTAGTCCGTTCGATAAAGGTCATAATGTAGATGAAAAGTGAAAAACAAACCGTGCCAACGACGACACGTGGTTCAATAAATGATAGCATGTGAGTGTTTCCTTTATTTATAAGAAGTCAGCAAGTAACGGATTTGATGTTACTTTAGTACCAGGCGCAGCTTTTGTTTCGTCCATTTTCTTCACAATCGTTGCTGCACGTTGCGATAATTCATCAATCGTATCCGTCACCGGTTCAGGCTTAGGTGCTGGTTTAGGTGTGGATACAGGTGTGGATACCCGTTCACGTGGTTGCAAATCAGGCAATTTACGTGTTTTAACCTTTGTTTCAACAGGTTTCACCTCAGCTTTTGGTGTTTCTGGATATACAACAGGTTTCTGTAATAGTTCACGTTCTAGCGCCTTGAGTTTATAACTCATATGATTCAGTGATGAGTTATAAATCTCCGATAATCGAATAATTAATCGAAAAATGGCTACAGTTGTTAATTTGTTTGATATAGGTGATGACTCATACAAGTCAATAATATCCTTATCAAATGTTTTAATACGAATAGTCATTGAAGATTTCGTAGGGTCAACATGTGGTTCTGTACCAATGAAAATCAATTCAGATTCAATATACCCCAAAGTGTCATAAAAGTCTAAACCCAATGCTTTATGCAAGGAACTTAGATTTTTAATAAAATGCTCTAACCCACGACTAAAGGGGTAATTGTCTCTTTTGATTTTCTCTAATGCCCCAAAATCTTCAGGTAAATTAGCTTGAATATACATCTTTTCTCCTTTAACTATAATCTATTATACCATAAAGGAGTCAAAATGTCAAGTATTTAGGGTGTCCATCTGGGATATTTTTTGTGACAAAAAGGTTTGTATACACAAACCATAACATGGGGACAAGCCCCCAAACCCTAATAATTTTCAGAAAAGGAGTACCTATGTTAAAATCATTTGTTGAAAAACCAGTTTCAAAATTTATTAGTCTCTATCATGCAGTGTTTCAAATCGATAACACAGTAAAAGAATATGACTATGTCTCACGAAATGTTGGTTTGAAAGAAATCAATCAAAAACCATATCAGTCAAACGCTGTTACGATTTTCGTCTTCAACCAAAACAAGTCTAAAATGCTCTTGATTAAAGAATTCAGATTTCCAATCAATAACTATGTCATTGCATCACCCGCTGGTCTTATTGATGAAGGTGAAGATTTCAAAACAGCAGCACTTCGTGAATTGTACGAAGAAATTGGCTATCGTCCAGAAGAGGTGACCATCACCTCAACATTGTTGCCATCATATTCATCTGTTGGTCTAACAGATGAGCAAACAGCATCTGTGTTTGTAACTGTTGATGATTCTATCAAGCCAAAACAAAATCTTGAAGGTACAGAAGATATTGAATATTTCTGGGTAACACCTCAAGAAGCAAAACACTTTTTAGAACATGGTCTATTAGCGGAAAAGTTAAGTCACCAACTTAATGTGGAAACAATTGGGATAACAGCTCGGACGCAACTTGTGTTGAAAGACTTTGTTGAAAAGAGCTCTGTATAACACAGAGTTCGATACCATTTCATAAGTTATGCAAACGTTTGCATAAAGGAGTATTACATGAAATTCAAAGATATTGAAATCTATACATGGATTAACTATCACGGCGAAGCTTGGTTCGTAGCTAACCTGCACCATGACGGTTGTTATCTTGAAAATTCCAGAACCGAAATGTATGTCAAGAACTACGACTTTCAAGAAAATAAGGCAGAATCCGTTCAACCACCAGTGTTTCAGCTTGGTGACATGGTTGTATATGTTGACGAACATAACAATCACTTTCACAATAAACTGGTAAACATTGTTAATGTTGACCGAGAAATCTTTGAAACATTTCCATATCGAGTTGAAGCAGACAACGAACGCACATGGGCAACGCCATTTGACTTAACCAAAATAGAATATTAAGGAGCCATTATATGAAAATTGAAGACGTTGAATTATATACATGGCTCAAATATGATAACAAGTATTGGTTTGTAATATACCTAGAAGAAGATGTATGTTATCTAGCCAAGGATTCCGACGAAATCAGTTTAACCAAGTGCTATTTTGAAAAACATCATATCGAACCAGTTCAACCACCTGTTTTTCAGTTATATGAACAAGTCTTATGTCGCGGTTCATATCTTTATGACCATCAGAACAATATTGTCACGATTGTTAAAATTGACTCGGATAAGTCAGAGCCATTAAAATATCTGATTGAAGGAAATGGATGTCGTGACTGGGCTTCGCCATTTGATTTGCAAAAACTAGATTACTAAGGAGTTTTTCATGAGATTTGAAGACGTTACAGAACACATGTGGTTGCGCCGCGCAGGCGACTACTGGTATGTTCGGAGTCGTGATGATATATACTGTAAACTTGTAAATAATGAAAGAGTTCTCAAACTCACTTCAGGGGATTTTATAAAGGAACCTGTTAAACATGTCCAACCACCCATATTTCAACCACATGATAAAGTAATCTATATTGGAAACAATATCTTTATAAAAAATCAAATCGCAACAATTCACTTCATAAGTGAAGATTCTGAGACCCCATACTTTATCAAAGCACATAATAAATTTTTAGTAGAAGCTGAATGGGTAAATCCTTTTGAATTGGTCAGACTTGACTATTAAGGAGTCATTACAAGTTAAAAATCTATAACAAATAGTTATGCAAACGTTTGCACAACGAAAGGAGTATTTTATGCGTTACAAAATTGTTGATTATGTCTCCGATTGGCAAGACATCGTTATCGCTGGAACATGTGAACTCTGTTTTTCAACAGCTGAATATGATGATGGTTATCTGGTCTTGGAAGATGAAAATTTCCAATTACTTCAAGTCAACCTCTTAGAGTTAAGTGATGACCCATACGGTGATGACCTATACGATGATTACGATAATATTATCATTGATAATCTTGTTGACTTTTCTGCATGGTTATCACAACAAGACTTGCCAGTCTTGACTGAAGAAACAGCTTTTAATGAAATTTGGCGACAGCTTAATTTGTACAATCAAAAAGACGTTTAATCAACGTCTTTTATTTTTTACGGATTTTTTGGAACTTCAATTGTTACAGAAACGCCAGCTAAGGAAAATGCACCCAACACCCAAAAGATAATAAACCCAATCACATAGAAGTTTATCAATAATTTTGGATACAAGGATAAAGCATTATGAAAAGCTTCTAACGTAAAGGTAAACCTTGTTGCAATCAACAAACTTGTCAAACCAAGAAGTAGTAAAATACCAAGTGTTGACCAAATAATCCGATTACTTATCATAAAGAAGTTTTTCATCTGCAAGTCCTTTCAGTTCTTCTAAACTTGTTCGTTTTAAATCGTACATTACACCCCAGCGTAAAATTAGGCTCCAAATGTATTTAAAGAGAAACCAGAAAAAGAGAAATCCTGCTTCCAATACAAAGAACCATAGCACATTGTTTAATGCAATGGTAATAATAACCATGAGAAATGTAAAGGCTGAAAATAAAGCAATATCTAAAAGGATATCAGCCCAAGTATCCCTTGTCAGTTTTTTAACCAAATCCATTATTGTTACCTCATTGTCATTATATCATAAAATGGTCTTTTTGTCAAGGAATAAGACGAAATAGTTGACATTGTTATTTACACATGTTATAATGAAAGTAACGAACATACGAAAAGAGAAAAGAAATGAAATATCAAATTACAGAATTTAACTCAAATTACCAAGAAGTACAAGTTGGTACATGTGAATTATGTTTCTCTACAACTACAGCTGACGTAGGTACTTTGACCTTAGAAGATGAAACTGGAAAAACAGTTGATGTCCCAATTTCTGTTTATAATTATGACGAATATAAAAATATTGGTATTGACAATGTTGTAGAATTTTCAGCTTGGTTACAAGAACAGGATATTCCTGAAATCAATGGTGACGAACGAGACGCTTTTGAACGACTGGAAGAATTAGTCTCAGAATATAAAGACCAACAAAAATTCAACACTTACGTTGACGAGGTTGAAAAACAATTCAGAGAAAACTTTGATTTTGTTAATGTTGACGATGGTATTAATTTCACTTATGGGCCTAATGATTATCGACAAAATCTAAAAGTAAAATATGGTGACTATATCCTCACAATTCCAAGACAAAGCCAAGCACATAATGAGATTAACGGTCTGTATTATGGTACGGAAGAGTTAGAAAACACCCTGCCAAACGGTCTTAATTTGATTTCTCATTATAAAGATTTTGAATGGGTTTTAAACGACGAATACCCAACGATTTTCATCGATGGCGACCGATATGAAATCTCATTAGGTCATTTTGACAAACGCAATCATATTGAATTGTCAGATTTCAAGAAACAATTTTATCAACCACTTGACTTAGTCAAAGCAGTACAAGACGCAAATATTCATATTTACGCCTTAGAGTCGTGCATCGAAAATGGTCAATTCAACCCTAAAAACTTTAAGACGCTTGACCAAGCAAGAGAAGAATTTCAAAAACAAGGTCTCTTAAACAATTTATCTGATAGTTTGAAGGACTTGGAAGATCCATCGCTAACAAAATAAAGGACTTATCAAGTCCTTTTTGTGTTGACAAAAACCACACTAAATGTTATAATTAAAGTAATGATTCTACGAAAAGAGAAATAAACGAAAGATACAATTACAGAATTCAACTACAGCACGTAATTTCCACTTATGGCCAGTGTATGACTGACACAAAAGAATCGGGGAATTCGCTTGAATTATAAACATATAGAAATCAAGGACAAAACGCAATGACTGTAAAACACAAAACGTACAAGTTCAGATTATACCCAAATAAAGAACAAAAAAGTCTATTCACAAAGACATTTGGTTGTGCAAGGGCTATCTGGAATATGATGTTAGCTGATAAAATTAAACATTATCAAGAAACCGGACAAACACTCAATAATACTCCTGCTCAATATAAAAAAGATAACCCATGGTTGAAAGAAGTTGATAGTTTAGCATTATCAAACGTTCAACTCAACTTACAAAAAGCTATAAAAATTTCTTTCAGTCAGGTTTTGGATTTCCTAAATTCAAATCCAAACGACATAAACAGTCCTATCGAACGTATAATCAAAACAATACAATAGCCATTGAAAACGGAAAAATCAAACTTCCCAAAATTGGTTGGGTGCGTTTAAAACAACATAGGGAAATAGCTGGTGTCATAAAAAGTGCAACTATTTCCATGACTACAACTGGAAAATATTATATTTCTATTCTTTGTGAAACAGAAATTCTTCCATTTCCTAAAACAAACTCAAACGTTGGAATTGACCTTGGGTTATCTCATTTTGCGATTCAATCAACTGGAGAAAAAGTTGGAAATGAACAATTTCTAAAGAAATTCTCTAAAAAATTAGCTAAAGAACAAAGGATATTGTCCCGTAGGGCTTTACTTGCCAAGCAATCAGGCAAAAACTTGTCAGAATCTATGAACTATCAAAAACAGCGTATCAAGGTTGCTAAAATTCATGAGAAAATAGCCAATATGAGAAAAGATTTTTTAAACAAGTTAAGTACAGAAATCATCAAGAACCACGATATTATCTGTATTGAAGATTTGTCTAGTAAAAATCTGATGAAAAATCATCGTTTGGCGAAAGCAATTGGTGATGCTTCTTGGTCAGAATTTGTGAGAATGTTGGAGTATAAGGCTAACTGGTATGAAAAACAAGTATCAAAGATAAGTCGTTGGTATCCATCATCACAAATATGTTCAGATTGTGGTTTTACTTCTGGTAAAAAAGAATTACATATTCGTGAACGGATGTGTGAAAACTGCGGTTCTCATCACGATAGGGACATCAACGCAAGTATCAATATTTTACATGAAGGGCTACGTCTAGCCTAATAAAGAAGAACCGTAGGGACTACAAGAATAGCTTGGTAAATTAGTGTAACCACTGTTGATTAGTCAGCTAATTGATAAGTAAGCACTATACCCAAGAAGCTCTTATAGATACGCGATAGCGTATGTAGGAGTGGTTCACTAAATCAATACAATATGGAGAAAACAAATGAAATACAAAGTAATTGCTGTTGAATCAGATTATGAAGAAGTTGAAACAGGCACCTGCGAACTCTGTATGTCCACAGAATATATTAATCATGGCTTCATCATCTTAGAAGATGAAAACGGTGTTAAATTTTATATCCCATTATGGAATTATTATGGCTGTGGATATTATGATGAAATCTATATTAATAACATAGTAGACTTTTCAGCTTGGCTACAAGAGCAAGATATTGAACCAATTGTTGATGATGAATTTTATCGACTTGAAGAACTTCTTGAACAATACAAAAAGGGACAATAGTCCCTTTTTTTTACAATATTCCGTCAGTTCTATTTAAAGTGTGATATTTGTGAATTCACATTTTAAACAGTTTTGTGTATCTCAGTATAAAACTGACATAACACGTGGCATACTGAACACCTCTACACAGTCAGACCATTTCTGGTTGTTCCATGCTACTTTAATTCTTTCAACTATATCATAACATAAAGGATTTGTCAAGTGTTTATGTGTTCGATGAAAACATATCAAGCCTCACAATATTCCATCACCTTTGCCGACTTTGTCATCAAACTCAGCCTCAAATCCAATAAAGGTATGACCTTGATAAGTTTGCTCAGCTAAACCACCACCAATGTCTTTTGATTCACCTTGTTTGGTAATTCCGGTAAAGACAATTTTCTTATCAGCTAAGAGAAGTTTAATCTCTTCATCTGTAAAGACGTGTTTCATAAACTCACCCTTAAAGCTGACTTGACGGCCACGCCAGACACCTGTAACATAACCCTCACGTTCACGTTGGTTGGCTTTAAAGCCAACATACTTATGTCCCTGATATTCTAAATCAGCTAAGGCACCACTTATTTTAAGCTCTTTGTTATCCTTATCATGAGCAACAAAGGAAATCGTTTCCCCAGCCTGTAATTTGGCATTGTCCTCATCTGTAAAGACATAATCTAAGTAAGAACCCTTATAAGATACAGCTTTAGAATTCCATGTACCATTGACATAACCCTCACGTTGACGTTTTTCAGGTTTAAAGCCAACATACTTACGACCTTGATATTCCAAATCAGCTAAGCGACCAGATACAGTGACCTTTTTATCGTTTTGAGTCGCATCAAATGTAATGGACTCACCAGCCTGTAATTTGGCATTATCGTCATCTGTAAAGACGTAATCTAAATAGGAACCTTTGTAGTCAACTTCACGACCTCGCCAGAGGCCCTGTACGCGTCCCTGACGAATTCTAACGCCTTTGAAGCCAATATACCTATGACCCTTAAACTCGAGCTCCTGGAGGCTCCCAGAGGCCTTATACGACGTCCCAGAGGAATCTTCTAGTTCAATTTCGATATTTTCACCATTTAAGAGTTTTTCAACCTCTTCATCAGTGAATCGATGAGTTCCATAAACACGATTGAATTTGATTTCTTGAGAATTCCAAATACCCTCAACAAATTCTTTTGGTTTCTTCTTCTCAAACAAGTCATCCCAGTTAAGTGGTGTATTCTTAATGATTTCCATATCTGAAATCAAAAGCTGAGAAAACTCATCATAGGCGTTACGAACAGTCTTTGTGCCTTTACGTACATCATCCATCAACTTATGAATGGTACGTGTACCCTCAACAGACCCAATTTGTGTATCCTTAGCCCGTCTGTAACCAGCTTCACCAAGTTTACTTAAGGATAAGACTTTACCGTCTTGAATTGGATGTGCTGATGTATTACCAGTCAAGGCAATCAAAGTAGAACCTTGCGTTGCAGAAGTACCTACATCATTTTTCTCTAATTGAGACAAGACCCAAGCTTCTGTTGGAGCTGCAGGTTTCTTGGATTTAATTTCATGGGCATACAATTCAGCCAATTTCTTCAAATCAGGTAATTGAGTTGCAACGTCACTATTATCCTCATCAGGGTCAACAACACCTTGTTTGGTTACAATACGAAGTGAACCCTTAAATACAGGATTTGTTTCCGTTGTCTCATAATCATGACGTACCCATTCAGTATTTTCTAAAAACATCATACAAAAACGCTGAGCAACGACTTTATAAACAGTAGATGCACCTTGTCCAAAGGTGTTATCCAATTGTTCTAAATTGTCAGGAATTAGTGTACCCGGACGTAAGGCACCATGGTGACCATCATCTTTAACGTGTGTTGGGCGAGCCTGACGATGTGTAAAGGCTGCTGTAGGCAAACCTAAGACGTTTAAAATAGAATCCAATAACGGTAGCATCTCATTAAATTGAGACGTTGTAATCGTTTTATCAGCTGTACGAATATAGGATAAATATCCAGCGTCATACATTTTTTGATACAAAGCTGAAGCACGAGCAGCTTTTAAACCTTGTTGTGATAAAACTTGTAAAAGTTTTGTTAATGAATAAGGCAATGGTGGAGCTGTTGAACCCGGCACCTGTTTAATTTCACGAACTTTTGAATGGTCTGGTAATCCATCAGCTGACCATTCATCTAAACTTGGATAACGCGGTACCTCATCAGATGTCAAAATTAGATTATCTAATTTATAACGTGCTTGAAATTCTGAATGTGGTTTATAATTCTTAATAGCCTCTAATTGGTCACCAATTGTCACTAAGATATGTGATTGCAGACGACCAAAAGGAATCGCACCCGGCACATCATAACCATCATTAATGGCTTCCATTGTGGCAACACGAGTCAATTGTTGAGACATGAAGTCCATACCGCTACGTGCCAAGGCGCTAAGATATATTGGGTCTTCTAAAGTGACTTCAACTTTATCACGTAAAGCTGGCAAGAATTTATCTGGTTGTTCATCCACATGATATTCACGGTAAACTTTACCCTTGTAGTTTAAGGCAATAAGAATTTCCCAAGCAATCATATCACCCTCACCTGATGGGTCATTGTCACAGGCGATGACAGGAATATAACCAGCACGTAAATAACCACCAATATTTTTAATCAGTGTTGCATCTTGTTCTGATGCAGGTTTCTTTTTTGTGAAATCAAAATAGTCAGGTGACCACGGGATACCCACAAGATTTGAAAACTTACCAACAGTTTCTGAATATTCTTTATGTGCTACTTCATGAGGTTTTCCTTGTTTCATGATGTGGCCATGTAACGCTACAATGACATACTCATCACCCTCGAATGTTCCGGTCTTACCACCAAGAGCTTTAGCCATAGCACGAGCGGCACTTGGTTTTTCTGAAAGTATCAATAGTTTTTCCATACTTTCATTATACCACATGTTTGAGAAAATTGCAAGTAGTAAACCATTTATGTCATGTTTGATATTTGTCACATCATTTTGTCACATGTGACATTTTTATATAGGCATGTGACATTTTTATATAGGCATGTGACAAAAATTTGTCACATCCTTAACTGGTTAACATATATACCTCTGTACAAAATCCTTAAAATGTCCGATTTATACCTCATTTTGCATATTTATGCATAAATTTTGCATATTTTCATTTCAACTTTTGTACATATTTAAAAATGTCACATTTTTGTCACGTCCCCAAACCCCGTCATATCAACGTTTTGGAAGTTTTGTCACATCGATGTGACAAAATTTAGGTCAAAAATCCTATGCACAACAACCGCATAACCCTTGGGGCTGTAGGGTTTACATGCGATGTGACAAAATTTTGTCACATTTGGTCTCTACTTCTAACTATATTTTATTTATTTTTTTTATTTTGATTACGATTTAGAGAAAAATGTGACAAAATATGTGACAAATCTCCTTATTATACTATTTTACAGTTATATAGTAGTATAATATTCCATTTTGTCACATTTGGAGGTGTGATGTGACAAAAATGTGACAAAAAATGTGACAAAAATTATGCATAATTGACAATTATTGAGATATTGTCAACTCTTATGGTTAAATTTTAGACAAAGTGTCTAAAAATTTGTCACATTACATAGATAAAAATGTCACATGTGACAAAATTTTGTCACATTATTTTGACACATCAAAGTAGTTTTGTCACATTTTTGTCACGTCCTTAACTGGTTAAGTATTATTTTGTCACATTTACATAAATAAAAATGTCACATTATGACGAATTTGTCACATCCTTAACTGGTTAAGTATTATTTTGTCACATTCACACATATAAAAATGTCACATTATGACAAGTTTGTCACGTCCTTAACTGGTTAAGTATTATTTTGTCACATTATTTTGACACATCAAAGTAGTTTTTGTCATATCCTTAACTGGTTAAGTATCTTTATTTTCCGACACATGTCGGAAACATGACAGTTTGCTCTTGACAAATGTCACGTTTTATGATATAATAGATATAGGTTAATGAAAGTAGGTACACACATGTATGATGTTGTTCAACAAACCTCTGCGCTGGATAATTTAATTTTACGTGCGCAACAATTACGAGGTGTTATTCAAGACTTTAAGGACAAATATTTGACTGATACGTTCACTGTTGAAACTCCAACGGTTACCCCAATTGAAGTACAAGACAATGTTATTGATAACATTATGAATAATATTCAATTTGAACAACCAGCAGTTCAACAGAACACTGTAGCCAAAGAAATGGCTGATATTGATTTAGATTCAATTATCGCTGGTATTGACTTCGGTGACGGTCAAACAATTTGAGGTTAAATAATGGCGGAACATCTAACTTTTGAAAAAGCTTCAAGATTTTTCGCCTCTAACTTAACTTTTCGATTACGTGAAGAAGAAATTCGTGATTTTGTAAATACCACGAGTGATGTTTTTGAGCTGTCTGGAACAGATGAGGAAAAATGTCAAGAAATTACTAATCGATTTGTAGAGGCGTTAAAAGGTAATCAAACACCATTTACATACATTGCTGGTGATATTCCACTTAAATTAAATGTGGATGATATTGCACGTGTACTTGTTACAGATGCGGGTTATAAAGCAGATGCGTTAGACCAAGCAATTAATTATGTACAAGATGTATGGGGTGGTTATCTCTTAGACAAACAGAAATTGGATTTCGTATTAGACCAAATTTATGATGGTTTGTCTTACACTGACACTTTTGAATTGTATCAAAACTTTGTCAAAGAAAATCCTCAAGAAGTGATAAAAACTTCTCAGGGTTATGATGAAGCTGTGTCTCAGGCTGATGCTCTTTTTGAATTAAATGGGGCTGACCTTAAAGATTTGAATGACATTTCTTTAGATAAATAAGCAACTCTTTGAGTTGTTTTTTTGTGCAAAAAAAACAGTAAAAAAAAGAACAAGGGTGAACCCCTTGTGTTTATCACCCATCCGACGCTATGAGGATTCCTTATGGAACCATCTCTTTACAGGTTACAGGTTTGATGACTGCTGTCATCAATGGAGAATAAGGGATTTGAACCCTTAACCTCTTGCGTGCAAAGCAAGTGCTCTACCAATTGAGCTAATTCCCCTAAATGACTCCTTGTGGAGGAGTCCAACCATATTCATATTATATCATAAAATATAACTTTTGTCAAGTGTTTGTGATATTCAAATCATTTTACTTGTTTATGGTTTAACCATTTCTCAAAATCATCATTTAATTTCTTGATAAAATGTTCATCGTTTGATTCTAAGTGTTTTATTAAGTTATCCATTTTTTGCATGATTGTCATTTGTTCGTGTACTCCTTATATGTAAACGATTATGACTCGGGCAGGGCTCGAACCTGCGACCCGCGGATTAAAAGTCCGCTGCTCTACCAACTGAGCTACCGAGTCAAATTCGACGTCTCACGACATTGAATAACAAATAAAAAAATAAGGTATAATCTATGTTAACATAGATTATCTGGCTGGAAACGACCAGATATGGTACGAGCAGGAGTCGAACCCACGACACATGGCGCTTCAAGCCATTGCTCTACCAGCTGAGCTATCGTACCCTGCTGATTTGCATAATACAAATCAGACATGGTCGGAATATTAACGGCTTGTTTTCAGCTGACGGTCATTAAGCCGTAGTCTGTGAAACTAAATGAGTGCTTCGCTAATATTCAGACAAAATTTTAGGGCCGGATTTAGTTTTTACCGACATTTCTACCATAACATACTTCAGTCACCACTGTTTAAAATAGCTTAAAAACTTAAGCGGGTTGGAATCGATATCCAACAAGGTTCACTGTGTCTTGGAAATTGTCTGTAATATCATACAGCATTAATTTAATCTTCAAGGATTTCACTTCGCTACGTATCCGCAAACTCTTATAGACTGTTTCCAGCCATCAACCTTGTTTCAGCACCGTGAGGACTCCCATACGCTTAAACGCATTTTGTTCCCCCGCCTAGAGCATCGGATGTACATTATTGCCTACATACATAAGTACCTAACACTGTTTCACATCATCATGTGTCAAAGCCTCTTTTGAAGACTCCAGCGCTAGTGCGTTAGCTCGACTAACTATTCCGCCATAAAACAGGACTCCACCTGTAACTTATGTATTCAACAATTATTATGCAACTGTACAATATTAAGCTCGCGACTTCTTAATATTATCCGTACAGGCTGAGACTAACACTCAGCAACGAAGTGGACTGCAAAACATCAATATATTGCGATGCAGCAAACCTACGACTTATCTCGTGTTATAGTTCTGTCACCAGAACATCAACGCAAAAGTATTCAATTCCCTCGTGATACACCCGTGTTGGTGCATTCGTCTGACCCTTTATCGGCACTATTGAATAATATGTTCAGTAGCAGTCTAAACATGTATTCGCAAGTACAGGTCAGACTCAACGAGAGCTTATACCCCACGATTACGTCTACCTTTGTATGGTTATTTATGATAGAAAACCAAACCTAACCCAAGTCCTGTAGAAATCTACAAGCATAAGCATGCTCACAACCCTTTTGGGGCGTGCCGGTTTGTACATGATGAACACAGCCATCAACATGTTTCCTATTGCGGGGACAGGATTCGAACCTGCGACCTTTGGGTTATGAGCCCAACGAGCTACCACTGCTACCACCCCGCATAAATATTATCATGTGAGAAAATCTCACATCTATAAAGAAAACACATGTGCGAACTTCTTACATCTAACATATAGAACCATCACTTGATAAATGTACAGGGACTCTTTTAGCTTAAAGTTTCGGCTAAAACAGTATATTTTTAGGAGATATTTATCATCATGATGTGAGAAGTTCTCACAATAGTCTGTACGGGAATCGAACCCGTGATACAGCCTTGAAAGGGCTGTGTCTTAACCACTTGACCAACAGACCAAATATAGTTCGAGCAGGACTTGAACCTACAACCTCACGCTTATCAAGCGTGTGCTCTAACCAATTGAGCTATCGAACTAAGTTCGCGACGAATCGCGATGCCGACTATAGGATTTGAACCCATGACCTACGCATTACAAGCGCGTTGCTCTACCAACTGAGCTAAATCGGCGGTTATGAGTTAACACTCATAAGCACATCTGATTTGTAATCACCTTCTTTTGGAACCATGTCAACTGACGGCTTCCAAAACAACAATTTGGGTATCCTTCACTTCGTGCCACCTTTGGAACCATGTCAAATAGACTGCTTCCAAAACCTCGTTTTGAAGTTTATTTGACTGATTGAGACCCTAAATAACAGTGGTTTCTCAGAAGTTACCTAATACGATTCACGTTTTACTTAGCATTGCTTCTCTGAGTAAAGCACATTACTGTTGGCCCCTTAGGATACAACCTTGACAATTCAATGGTTAGCGCACCCCTTACGTTCGTATCCAAATTGTACGCCGAGTTTTAATGTCTTTGCTGTGACAACAGACCCTACAGGAATCGAACCTGTTTCAACGGTTTTGGAGACCGCTATAATACCAATATACGAAGAGTCTATTTTAAAGAGGAGAATTCCCGCATGAGAGCAGTTCATCTCCGAAGGTGCACTACAAGACTCGAACTTGCACTGTCAGATTCACAGTCTGATGTGTTAACCTTTTCACCAAGTGCACCAAAATGTGGAAATACCGCAAATGCGATACTTCCGTACAAACGTTGGACAGTCGTTTGCACAAACGCTAAAATAAGCGTTTATCCAAAAATATTGTGTTTTGGCAAAAATCTTGTCACGTCCGCTACGATGCGTCCATACATAACCTTGTGACAACTGGAGTAGCTGGATTCGAACCAACGATGAGAGAGTCAAAGTCCCTTGCCTTACCGCTTGGCTATACTCCATCAGCTTGATTGTTTCGTTTTGAACAAACGATACAGACTTCAACTTTTGGAACCATGTCAAATAGTCATTTGACTGATTGAAGCCCTAAATAACAGTGGTTTCTCAGAAGTTACTTAATACGATTTACGTTTTACTTAACATTGCTTTTCTGAGTAAAGCACATTACTGTTGGCCCCTTAGAACACAACCTTGACATTTCAATGGTTAGCGTGCTCCTTACGCTCGTAGCCAAATTGTACGCCGAGTTTTAACGTCTTTGCTGTGACAATAAGAGCAGGGTGGGATTCGAACCCACGAACCTTGCGGAGCAGGGTTGCAACCTACCGTGTTTAGCCACTTCACTACCTACTCATTAAAACAGCCCTAAACTTTTGGAATCATATCAAAGGTGACTGATTGAAGCCCTAAATAACAGTGGTTTCTCAAAAGTTACCTAATATGACTGGCGATTTACTTAGCATTGCTTTTCTGAGTAAAGCACATTACTGTTGGCTCCTTAGAACACAACCTTGATATTTCAATGGTTAACGTGCTCCTTACGTTCATATCCAAATTGTACGCCGAGTTTTTACGTCTTTTCTTTGACAAAACGGTCTTGACGGGATTCGAACCCGCGGTCTTCGCCGTGACAGGGCGACGTGTTAACCACTACACTACAAGACCAGTATGACAAGCAAAACGAATTCTTGTCAAATAAGTTGACCAGACTCTTTTTTTCGTACTTCGTCCTCACAGTAAGACAATTACGTACTTTCGATAAATTAGAAACAAGTTGACGTCTGTGTTCGCCAACCCTGTAACAGTCAAATACTCAGTGCGGGACTTGAACCCGCACGGCCGTATGGCCCTGGGATTTTAAGTCCCATGTGTCTGCCTATTCCACCAACCGAGCATGAATGCATCATGTAGGAGTCGAACCTACAAGCTCTTTCGAGCATCAGGGTCTAAGCCTGACGTGTTTGCCAATTTCACCAATGACGCAAATATTAAAATATACAAGTAAAATGTATTTTACTTTGGCAACTCAAGATACCCTTTGGAACCATGTCAAACACTTATTTGACTGGTTGAAACCTAAGTAACAGTGGTTTCTCAGAAGTTATCCAACACGACGGGCGTTTTACTTGGCATTGCTTTTTTGAGTAAAGCACATTACTGTTGTTTCTTAGAACACAACCTTGATGTTTCAATGGTTAGCGTGCTCCTTACGTTCGTATCCAAATTGTACGCCGAGTTTTAACGTCTTTGCTGTGACGAAATTGACTCAAGATACAGGGTTCGAACCTGTGACAGCCGGATTAACAGTCCGGTGCTCTACCAGCTGAGCTAATCTTGATGATAAGCGAGCAACGGGAATCGAACCCGCACCGACAGTTTGGAAGACTGATGTTCTACCTTTAAACTATGTACGCATATATGGACACTAGTGGACTCGAACCACTGACATCTAGTTTGTAAGACTAGCGCTCTGTTACACAAAACATACCTAAAGGTATATTTTATGAGCCTTTCTAAATCATGTTTAGAAATTCTTCTTGCTTCTTCCTGTCTGGTTTGGTTTCATATCTTCCAATATAAAATCTACTCCCATGTGATATAACCGTCCACAAGCGTAATTTCCCGTGTAACCCACGGTAGTAACTAGTTTAAAACTGCGGTTAAAACAGTATATGTTTTCATTTATAATAGAACTTGGTTTTTGTTCTAAGAAACGCTCACAACGGAGATAAGTGTCCAAAATAAGGAGAATAAGAGATTTGAACTCTTGCGCCGCCGTAGCGACCTAACTGTGTAGCAAACAGTCCTCTTCACCACTTGAGTAATTCTCCAAAAATAGATGCCGAAGGACTCGAACCGTAACTTAAAATAAAATTTAGCATTACTATTTCAAGATTATTTTTAGTGTTTTTCAACACAAGGTCATACGGTTAACCTCTTCCATTCAAACTCAAATTGTTTCAATTTTTAACCATACAACAATTACTTTTGTTTGAATTTCTAACATTACTACAATGCCGTAAAGGGAAATGCTAGATTGTCTCGCATCTATACATCTTTATACGACAAGATTTTTAGGTTATTTTATACGTTATCGGTATAACCTTGACCTCTTCGAGCTATGACAAAACTTGCTCCGGCATGAATATTTAATTTCATTGTTGGACAATATTTCTGTTTGGCAACCCAGCTTGTCCATGCGGGATTGACTTTTCTTAAGTGAATATAATTGCGATGACAGATATTTTCCATAATATCTATGAATTTACGATAAGCGAGTGAATGTAACATATCATTATATTTTTTACCCGTCTTGGTTACAGTTTTGGCTTTGGTATCCTTAAAATTAAGGTCTTCAATAATGATATCTTTGCCTGTTGCTAAAGCACGCTTTTTAACCACTGTCGCAATAGTTTCTAAATCAGTTTGAGTGGCATCGCCTTGTTTAAAGCGATACAGCATCAAATCTGTATCAACCATATGACCTAATTGATTTGTTTCTGTCAATGTCACAAATCCTTTGTTGAAATCAAGACCAATTACACCATGAGATGAACGTGTTACAAAAGATGTGTCGTCTCTTTGTATTTCAAAAGTGCAATATAAATAGTAACGCCCGTTTTTCTTAATGATTTTATAAGATAATGGACTATTGTGATTAGTAAGAATTGAAATTAATTCTTTTTTATGATAGTTAAAATGAACTTTACCAGTTACATATAAACCACGTTGGTCTTTAAAACCACCAATATCTTTACGTAACTTCACATCAAACTGATTGTTTTGTTTGTTATAAGATAACTGTAACAATTGATTGCATGCTTTTTTAGCCTTTTCACCAACAAAAGATAATTGGCTATCTCTATGCTCTATAAATTGTTCATAATCACGCTTAAGTAAATGTTTCGTGCCAAAACACAATTTATAAATATTGTGTTCAATTTGATACTGCAGATTTTCTAATTTTTGTTTCTTATGGTTAAGATGATTCTTTTTAGCAACCAACTTACGTTTTAAATTACGATGTCTAACTAACGATACGGATTTGTCATTTAATCGTAAAAGGGTTTTATTATTAGCAACTGTCAGCTCAAGTTTATTAATTGTTGTTTCTAATGATGAAATTTTATGTTCAAGTTGAGATTTTTCATATTGTTTCAAACCCTTTAAAGCATTCAAGGTGCCTTGCGCATCTAAAATGATTGAATTAGCGGTGCGTCTTAAAACACCATATTTGGTTTGTAGGTGTGTATTAAAAGCGGATTTGTTAAAGTCAGTATCACGTTTAATAACATGAAAGCTTTCACGTTTCGCTTTACTATATGTTGCAAAACATGTGTCTACATATTCAATTAAATCATGATTTTGTTCTTCATGCAATTGCGCAACAACAGTAAATTTGCGTGATATCATTTGTTCCTTTATCATCTAATTCGTATAGACATCCAAGTGTTTCTATTATATCATAAGTTTATAACTTTGTCAAGCACTTTTTTACGATAAATTCATTATATCATAAGATTTCTACTTTGTCAAGTCTTTTTTGCAAAAAAATTAAATTTTTTAAGACTTCAAAAGGTTTCATTAAGGAAATGGGGTTTTGGGGATACTCCCCATATGCCACTTTGTGTATACAAAGTGGTAAAAAGGAAAGAGAAAGCTGTTTTCACAACTTCCTCTTAAACATTACAAGACAACAATTACCTTGTTGCCAACGACATATACGTGTGTATATGCTTGGAGATTTGAAACACGACGACGTTCAGCGCCATTTTCAGTTACAAAATGAACTTGGACATCATCACGTCCAGCAAGATGAGCAACAGTCAAAATCTTGTTAGCCGCTTCAGGATTTGACTCATATTTGTCAGCCAACGTGCCTTGCTTATAAGCAAAAGCAAAGTCAGCGGGAATTTCTGGAAATTCTGTAGCTAGTTTTAAACGAGCTTGACTTTCAAAGCTGACGAAAACATCATGATAATCATCATTGTACCATTCGTCTTCATCTTCATCGTAGTAAGCGTCCTCAACCAATTCGTCGGCCAATTCACGCAGTTGTTCAAGAGTTTCTACACCTGCACCATACTTAAGAAATTCCACATCGTACCGTTCAAGTACACTGGTGAATTCGTCTTGTGGTTCATCAGCTACATGATTACCTGCCAAAGCTTGTGCGATTTCGTCAGGAGTAAACCCCGCTGCACGCAAAGCAATCGCAATTTCAGATGCATCATGACCGGCTGTTGCCGCACGAAGAACAAATGAATAAGTATCACCGTTTTCAACCAAGACCCAGTTCTTAAGGTTTTCTGGTTTTACATCACGTGCTAATGCATAGAATTCGGCAAATTCTTGTACAGATGCAAATTCTACACCATTAAAAGTAACCGCTTTTGTCACTTCGTCTACAGTGATTGGAGTTGTGTCTTGTTCATTATTGAAATTGAATCGTTTCATGTTTTTACCTCTATTGTTTTAAATTGAAGATGTCTCTTCTTTTATTATATCATAATTTGTTGAATTTTGCAAGCGAAAATTGCACCCTGACTTTTAGAATCATGTCAACAGACATCTTCTAATGAATTTTGTTTGACTGATTGAAACCTAAGTAACAGTGGTTTCTCAAAAGTTACCTACACGACTTGCGGTTTACTTAGCATTGCTTTTCTGAGTAAAGCACATTACTGTTGTTTCTTAGAATACAACCTTGACAATTCAATGGTTAGCGTACTCCTTACGTTCGTGTCTAAATTGCACGCCGAGTTTTTATGTCTTTGCTGTGACAATTATTGATTTATAATCATTGTTGATAGCCTGACGGAATTTTTTCACTTGTGTCAGCCAAACGAAAAGTCTTCCAAACGTTTTGTTTGGTGTCTTTGCCCCGTTCGTCTAACCAGTAAGCGATTTGATAATTGTCACTATAAATATCACCTAAAACAACCTCTAATGAACCAGAATTCAAACTGTTATAATCAGTTGATGACTGATAAGCATTGAGGGTGTGATGTGAGTGAACTCGCATAAGTGGAACAATATCTTGACCCACAATATCATTTTGCCACTGAGTTTCAGATACGGATGTGTTCCCCCAAGAATTCACTTGAGGTAAGACTAAAATATCTAAATACAAGTCTGTTGGCAATCGTGGAATATGTGGAAGTTTTTGAGAATCGTCTTTGGTCACAACAAGCACCTGAGCCTCTGACATAAAGGCGTCATATACTTGTTTGAAGTATTCTTTAATGACATCAAATAATTCAAATTGGTGACGAATGTCTACACCAAGAATTTTATCATTGACCTCATCATAAGAATATAAAGGATTCTCTTTATAAACAACTGGTTTAGACGCGATAAGAGCTCTTAAAGCGTCTTTATCCATTTCTTCTCCATGATGTTGTATTACCTGTCAATAAATCACTTACCCACAAATTAGCTGTAAATGACTCGTTTTGTGATAATTTATAGACAATTGATGAAATGATGTCAGCATTTCTGACATTTGCCATCATTGCTTGTGGTTTACTTTCAGCATTGTCTGCACAATTCTGTACTAGACCCGGATTTTCATCATGAATGTCTTTAATGACATTAATGTCTGGGAACAATTGTAACATGTTAGGTAATGTAACATGAGAAATGTCACCCATAATGTCTTTAAATTCAACATCGTAGTTTGAGAACAGGACAACTTGACCACCTTGGTCACTGTTGCCTGAGTCAATAGCAATGATGTCTTGAGCTCCACTCAATTCCGTTACAGCTTGATTGATGAGTCGACGGGTTGCAACATTGTCTAATGCTGAAATGATAATTGGTGTTTCATCTTCATCAAGGTTGATAAGTAAATCAGCTACCAATTCATCAACATTTGTAATGTATTCATGATGGGGGATAATGTTTGGAGCTGACGGAACTATCGAACTAAGTCGATTAGTTAGAGCTTCAACTTTGGAAATGTCAAGGTCGTCCTTAGTAAAGGCTTGACGTTTGAGGTTTTTGAGTTCTACAGTGTCACCATCGTAGATATCGATTTGTACATCTTTTCCTGCGAACAGGCGTGTGAGAAATTCTAACACGAATCCCCCTGTACCGCCTGTACCAAAGAGAAAAATGTGAGGTTTAAGTATCTCTTTGAATTTAAACATTTTCACCTTTTCGTGGTCGTTTAAGACATAAAGTTTTTGTTTGAATAATATGGTCAACAATTTTCAATGATTCATTTGACTGTTCATGTAAAGCAAGTGAATTACGTAAGTTCATCAAATTGTCACCGTTGTTACCCGTAAGAGGAACAAACCACAAATCTGACTCAGTCAGATTTGTGAGTGCTCCAATATTAAAACGTAAATCTGTTGACATATTAGTCTTCCAAGTCTTTCAGACGTTGGTCAATTTCTTCAAGTGACAAGTTTTGCAACTCTTGCAGTTGTTTTTGCGCTTTGAGTTGTTCTAATTGGCTACGTTGAGCTTGTTTGACCATAGCGTTACGTTGAGCTTCTTCTTCAGCAACACGTACATCAATGATATGTTTTACAATTTCAAAAGACAAGGCTGTTTCTTTGTCCGTCTTCTGAACGTTTGCACGTACGAATGACTGTGGCTTTTCTTTTTCCAATTCAGCGTTCAACTTGATGGCAAGAGCGTCAAGGTTGTTATCCTTGTTGCCAACAAGTGGCAATGCCCACAAATCTTCGACTGTGAGGTTTGAAAGAGTACCTACGTTGAAACGAAGGCGTAGACGACTAGCTTTTTCAAAAATGTTCATGTGATTTGAACCTTTCTATACATGTACTTTACATAAGAGTTTTTGTCCAGTTTTGTGAGTTAACCGAACATAGAAATCTTCACCACTAGTTGTAGAGAAACCATAACCTGTTACAGCATTGTCTAAGTTCTCAGAGATCTTTAGGCGGGAACCTAACAATTCAAAGACTTTACGATGCGGTACTAGTCGTGGTTCTAAATATTCATTAAAGAAACCACGAATTGGTTCAGTGATTTCAACATCTTCTGTTTCAAAGATGTAATGTTTGTTACCAACTTGTGATGTCCAATAGTTTGGTGATGTGTAGAGGCGTTTAACTTCTACAAAGGAGTCAGCTGTCACAAGTTCTTCTTTAAGAAGTTCTGAAATATGTTCAATTTCAACACTTGAACCAGATTTCTTAAAGGTGACAAGTTTGTGACGACGGAAATAATGGTCAACCTTTTGGTCATATGAAAATGTACGGATTTGACCTTGAATTTCGAACTGAAGTTGGAAACCAAGTCCTGTGTTTTCACGTTGAGCAAATTGGTCAACAAAGATGTCATAGCGCCCATTTGGCATATCAGACACTTGAGCCCATACGATGTTTTCAACAGGTTCACGAGTTGTACCTCGTCCGGCATTCATATCAACGTCCAAATGTCCACCAGCAACATGTTTACGTCCATAATAGATTTCTCCATTTGGTGTAAGGGCATGTAGGTCTAAGTCATCATGGTTGTACCATGCAAGACTGAAACGTACATCACCAGTGATGTTACCACCAGCGGCTTTGACTTTTTCACGAATGGCGTCAGTTGTATCAGAATTCAGATACGTCCATGCAAAGTCATTATCCCACGCAAACATATTCTGACCACCAGTACCTTTGGTCAAAGTCACTTGGTTTTTGAAAATGTGCTTGGTTGGCAATAACTCAACCTTAGTTAAATCTGGAAGTGATGTCAGAAATTCTTCCATGGTCACGTCTTTTGCTTTTGCAATGTCAACTTTAGCTGTTGATTTAGACATCTCATCAGACAGTTCATCAAAAACATTTAGATTCTTGGTTTCTGTTGTACGGAAGAGGACATGTTGAGCTGGGATGTCTGTTTCTGTTGCAACTTGACGATGAACAGAGTCCAAGTATCCCAATTCAGCTAATTTAGCTTTAGCTTCTTCAATTTGACGTGGTGTCACAAGTGCTTGGGTACGTTTTTAGTTTTGCGGAGCTACACGTGTTTCAAAAGCTGAAACAGCACGTTCAAGGTCTACACCTTCAAAAAGGTCTGTTAAAAGTGTACCAATAACCGTGTTACGGAAACGAACACGTGGGCCAAATTTAAAGGCTGTATCCCATAACCAACGGTCTTTGTTTTCAACTTGGTCATAGGCTAGTTTCAATTCTAACCATGTTTGAAGTGTCTTCAAATGTTCAAGACCACGATAGAGGTTGTTGTCTTGAATGAGGTCAATCACCAATTCAAGGTCATTGAGGTCTACTTCGTTCATTGAACGTTCAAGAACTTGTTTGGTTGCTTCTTGTTCACCAAGAATTTCCGCACGATTGTACTTGACAAATTCTTTTGGTAATCGAATGTAGAAATGTTCCCATACGATACTTTCGTCATAGTTATCCATGCTTGGTTGATGACCAGCAACAGGTTCTTTTTCCAAGAAATAACTTTGAATTGGAGCTGATTTAACAGCTTCTGAAAGCTTTTCTACTACTGGGCCAAAATAAGAGTCAACGTTAATATCCCAAACAGATTCCAATTGACCATTGTTGATAGCTATGAGACCACCAATACGGCGAATGTAGTTTTTGTCATAGTTGGCGTCATAGTAACGACGTTGACGGAAGATTTGGTTGTGTTCAGTCGGAATAGACTCTAAATACAAGTCCCAAAGTTCATCACCTGAAATGCTTGAACGGACAAGTGTTTTACCACTTGATAAAAGTGTTTGGACTTTTTTGTCCAAGGCTTGTGCTAATTCATGAAAAATCATTTATTCACCTTTCAAATAACGGATTTCATAAGAAATTGCGTAATTACCCACACTTGGGTAATCAATAACAGCTAACTCAACAGCCGTTGGCTTTTTAATCGTGCCATAAAGTTCACCATTTTTACCGATGTAACCTAAGTGATGAGCTGAACCATTTGCTAGAGGTGCAACAACCTTGATAGCGTTTGGGTCATATGGGTTTTCAGGTTCAGGTAACAATAGAGCCTTCATTTTACGAATTGGAACATTATTAACATCGTGAAGTTCTCCACCAAATTCATGGAAACTTGGTTGTTCACGGAAACTTGTACCTACAACTTTTTCAATCACATAATGACTGCCTGATGTTCCCAACAGACGTTGTACAACTTTAGATGTGTAGTCATTGGTGAAATCAGTAAACGGTTTAAATGTATAACCACTAACATGGTTGGTGTCATTGACCTTATTTGATTTTGTGATAATGAAAGCGTCTGGAATATTGTTTTCAATATTCACAACCAAGAGGTCTTGAGTGCTGGTTTGGTAAATTTTCACGGTATGACCTTTGACAATTTGGTCAAATTCATACTTTTCGTACATGGTGTTATGAGCCGATACCAAACTATCACCACGACCAAACGGTTCTGTTGTGATATCAATAAGTGTTTCAGCGTTTTGTTTGATACGTTTACACAACTTATCTAGGGTTGCTCCCAAATGTGAAAAATCGTGTGTGGTTAAAATGTTTGAAATAATCATTGGATGTTTGTCACCTTTCGAATTGTCTGTTAATAATCAACAATGATATAGTTGATTGCCTTATGATACAGGTCATAGATTTCGGAGTCATCGTAGAGTTGCTCAAGGGTGATGTACTTACATGTTTCATCTGGTTGTTTTCTTAGTAGAATATTTGATGTGAAATTTGGATGTTCTAAAATCTTCTCACCAGACGCCCATTTCAAAGGAATCTTTTTAAAATATTCTTGCCAATAAGCGATATTGTCATCTGTGATAACAATAGGTGTTTTATCAAATATTAAACCTGAAGTAGTCACATATCGTTTTGGAAATGTTTCAAGAATTTTTTCGTTTGACATTTTCATTATAATCTCCTTGCTTAATAGTCTGTGAATATCAAATCTATGACTTCTTTGACATTTTGACAGTTAGTTTTTTTGATGAATTTTGAGCCTCGACCTTTTAATAACAAAACACGGTCATCTTTTAAAAATTCATCATCTAATGGTTCGCCATCGCACCATGTGAATTTGTCAGGACGTTTTTTGAAATACTCACACAAATGTGGAATATTGTTATTGGTTAACCAAATACGATAAAGTGCGTCTGGTTGTAAATTTAGTTGGGTTACAAATTCTTGTGTGATTTTCATACTGTCGACTCCTTTTGTAAATTCATTATTTATTAAGGGGTCTGGGGACTTGTCCCCATGAGCCGGCCGGGGGGGCGGCCGCGGGGGGCGGGGGGGCTCCCACGCCAAATTGATGAGCCTCATAGTCATCATCTAATGAGAATAAGACTAGTTGGGCTGGATGATTATAAACAGATTCTTCTTGTTCGATATCTTCTGTTTCTTCAATGTCCACAATGTATGGCGTTTCATCAAACAGAGATAATTATCCAAGGGGCTCAGTGTCAACTGTCGCTGATTTCAGAGCTTTACCAATATAGTCATTTACCACATTGATTTGACTGCTCATATCTACAAAGAGTTCCACAATTCCCTTATGGGCAACCTTGATGTTTCGGTATGTTTCTAGGAACAATTCTATCAAGTTTTCTTGCAGGACGTCTGTTGCAATATAATAAGCTTTGGTCTCACGGGTTTGACCGATACGGTTGATACGGTTTTGAGTTTGAATAATATCCGAAATCTCAGAGTTCAATTGATATTGAATCAAACGATTGGCTTGAACCAAGTCAAGAGATGATTTAATCATGTCTTGTGGCACAACAACAACGCTTTGTTTTTCAAACATTTCATCTAATGAGTCTTGATAAGATAAGGCGTCACGAACTTGTTTCACACTCAAATGGTCTAGGTCTAAAGCTTTAGATAATTGTACCATAGCGTTGTAATCGTTCACAACGATGAGATGTGTTTCATCGGGTTCATTTGCTAAAATGTCTTTCAAAATTGCAAACTTTTCAGTATCTTTAAGTTCTGGCAAGTCAATCAGATTTGATTGTGGAAGTTTTTCCAAAATATTCAAATCAAGTGTTGTCAAATACTCTAAGAAACGGGAGTTATTGCTTGCAAATTGAGAAATCAGGTCATAGACATTTTTTTGTTGCAAACCATCATTGAGATTCAAAATCGCATTGTTAATACGATTGGCGATGACTTTAGATTTGTAAATAGCATGGTCTGCCGTAATCTTATGAAGCGTCTTCAAGATTTCTAAGTCTTCAGCTGTCAATGGAGATGTTGTTTTGATAACATCAGCTTTGTGTTGAGTCTTTTGTTCACCAAAGAGTTCTTCTGCAATTTGCAACGACTGAGCCGTAATGGCTTTATCACCTACGAGGTTATAGAACAGTTCAAAGTTTGGTGTGTCTGATAATTCAGGAGCATAACGTAAACCAAATTGTTTTTCAGTCAATACATCTTCGATTTTCTCATAATGATTCTCACGAACATTGAGAACTAAACTTGAGAACAAATGATGATACAAGTTTTCAATATTAGACTTGGTTACATGTGTGATAGGTTCAAATTTGTCTGTCAGGTTTTCAGGGTCAAAATAACGGTGTTGGTGTTCAGCTAAACCTTCAGCTGATTGCTTGATAGAATCCGCTAAATCTTTTTCCCGTTTGACAAGTGATGAGCTGATACCGGAATTTGATTGACGTAAGGTGTGATGTGGATGCTCAATGTCCATTAAGCGGATATAATGATACCATTGAGTTGTGGTCAAGTTTGATAAGGTACCAGATAAGATAAAGGACTTATAACTTGTTGCAGGGTTTACACCTTTAGGGAAAAACTTGGTACGTGAAATGGATTTTTGAACTAGTTGGTGAATTTCATCAATAATCAAATACTCTTGAATATCACGTAGATATTTCGACTCTGGTAACGGTTGGTCTACAACGATTGCATTACTTTTAACCGTGAATGGCGATGCTAAGACTTTTGATTTGTAGATTTTACCATTGTATTCAAATGATAAATTATATTCAATGTCACTGACCTCTTCTACATTATAGAAAATTTCAAAGGTCTTAATCCATGAAGATTTAACTGACAGTTTTGGAGCAATCAAATGCTTGTTTGGTAGACGAATTTCAGCAACATTTTCTAATGGAAAACTGTCAGCCATTTTCAAATCAAGCAAGAAAATAGACTCAACAGTCATAAGGGTTTTACCAGAACCCATGTCACTGAGGTTGTAAACAAGATTTTCACCTTGTTGTGACAAGAGTCCAACTTGTTGCAGTACATTAAATTGTTGTGTTGGAGATAAGAGGAAGCCTTGAGTTCCTAGTTTTTCCTTAACAATTTCATACAGTGGTGACTTTTCGATTTTTTCTAATAGTTGGTCAGACACTTTTTCTTCTTTGTCTGAACGACGTTGTTTAGAAAACTCGATAAAAGTCTCAACCTGTTGCTCTTGAGTCATGAGGTCACGACCATTTTCAACCTTGATTTTAGAAATGATTTTTTCAGCAATACGTTGTTGCACCGCTACACTTCCACGGCTGTATTTAAGAGCACGAATCATAGCCCAACGTTCATTTTCGTCCAAATATGTCAAAATGGATAAAACATTATAGGCTTTAAGTCCGTTTTCTGTATCCAACATAATATTTTCATACATAGGATATGCTTTGATAAGATTACGGATATTTTCAACAGCTTTTTGAATATCCACAAACTGGTCATAATGGTCTTCATCTACAAAGGCGTAAGATTCTTTGGCGTAAAATTGCTCAACAACATCCCAAACAGTGTTCACGGTTGTTGGGTTTTCAACCAGACCATAGTTTGTTGTTTGTAAATCAACATCGTATCGTTTACGATAATAGTTTGCTGTTGGTAAATAAACAATCAAACGTTCATAATTTATGATATTTGGGTCTACTAACCAGTTTACATGATAAATACGATTTGTATTTCGTTCAATTAAACCTAATACAGTGGTTTTTTGGATTTCTTTTACTTGTTCAGCTTCAGCAGATGCGCCAGGCACATCGGTAACTTCATCTACACCAACAATCATGTTGGCGAAGATGTCATTAGTTTCACATCGATTAATAAGAAGTTTTGTTAACATATTCACCTAAATATAGAATAATTCATGTCCCAATTCGGTTTCTTGAATTGGTGTAGTTAAAGTATCATCCATGGCGATTGTTCCAGAATCATTGATTGCTTTACGTTCAACACTTTTTGCGATTTTAAATCCAGGTTGTAACGCTAAAACAGATGTGTCATTTTCAGTTGTGATTTTAGTTAGGGTGTGACCGGTCACAAATGATAAAGTGTGGAACTGTTCTCCGTCAGAATAAAGATACTGTTGATTTTCAATTGTAATATCCGAAAACGGATTTCGTTTATTCAGAACTGTTTGTTTGCGTGTTTCCCCATTATAGTCTGTGAAAACATCTGCAAAGGTGTCACTATGAACATCTAAAGGTACTAATGCACATCGTACACCTAAAAGTAGATTTTGATACTCTTTAATAGTGGCAGATGCTTTTTTGTAGTCTTGATACTGTTGGAAATCATATTCTGAAATCTCAAGCTGTGCCATGTTTTCCACAAAGGTGTCTAAATACTCAAAAAATTCCACAGCCATTTGAGCGTGGGTGTCATTGTTTGGTTGAAATGAAGCGTTGAAAAGCATTTTCATTTCAGCTACACTTTCAGTCAACTTTTCAACGTCAATCTTATACATACCGTTTTCAAGATAAAATCCATTGACACGGATTCGTTTTAAAATTTTATTAACGTCTCTTAATCCCATGATAATCCTTTCATTTCAAGAACAATTGTTGGGTTTTCTAACCCTTCACGTGCAAAATATTCTGATACAGGTACAATCATAGATTCATTTGCTAGTGTGTTTGCTTTACTTCGTAACAAGTTTTGATACTGAGCATAATGCTGATTATGCAATTGTCGGTCTGTTTCTTTAAACCATGTTGAAATGTTAAAGATACCCATGGAATCTTGAATTTCTTCAATGTCCTCATAGGACAAATCAGCATATTGTGTATATACATGAACCAAAGCCAGTGATACAATATCATTACGATTTGTGTAGTAACACGAATCAACATAATCAAACCAACGTGATAATTTAGCGTTAGAAGCATTCAAATATGCCAAACCATGTTTCATCATGCTGATATTGGCGCTGGTTGCTGTTGTATCATACAATACTGCTTTGATTTCGTCTGTCAATTCATCAGATTCAATAGCTGATGCGTCTAAAAAAGCAAAGAGGTCTTCTTCAGCTTCTTTTTCATATAACTCACGGGACAAGTTGTAGATTACACGATTCAATATTGCCATGAAATCTTTGGTCAGTTCAACATATTCTGAAATGGTTTCACCTTCAATGAAATAATAATTGTGGGTGTTTTTCGGCAGTTGTGCTTCTGTAATGTTGCGCACATATTGCCAACCATAATTTTCTGTTTGACACATACGATATTTAAGTCCATCGTATGTATATATTGTGGGTTGAGCATACGGTTCTTCGTATGAACGTGTTGCTATATGAAAACTATCATGTTTGTCGATTTCATGACAGGTCTCTTTCATTGCAATTTGTTTTTTATATTTACGTTTAAATTCGGAAAATAAACGTGCGATTGATAAATATTTCAATATTAATCCTCTCGTGCAAAAATAATCTTGAAGAAATGTTGCATAATTTCTACAGCGATTTCTCTGTTTTCAGCGTTTTCTAATACATAATTTCCCAATTTCCAAACGGTATCTTCACGAAGAAAATCTTCATTGTAATTGATTGGACATTGTGGGAAATAATATAAAACAGCTTCTTCCAACTCTTGTCTCTGTTCTTTAGATATTGGTAGTTGTGGATTACCATGCATAATACGGTCATTATGAAGAAACAGAGTTTCTAATGGTGTCATAATCGCTTCTCTTGGAAGTTGGCTTGGTACGAAAATGGAACCTAAACACAAATAACCAGATGATGAATAGACATGGGCCATTGGAAATGGTGTGTTATTGCGAGCAATGCGATAGACGATGTTGTCACGGTAAATCACATCTCCTGAGTTATCACTAAGGTATACAGCAAGGTCTGGGATGATTGTGTCAGTGACTTGTTCAGTATCACCCATTTTGATACGCATTTTTACAATGTGGGCTGGGACGATAACAGAATCTTTTTTACCACGCAAAACAGCCATCAAAGCTTTTTGATGGACTGTTTTGAATTGGTCTTTGATATTTTCAGGTAAGTTAGTTAATTTCTGCATAGATTTTCATTATAAATGGTGCAAAGGTCTTTGTGTTCATTTTTGCCATATCATATTCCGCTTCTTGTTCCGGAGTCATTTGATAAATTCGATTTCCAAATTTGAAACTTGAACTATTAGGCATACGAACAGGAATTGTGATGTCATCAACAATTTCAGCGAATGGATAATCATTATTTCCTAATAAAGAATAGGTGTACAGTGTTAATGTTTTTCCATTTTCAACAAATGTGTATGGTTTATAAGAATAGACTTCGTTTTGAGTTCGACCAATCAAACCAGTGTATATATTAATGATTTTATTATCACCAGTGACAATGACTAAATATTGTTCGTTTTCATTCGGTGCGTCATTTAATAAATACAGGGTGTTTGAGTCAAAGTCAAAATTGGCTGGCAATTGAGAATATTCCAAAAAGTTGTATTGTGTTTGGTTAACATTACCAATAATGGTCAAATTTCGACGGTCACGTTTTGAGTAATGTTCATTAAAATCAATAAAGATTTGTAATGGTTGGTCAGAAATATTTTGCACAATTGCAATCGCCTGCTCAAACGCTGACATATTTTGTGTTTCACCATTAAAACAGCTCCAAATTGTTGGCAACTGTTTCTGTAAGACTGTAGACTCTGTAATGTTTTTAAACTTAGGTGACTTTGATAATTTTTCATATTTGATAATTTCATCAAATAGAATACTCAAGGTCTCTAAGACATTATTTACGTTTTTCTTGTTTTGAATTAGTTGGGCTATTAAATCCATTTGGAACCTCGACTAATGTGGTTTTAATTCCTTTGAGCTGTTTTAGCTCATCAGGTGTGACATTTCCTGTCACGAGTTGTAAGTAACTTGGTTTATTTGTTATAAGCTTCATATGTTTGGTAGATAACATATGAAATGTTACCTACTTTCATTTCAGTAATATATTTTGTTTTCTCTTTTGAATTTTCTTTTTGGTAAATGTCTTTTAAGATAACATTTCCTGTGAAAAATAGGGCGTCATCAACATATAGAGCAAATCGTAGACTTTCATCTATCATTTCACCATATGAGATTTTTGTATTTTCATCAATTGTTTCAGCAAAGCTGAATACAGCTTTTTGTGAGGCTAACTTATTCAAAGACATCTTCGTCTTCCTCCGCTAGACCACATAGTTCTGCCGCGGTTGCACAAAGTTCACTGGCTTGCAATAGACGTTGTTGTCTTGTTACAAAACGTCGCAAATCTTTTACACCGTTGGCCACTTTATTACCATTAACAATAATAGGCAGCTTTAGGCGAATAGTGTCATTTTGTACACATGTAAGAATTTGTGAAAAGGTTTTGTCTGCATGAGTTTCATGACCTTGACGTGTCAAAATTTTGGCATAGGAACCATATTCTTGTAAGAGTTGAACAAGTAGTTCTTTCGAGACGGCTGTTTGAGGACACACTTCCACATTGTCTTCGCCATTGTGTTCAAATAAAAATTTGCGAGCTTGACGTTCAGCCTTGTTTAAATTTGTTGGGTTTTTTACATAAAGCGTAATCATATAGTCTCCAAAAAAAGAAGAGTTTCCTCTTCTACATTTCTAATTGTTCTTGGTCTACGATGTCTCGTAGAATTGTGTTGACAACATCTTGATACTCATCTAAATACATGATTTCATCTGTGTCAATGTTTTGATAAGCATATCCTCGTTCAGACCAGCCGGCAAAACGAATACCGTTTTCTTCTATAACAGCTTGTTCATTGCGATAGACGGCTTCTAATTCAGGAACATTTTGGGCGTAATAGGTGAAAAAGAGTTCTTTATTCTTTTTCATTACATTTTCCATGGCACGTTCACGAATTTTTGGATTACTTTGAGTTAGTTTTGTGTTTTTAAAACTAGCATTATAATAGATATTGAAACCTGCCGCCCATGCTTCATCACGTGTTGAATAATAGGCGCGGTCATAATCATATGGGCCCCATAAGGCGTCTAATTCTTTTAAATACTCATTATAAATTGGAGTAAAATCAGAATAGTCAGATAAGTCATGATAAACACCATTACTGTCTGGTTTACCAACATAGTTTACAGCATGTCCAAATTCATGGACAATAGAACCTGTTGAATACATGCTGACATGTAAATTATTATCTGTAGCCAACATAGGACTCATGGTGTTTGGTACTTCATATTTGGTTTCATGACGTAAAAAGAACCCACGAGTACGAACATTATCGTCTTTGAAGTCGGGGTTTTTATCGCCTGATTTGTCATCAACAAAGACGATTTTAATGTCGTAAGGTTTCATGAATTTCATTCGGTCAAGAAATTCTGTTAGCTCATAAGACATAGAGTCAAAATAAGCTGTAGTGATGTCTTTTTTCTTTTTGTAAGTCATTAAGACAACACTAAAATGTTCATTTTCAAAGTGAACATCCGTCATTGGGATATTCAGTAAGTTGCTTCTCATAAATGTTATCCAGAGCCTGAGTTCTGGAGCCTCGTTTCTATTTTAAAGTTACTTGACCAGTTTGATAGTCAATATTGTATGATGGTGATTGATTTGTTAAGAGAACATAGCGAGCGTCACCATTTGTTGCTTGTGAATGTCCACCAATTTCAATTGGAATTGTGTTTCCGTTTTCATCAACGCCAACCCATTGCATGTACATTTGTTTTAAAATAAGACCATTACCTTCATATAAAGGTTTCACATAATAGTCTAAACGGTAATTTGGATGTGTTGACAACCAAGAATCAAGTCGTTGTTCGTAATACAACATACCGTCAGGGTTGTTTTCATCTGTACCATTACCTTCAACACCACGATTGAGATATCGTGTTGCCGTTACTAAGTTATCATAATAATCATTTACACCTGAGAATTGGTATCCAACCATGTGGGTACGGTCATTAGCCCAGTTGTTCTTGAGCTTATAATTGCGCCAACCAGCCGGATTTGTATTGATTTTTCCAGCACGTTTCAAACCATTTTGACCCGGTTCTTGTGCGTCTGATACAAGAATATGTGCAAATGTTGGTCGGCCAAGTTCGTCAGGACTGCCCACAACAAATTTAGCACCAAATTGAGCTGAACCTAACGGGTTTCCAAATTCGTCAGTTGTTGATTCGGTTTCATCAGTCAAACGTTCAACAAAGTAATCTGTTTGATTTGTTGGTGCTTGCGATTCTTGTGTCTTATTTTGGATGATTTGCTGAATATTTTCAACAGGGTTTTGGTCACGGTGTTGATAGAAATGCCATGCAATTCCAGCAATTGCTCCAATGAGAATAATAGACAAAAGTCCTCTTAGGCAACCTTTAATGATACCGATGATGCTGATTAGTGCACAAATAAGTAGGATAAGTAAAATCATATTAACCTTTCAATGATTCCAATAAGTCTTTTGGATTGATTTGATATTTTTCTACAAAATATGCGATTTTAGCGATATTTTCATCAGTAATTTGTGAACCAACTAAGTCAACAACGTTTTGTTGGATTTGACTGTCGGTATTGATGAGGGTACGTATTGTATCAAATGTCTCTTGTTTAACAGTGATTTGTTCTCCATTAATCGTGACACTTGTATCTCCATTTGGAACCATAGCTGTCGTGACTTTCGCTTTTGCGGTTAAGACCGTTTTTAAACCGTCAACCACCATTGGTTTAACTGAGTCAACAGAACAGGCTGCCAAAAATAGAGCCATACTGGCGCAAAGTAACATTTTCTTCATATTTTAACCCTTTCGGTTTTAAGTCTGTCACTTTTATTATATCATACTTTTCGCATTTTGTCAAGTAATGCACCTTTCGTAAGGCCACAATTTACTTCATTAGATGAATGGGGTTAGGGGCAAAGCCCCGTGGGGCAGTTTTGTGTATACAAAACTGCAAAAAAAGAGAATTATTAATTCTCTTTTTGACTACTTGATGTGCTAGAACTTGAACTGGTGGATGAACTAGACGATGATGAACTAGATGAAGATGAACTTGAATATGTTGGGTCTGGTTTATAATCAGGGCTAATAACAGCTGTTACGACAGTACCCTTTTTGATATAAACATAAGAACTTAAAGTGGTGTCATCTACTTTTAAGAAATTGACTTTGCTGTCTTTACTTAAAACATATCCTGTTTTGGGCTCATCTCCCGAAATCAAGAAACCAGCATTTTGAGCGTCTTCATAAGTCTTAATATCAGATGCTTTGATATATTGAGATTTTGTTAAACCTTCAAATATCTTTTTCGCATTTTCCCATGCGTCTTTGTCTTTTTTATATTTGTTCTGTTTGACAGCTTGTTTCCAACTCGCACTGGTTAAGATTTTATTGATATTTTCAATATTCTTAAATCGTGTTAATTTGTGCTTGTCAATGTATGTTACCATTTCAGATGTGCTTTCATCTGTAACAGACAAATCGATTTTAGCAACACCATTTTCAATAACACCAAATTGTGGTAAATAGGTGTCAATAAAGGTGTTCAAATTCGTGTAGTCTGTTGCAATTGCATTTAAACGGTCTAAGATGTCTTTATCTGTATCGTTTGTGTGTGAAATGACACGTGAACTGATTTGGGTGATGACATCAGCCAAGGCTTGATTATCTAAACTTGTATAGGCGGAAGTTTCAACGTCATAGACTTTAATATACAGGGATAATAAGTCTTGTGCCATTTTGGCTTCACCTGTTTCCAACTTATAATGTTTAAGAATTTTCTCACTTCGTGAAACAGCTTTACGGGCTTTGTCAATATTAGCTGACGACAAACCTTTATTAGCTTTTACCTCATCTAACACTTTAGTGACATCTGTTAAAGAATTAACATCATCAACCATATCCGCTGAAATATTGTTTTTAACAAATTCTGCAGGCAAGTCAGATAATTTACCTTTGAAACTAGATTTGTCCCATTGGGATTTGGAATCTGACCATTGTTTATAAATTTGATAAGAATCAGCCAAAGCCAGTCCAGTCAAAACCAGACTGACTAAGGTGATGAGAATTGTAGCTCTTCGACTACGTTTTTTCTTTTTTCGATTTTCTTTATCAATACGTGATTGTGTTATACTCATTACTAATCCTCTAATATATTATATAGGGAACTATTGATAATATTGGTATTCTCAAGTTCATCTGGAGTCATTTGATAAAAATCAAAACGTTGTTTGTCTTTACCAGTTAAATCTTTTGACCACGTACTCTTAATATCTGATTGAGAATTTACACTTTTGATGGTGTTAAATATTGAATAGTTTCCACTAATTGCGGGTACTTCTACACCTGTTGATAAAGAACTATCAATGTCTGCAGAGTCTGTAATAGCCCAATGTGTATCGAAACCAGAACCACCTAAAAATGATACCGTTGATGGTTGTGTCCAGTTAGGGACATTACGTCCAGCATTTAATTGTAATTGTAAATCACGACCTAACCATTGTGGGCCTTTGAAATCGTCGGCCAGCTGTGGAGACTCATTTGGCTTATCATATCCAAACCATAAAGCAATTGAATAACCACCATTGGTAATTGAATCATACCAAACATCAGAACCACCAATACCATACGCTGGATATGCCCCTGACGTGGCGTCTAAGGCTACTGAACCCGTTTTGCCAGCATATCCCTCATATTGGGGAATAGCGGCCTCTTTGGCCGTATATGGAGCTGATACGACACCTCTAAGCATTTGTGACAAAACAAAGGCTGTTGATGCATTCATGGCTTGAACGCGTTTTGGTTCAACTACTTTTTCACTTTTGTCAACAAAGGTGATTTTGTTGATAAATCGTGGCTCCGTATAAACACCGCCATTATTAATCGCGTTGTAGGCTGCAGCCGCTTGTAAAGTGGAAATGTTAATACCAATACCGTCAACGGATGAATAAGATGCTTTCACGTCTAATCCAACTCCATTAAGGAATTTCTTCATACGTGTGGAACCTAAGATTTCGTCATCAATACGTCCAACAGGTGTGTTAAGGGACATGCGCAAAGCATATTGAATGTTTTGAACACCATACGTATAATTACCATAGTTGTTCATATAAACACTTGTGCCTGGATATAAATAAGGGGCTGTTGAAAAACTACTTGCTGTATTATATTGATTACCAAAATATTGAAGCAGCGGTGCATAGGCTGTGAATGGTTTTGTTGATGAACCAGAACTACGAGTGTTTTGCGTTGCTCGGTTTAATTCATCGTCAGTATAACGACTTCCAACCATACCAACAACAATACCTTCAGAGTTGATAACTGTTGCTCCAACTTGTTCTGAACCACCTTCGCCGTCTTGATAATATTGAGCATTACGAACGGTGTTGGTGATGTTGTCAAACGTTGTTTGATTGAGAAATGTATGAACGGTTAATGATGCGTCTTTTGGATTATAACCTAAACGATAAAGTTCATTTAATACTTCATCTGTATAAACCTTATATTTGAGATTTTGAAGACGTTGGGCTTCTGATTCTCTAAAACGTGGTTGTAAATTAGAGGTTAAATCATAATTCTTAGCTTCTTCATATTCTGTTTTGCTAATAAGTTCTTCATCTAATAAGATTTTAAGAACTGTACGCATACGTGTTTGAGCATCTTCAGGGTGTTCATAGAGATTATAACCACTCGGTGCTTGACCTAATCCAATTAAATAAGCTTGCTCTGCAATGTTTTGAACGGTACGTTCAGAATATTGTTCTGGTATTTTGCCAAAATAAGTCATCATAATAGTTGCTAAGCCAGTAGCACCTTCAGAATATTCTAAAGAGTTCACATACTTAGTCAAAATATCTTTTTTGCTAAATTTCTCAGCGACTTGACTGGATAAATGAATTTCTTGAATTTTACGGGTAACGGTGTCAACACCTCGTCCGCCATTGAAATACTTATTCTTTATCAACTGTTGGGTCAAGGTTGAACCACCACGTGGGCGATAAGACTTATTGATTTTTGAATAAACAGAGCCTAAAATCATTACGATTTGAGCTTTTAGAGAAATACCCTTATTTTCCCAAAAAGATTTATCTTCAGTTGCGATGAGTCCTTTTTTATAAAGGTCAGGGATTTGCTCATAGGTTATTTCGGTATAACGTGTGGCTGGGTCTTGATAAATAACATTGTCACTGTCATCTAAAATCTTTGTTGGGCCAAAGGTATTGAGTTGCTGACTATTTACATCCGGCAAAGTTTTTAAATGGTTTTGAACAAAGATAACAGCCAAAAGGCTTGTTAAAGTTACTAATACAATTGTAATTGAAGCAAACCATTTGAAAATGGTTTTGAGTCTTTGTCGTTTTCTTTTCTTTTTCTGAATATCATAGGGTTTTGTCATGTTTACTCCTTTGAAAAAAAAGGGCTAGTAGCCCCCGTATGGGAATGTACCCCATAGTTTTAATAACTCGTAAATACTTCCATGAAATCGATTATTTAACTGTAACTCAACGAAAGCTCTGTGAGACTCTGGTGAATCATAACCAGCATGACCTGAACCGGTCTGACCAAAACCAGCACCTTCAATTTTGTACATTACGTATACAGCTTCAGCTGCTGTCAAAGCATCGATTTCAGCGTCTAATTGAGATGTGTGGTTGACATGTCCAGTGCCATTTGACATTTGGTTAATGACATTTTGAGCTCGTTGAGACTGTTGCATTACTAAAAGTCCATCAGCACCATATTTCACATCACGGTCTGTTGACGGTGTCGCTGTTGTTGTTTCAGACTTTTGTGTTGTTTGGGCTTTTTTAGCTTCTTCAGCCTTTTTAGCTTCCTCAGCTTTTTTGGCTTCTTCTGCTTTACGAGCTTCTTCAGCCTTTTTAGCTTCTTCGGCTTTACGGGCTTCCTCTTTGGCTTTAAGCGCTGCCTGTTTCTTAGTCTCCATGTTGTGTTGAGATGTTTGATTCAGGTCATTGACTTGTTTAGATAGACTTTTCGTTTTTAAGTTCTTTTCTTGACGTTTTAGTTTGTCAAGTTTCTTTTCTAATTTTTCAACTTTTGTTTCTTCATCAGTACTGGTGGTGAAGTAGGCTACTACGTTATCCCACCATGAACGGTTTTCTTCTTCCTCTTGAGCCTTATGTAGCTGTTTTTTGACTTGACTAATCTCATTAGTAACTGTTTTTACATCATCTGCAAAAACAGGAGAACTAGTCAGTAACAGTAATGAGGCTGTTAAAACTAATTTCTTCTTCATACTCCTATTATATCATCTTTTCTTTGGTTTGTCAAGACAAAAGAAGCCTTACGGCTTCTCTGACTTGTAATAATTTGCTAATTCAACATGTAATTGCTCTAGCTCTTCATGTTCTTCTTGACTGATTGGTACCGCTTTGACATAAAGTTTGAAACCAGTTAAGGGTTTACGTCGTAATGGTAGACCATGATTTTTACGCCAATTGTTTGACCAATATTTGGCATATTCATAATCACCATTTATTTCTTGATAAATAACATGGTCATCATTGTCTTCATTGATACAGATAATGAAATCTTGGTAGTTAATGTCTTTTAAATCTTTAGTCATGTTTGCCTCTATTATATAAAACAATGTTACTTGTGTGGGTAAAATACTCATGTCCGTCTTTAAATGTGACACGTATGGAGTCGGTCTTATTTTCTCGAGCCCATGCTGAAATTTCACCTTCAACAATGTCACCATTTGGTAAACGAATTTGAGCATAGTCGAATTGGTAACGGAAACCAAACATTTCTTTGTTCCCTAAAAGACCTAATAAATGAGCAGTCACTACAATGATGAAAATAAGCACTGGAATACTAGCAAATGTTAATAGTTTTCGCTGCATGTTACCTCCAAATCAACATATAAACAATAAATAAACAAAATGTGACAAAATACCAATAATATTTTGCGTCGATTAAGACCTTTTGTCCAACTTTATAGAGCTTGATAAAAGGGCCACGATGTTTCACCCATTTCTTATTACCATATTTCTCATATTGTTGAAACGGATAAAACCACGCTATACCTTGGGCACTAAAAGCGTCACCAACTAAGTGACTAGTATATCCTAACGCTAAACCATAGGTAAATGGGTAAATGAGTTCTGGACTAATGTGTGCTAACCAAAATAAGAGAATTAAGGGCCAAACTGAATGAGTAATACCCCTGTGGGCAACTTTGTTAAGTAATGGGATACGTCGCCGTTTGGCTATTTCATCTAAGTCTGGTAGTGTTGCGGCAACATAGGCAACTGCAACTATGACAAGTAATTCTATAATATGATTACCGTCATATAATGGATTTTGTAGGTCAAATGTCTTATTAGCAAGAGTCTGACCTATAATAGAAGCCGTTGCAAAACTAGTTGCAAAGGCTTTATGAGTGTCTTTAAGCATGTTTAAAATGTTTTCTTAATGTGTGTCGTGCGACTTTATCAACGTGGTTATTCTCAGCATTATCAGCATGAGCTTTAACATGTGATAAAGTAAAGTTCATTTGGTCACGCATTTGATAATACAGTTTCCAAATCTTGGTGTTTGTACCAAGTGGATGTTTTTTATCACGTGCGTCACCATACAATACATATTGTGAATCTGTATGGATTCGAATTTCCTGATTTGGGTAATGATGATAGCAATGATATAGAGCCTTCATCACTGCTATTAATTCACTACCATTATTTGTTAGTGGTATAATCAACTCTGACTCTTCGTGAGATAATTGCCCATCAACATATACAGCAAATGCATATGCGCCAATCCAACGATGTCCGTCATGTCGACTTGAACCATCAGTGTATACATCAATCATTGTAAGTCTTTAACAATTCCCAGATATATTCAGGTGATGGGCTCTTTGGTTTTTTCTTTTCGTCACGTAAAGTATAAGTTCCTTGTTTGTTGTGACTAACATTTAGAATTGTACCTTTATAAGTGATACGTTTCTTTAGTTCTTTTGCAATTTTACTGTCTTGTGCAAGGTCTACTAAAACAATTTTATTTCCATGTGTACTGTTATACATACTAATTGCTGCTTTAGTTGACAAATGTGCTTTTCTGCAATATGGACATGACATATCATATGTGACATAGGTCACTTTTTCATCGAATTTATCAGGTGTTGATGCCCATGTGCCTAGTGGAGAAACAGCTATCAAACTAAATCCTGCTACTGAAAACAGTATAGCATACATTATTTTGCGTGCAATTTTAGACGACCAGTCTTTTACTGTGATGATGAGCAAATACAACCATGCAATTTCACAAGCAATTTTAATCAACAAGGTCACCCAATAACCTGCGAATTGCCCAACAAAACTTGGGAAAAAGATACTTGCTACTGATAAAAACAATAAAATACTGATGATGATAAATTCAGAAACTTGATATTTCTTTGCTAATTTACTAACTGATGGGATATTATCCCACATACGTTCAAGATTATACAGTAGCATCTGAATCCTCACTTGCTTCTAGGTTTAAGTCTTCTTCAGCAATGCCCAACATTGCCATTTTAAAGAGATATGGGTCACTGTTTACAGCTTCTTCACGAATGTTTTCGTCACCAGCATGAATTTGAGCAACATGGGCTAAGAAACGTGAAAGGTAAATCATTGTGAAATGTTGTTGTTGGTCTTTGTCTTCTGGGAACATAGCACGTGCTAAATGTTTTACAACCGTGTTTGCGATTACAAAACCATAAACTTCAGCAAAGTCATAAGTGTCCAAATCACTGGTATCAAGGTTTTCAACAAAGGTTGTGATTTCACCAACAAGATGACGAATAAGATTTCCCTTGTCTGCTGAGTTTGGCACAACAACCTCTAAAAGATATTGACCATCGGCTGTTAAGTGGAACATATAAACACCATTGTTGTATTTATTATGTCCTTCGGGCATTTGAATAAGAATACCTTTACTTCCATCATCGTAAGTATTGGCATATCCGATTGGTTCATAACCCATTGCACGGGCTTGAGTGTCTAATTCATGTTCTACAACTTCTTCTAAGTTATAGTTTAGTTTTTCGCAATTTTCTAATACGTTATCTGCTAACATGTGTGCTCCTTAATTTATAAGACATTTCTATATCTTATTATACCATATAAAAGTCCTTTTGTCAAGGATTTATGTTTTGAGGTTTGCCTTATTTTGACTTTTATGATATAATAGAATTAGATTATATATGAGGTGTTTTTAATGGAATACAAGAATCCGTTAATTGTTCGTTTTACAGCTGATGGCAGTAAAAAGGTCGAACAAGTTAATTCTGAAACCATTCACATCGATACTGATGGGAATTGGAAAAAATTTAAAGATTTAACAGGTGCCGCTTTTGGCTCACAACAGTTTGACTATGTAATGGTCACTTTTGATGACTCTGCAGTCAACGCTGATAAAGCTAAACTGGGCTCCTTACAAATTAAATTAAATACATTGTATAAAGATGCGACTTCAGCAAATTTAAAAGTTTTCAACCGTTATGATGATAAAATGTATTTGATGAACCCTGATTATTCAGGCTTTTACAAATTAGATTTATACGCACCTAAAGACGATGATATCTTAGAAAAATTTGAATCATTTGGTGATGAATACGCATGGCAACATCATCAAGCTGAACTGTTTCAAAAGTTTTCAGCTTTTATGCCTTTATCGAATGGTAAATATGGTGCTAATCATGAGGCTATTTTGAAAGACCCCGGTCGTGGTTTAGATGATGAAGACTTAAAAGATATGTTCTCATGGCGTTCAGGTCTGAACGTCGCACCGGGACTCATGGGTGACGATATGGTCGGTATGCCGGGTATAGCAGGTCGTCATATTCCCGATGTGGAACTGTCTTATAAAGACAAACCATTAGAATATGATGTTGTGGCGCTACGTACTGAGGGCATGCCGGGTTATATTATCCCTATGCGTAATGTTAGGGGTGAATTTGCGAAGTTTCAAATTGGAGCTGATGTTTCTAAAACAAATGTCAAATTGAAAGCTTCTGCAGCTGATGGTCGTACTATTCAAGCTAGTGAATATTTAGACAAGAAGTCTAGGATTTACAAATTCAAATTTAAAGACGGTAAAGAAACCAATCTTCAGGCGGTTGCTGGTGATAATGATAAACAAACTTGGCGTGATGCTAAGGGAACTTTCAACACTCATGTCAAACAAGATGTTAAATCCATTTTACTTGAACGTGGTTATGATATACCAGAAATTATTGATAAACTGAACGTGGTTCCAATGTCAAAATATATTTGGCCTAATCCGGGTACGTTGACAGGTACGACAGATGTTCGTAATGTGGTTACACCATCAAATGCTGGGTTTATCACTGCTCGTGAACCTAAAAATGGTTGTGACTCCTATGTTGTTCTGGTTGCCGAAGGCGCCCTTAAAGGTATGATTACCGCTAAATACATTGACGTGACTGACGCCACAGGTAAATCCTTTGCTGATAAAATTGCAGGTGACCGTGGTGTTATTGTTGCTCAAGTACCGGGTGTTGCTGCTAAGTTTGTGTCTTCTGTGTCTAAAATCTATAATGATACAGACCTGAAAATTGATGGAACTTATATCGCATTGGACGCTGATGGTCGTACAAACTTTGATGTGTGTAAAAATATCCATGGAGCTTATCATGAATTGGCGCAATGGTCTAATGTTTCAGTTCTATCATGGAATCCAGAACAAAAAGGTATTGATGACGCTTTGTTAGCGATCCATCAAGGTAAAATCACACTTGATGATATGGGTATCCGATATGGAACTCCTGAAAAGTTGTTCCCGATTGAAAACTCAACCAAACCAATTCCACTATTGTTGAACGGTCAACCAGCTTATACTGATAAGTCTAAAGTAGCTTGGCAAGAAGAATATGGTGAGTCTCGTCGTGCCCGTGATGCTCGCATTAAAGAAGCTCAAAACAGTGAACAAAAGCCTGTTGAAGATAAACCAAAACCTGTTGAAGACAAACAGAAACATGTTCAAAGCAAACAAGAAATTGAAGATGTGACCAAGAAATTGTTGGAGTCTGATGAGTTCCGTGAAAAACTGGCTCAATTGACTCAAGAATTTATGGAAAAATAAAAGACATGGAATCCCATGTCTTTTAATTTAGAATTAATTGTGGTGTGATACGTCCTTGATACTCATTGATTTTCAATTCAGCAGTAACAGGGATAATGGTATCGTTTTTAGTCGCAATTCGGTCTTTGACTAAATCACCTAAATCTGTGTTAAATGTAATCACATCAACACCATTAATGTTAAACTTGAAAGTCTTCCAAAAGGCAAGATTCAAATTATATTGAGGTTTAGTTAATTCTAATGGATTCAAATCCATTACAAAAGTTGTTTGACCATTGAAGTCTTTACCAAACGGCTTGAGACCTTGTTGGAAATCAAGAACTTCTAACATTTCATCTCGTAGATTTGGAGCATTGGTCACATTATAACCAACATAATCTAGTGTTTCACTAATATCTACAAAACCTAGTTTGACAACGTTTTCTGGCACTAATGTCACTTCACCAGTCTTGACAGCAGCTTTTTGAGCTGCAATCATTTCAGCTTTGACTTCAGCAGCGACTTTGTCGAATTCAAGAGCAAATTCTTCTAAGTATTTGTAACGAATAGAATATCCCGCTGCGGCCGCATGTCCACCACCGCCCACAACAATGTCTGGATTCTTTTTCATGATTCGTTCAACTATAACATTTAATGGTTGCAAAGGATTTGACCGTGCTGAAGCACCAATTACTAGTGTATCCTTGTCAAAACGGGTATCAAATTCATGATAACTATAAACACGTTGTGGTAATTGTGTTGGTAAAGCAAACACAATTGTTGCACTTTTTGTCTTTTCAGCAACTTGACCTGCTACAAGACCAGAAATACCGTGTTGCGCATTTACAAACAAAACATTACCAGTTTTTGGATATAATTCTGAATAATCTAATGAGTCTAAAACATCATTACGGAGTTTAGATTTCAACTCATTCATGGAAATCATTGCCTTAATGTTGTCCATACGTGTTGAAACATGTGGAGCTAATAAGGCTAACATAGCCTCACGTGATGACGCATGAATACGTCGTGGTGCATTAATCATTGGGGATAAATACCAAGAGATTAATTCTTCGTCATCAGGCAATGGAATTGATTTTTTACCAGCTGAAAGACGTTTTTCGTCTTTAAACTCTTGTAAGAGTTTGATTAAATCATATAAACCATAAAATACAGTGTTGTAATGTGTGTATGGGGTTGATTTAATATCATCATAAGCTGATGGGCTATCACCATACATGAGACGAATACGTGTTAAACGCTTTAACTCTTCTACAGACTTACGTACCATATAATGGTTTTCATCAATAATTGGCATTACATCGGCAACATTTGCCATACCGGCAAAGACAATTAAGTCATCAATTAGGTCAATTGCTTCTGGTTTGTATTTTTGCGCATAGGCTTGGGCTGTTTTCCATGCTACAGCAGCACCAGCATTGCCTTTAAATGGATATGGTTCAGCGTCTCCATTTGGCATGATTTTGTTTGGGTTGACAATGACTTTAGCGTCAGCATATTGGTTTCCGCCTAAGTGGTGGTCAGTGACCAGAACATTTATACCCAAAGCGTTGGCATGAGCAACACCTTCAATAGCGTTGGTTCCATTGTCAGCCGTTAAAATCATGCTGATTGTGTAGTCTTCATTTTCAAATAATTCTTTCATTTCATTGACAGCATTAACATTAAGTCCATAACCGTCATTCATTGATGGTACATAAACCCTATAATTGATATTAAATACATCTAAGGCTGCAGACAATACCGCTGCTGACATAACACCGTCAGTATCATAGTCTGTGTCAATAATCAACAATAGTGACGGGTCTTGGTCTTGTTTCAATTTGAACTCGTATAAGAGGTCAATCAAAGTCTCCATACCGTCATATAAAAATGGGTCATGTAGTGAGGATTTATCCTCGTTGATAATGGCGTCTAATTGCACATCAGTCATGTTGAGTGCTTTTTTAGTACGCTCTTTTACTAATTGTAATAATCTCATTGTTTACCTATGTTCCTACTATAATTTTTCATCTACCTCTATTATACCATGAAAAAAAGCCTGTGTCAAGGCTTTTCATTTTAGGTTAATGACGGACTCTATGTCTGCTTCAATATAATCTAAACATTCTTTAAAGGCTCTACTTGATTCGTAAGTGATATGGGGTATATGGTCAGTGAAATACTGCGTGATTTCAGGATATTCAAAAATCATTTGATTGGCAACGATTTCACCTACAGAAACAGCTCGCATTTCAGTTAAAGGGTCTGTTCCCAATTCTTTTAAATAATGAGCCTGAAATAAACGTGCAAACACTTCTGTTGGTTCTTTTAGATACTCACGATAAGTCATTTCATCTTTGCTATGACCAATAAGGTCTGACTTGTCAACTTCATGATTATAAGCTTCTAATATCTTTTGAAACTCTGGACGCTCTGAAAAGGCAGGCGCTTGTCCATCAGCAAGTCGGTCATAAACATGACCAAACTCATGAACAATAGTTGCTGTGTCTTTTATGTTAACAGCAACTTGAATACGCCCGTCATCATGAAAAAGAGCTACACCGCCTTGTTGGGCGTCAGTGTTGCGTATCTTTGGATACTTCTTATCGTCATCATGGAAATAAATACTAACATTATCTCTTTGCGTGACAGGGGCGTTGACTTCGATGAAATAGTCCAGATGGTCATATAAATCATCTACACGGTCTAACATTTGTTGTGTATGCCATGGGTATGATAATGAATACACCTCCGCCTTATGGTTGAATTTATACAATTCATTCATATGTGGGTCTTGATGAATCAAGTCTGGTGTTGGATTAAAGCCATACTTAATATACTCAAGGGCGTTTTGGATATTCATAAGTCAAATCCTGTCTTAATTGTTTTTTTTCTCCACGTGGAGTATCGAAAAGTTCAGTGTCTTCTTGTTGTAAATCAAGAATTTGGAAATATGTTTGGTTAAATGATTGATTTTTGATATCTTGGTCGTTTACATGTGTAATCTGATATGGATAATCACATGTGTCCAGTTCGTTTGGTTGAAAATAAGGGACTAAAATGGGTACTTGTTTTTCGTTGATAAACTTTTCTTCAATGAAAAATTCACGAGGGTCTAATGTGAGTGAGACTTTTTCTCCGTTTCGGTCTTTAATGTTAAATTTTATCATCGGGTCACTTCCTTTATCAAAAGAAGACTGTTGATGTCAACAGTCTTGGGTGTTATACGCCCAACGAACGTCGGGTTGCGTATTCTTGTTCACGCTCAAGTTCTTCAATGGCTTGAGCTAAGTCTAATTGATTTTGTTCTTGTTCTGACATTATTGACTCATTTCTTCTTGTTCTTTTAATTCATTTACGCTTGACATAGTTGAACGTAAGTCATAAAATGATGCACGTTGACGTCCACGTAATTCAGCTTCGGTAATATCATCTTTAAACATTTGAGCCATATCTTCTGACACATTGTCACCAAGCATTGTTAGAGCTTTTCGTTGTTGAGCGATTAAGAAATTATCACGAACTTCTTCTTCATAAAAGTTCATATCTAACAAACCATTACCCAACTCATTTGAATTTGTGTATCCTATTTTAACACCGTTGCTTTGTAATCCTTGTTCAACAAATGATGCTAAATCCTTATCCACATTTTCAAACCATGTCAGGTCAACGACATGTCCGTTTTCGTCATTTGACATTTGTCCATGAACAACATCTAATGAACCAAAACTCACTTTAGAAAATTCTTCTTTTGCTAATAAATCTTGAATAGTCACGTATTCAGCGCCTTGATTGATGTCGTTTGCATCAATATTGTTACGATTAATAAACATTTTTCCCCTTTATTGTGTCAATTCAGTTTCTTTGAGGTCGTTTAACGCCTGCTCTGTTTCATCAAATTTGAACAATGATTGACGGTCTCTCGCTTCTTGTTCAAGTTTTGCAAGTTCTTCACGAAGCACTTCAGTAGTAGGTGTATCAAGGTCGTTGAAAATCTCCAAGGCTGCTTTGTGTTTAGCTATTAAAGAATTATTTTTACAATCGTTTTTGTAATGGTCAATTGTGTATAAACCATTTGACAATTCAGATTGATTCGTATTCCCAACGGATATTGTATTGCGATATAACTCACATTCGATATAATAAGCCAGTTCACGGTCTACGTTTGGGCTCCATTCAATATCGACAACATAATCACTCATTTGAGCGTCAAATAATTTGATAGAACCATAGGTCACACTTGAAATTGGCTCTTTTGCCATCATTTCTGAAATTGTTCTGTATTCTGGAGAATCCATTTGATAGTCGTTACGAAACATTTAAAAATCACCTCATGTATAATAATTATATTATAACATGAGGTGTTGAATTTGTCAAATTATAGGCGTCGGTTCAATGCTTGTTGCATTTCGGCACGGAAGCCTGTCTCGATATCAGCTTGTGTGAGAAGTTTATTACCGTCGATAATGGCACGGTTGTTACGTGTCTCAATAATACGTTGGTAAACATTACGAACTAAACCACCATTACCACCATTTGTAATACGTCCATTTGTATCTGGGATACTCAAGTTCAAGTTAACCAACTGTTCAAACAATTGTGGAATCGCTTGAGCAAAGGCTGGGTTTTCATACTCGTCTTTATATGAACGTCGAATTAATTCAAAGATATCAGCCATTTCTTTTGGTGTGTAATCTTCAAATTCGACCCATTGGAAACGACGAGCTAAACCAACGTTGGATGCTAAAAATTCTTTCATCTCTTTAGTGTATCCAGCTGCAATAACAACCAATTCATCACGATGGTCTTCCATAAAGCGAATTATAACAGACAAGGCTTCACTGTTAAAACTATTTTGTCCGTCTTTAACGGCTAACTCATAGGCCTCGTCAATGAAGACTACTCCGCCTAGAGCTTCTGTCATGATTTCTTTAACATTGGATGCTGTTTGACCAACATAACCCTTAATTAAATCATCAATGGTTACTTTGGTGATTTTGTTTTGTGGAATAGCACCAATCTCAAACAGGGCTTCCGCTGCGATAGTAGCAATAGTTGTCTTACCAACACCGGGGTCACCAGCAAAAATCATATGATGAGAAAATGAAAAGTTCTTATCATTACTGGTTTCGTTGATACGAATTGTGTTCATGATTGATTTCAGACGTTCTTTAACAGATTTTAAACCAATCAGTTCGTCTAATTTCTCCATGGCTGTCTTAGCGTCAAGGTTCATGTTCACATTTGAACGAACACGAGCTGGAGTTGTGTCAATCAATTCCCAATATGTTTGGTCACTTGTATCCTTAAACGTGATAGTAGAATTCTTAATTAAATGTTTTGCTGGAACATCCACTACTGAATTTAAAACTGTAATGACACCTTTATTGGCATAGGTGACAAGGAATTCTTCATCGACATTGAGAATTTGATAATTGTCAAGTGTCAATGTACCTTCAACCCAGAGACCATACTTGTTGTCTGTTTGGTCATTAAGCGGGCCTCGTTGTGGTTCTTTTTTCAACTTAACACGAGGTTCTTCATGAACCAACTCAAAGGCGCTATTTTCAATATAGACATCACCATAAACGTTGACAAATTTGCCAATAATGGAATCATGAATATCTGTCACACCATAAAATGAAGCATGTGCAACTTTACAGTTTTGTAATTTGACATCTCCAAAGAATTTACTCATATCAGAATTAGTTGATAAATGAATATCACCACCATAATATGAATACAATTCAACATCATTCATTTCGATGACAGCGTCTTCAGTTGACTCAACCATAGTGTAACGTCCACCATTCATGACCATTTTTCCACTTTTGTGTAAGACAACTGGGTAAAACTCACGAACTGGCCCAACTAATTCAATTTCAACATCGTCCAAGGTTGTTTTACTGTCAATGACAAGACCATTGGCACGTGTCTCAACCTTGAATTTGACATTTTCAATAATAACCGGTTTATGAATACGTAAACCAGCCTTACCTGTTGGAACTTTTAAAGTGTGACCATTACCTTTAATGATAATGTTTTTATCAATAATGTCGTGTACTGTGTCACTTTTATGTAAGACGATAGTGTCATCATCTTGAGCCTTTTGTAAAGCTGATGCAAAACTAGTCACTCGATTGATGGGATTTAATCCACCAACATGAATTGTTTTCATATATTTTCCTCAAATACTAATAATGTTGCTGTTTTATATTGGTAAAGATATGTTGAGAAAAGCCCCAACGTCCAAAAGTTTAAGATATTCCAAAACATGAAAGACAGCTTTAACTTCCATAACTGTAGGTATTGTTGATTTGTCATTTTTTTCGATTCAACTATAGCTTGTTTACTATCATATAAATGATTAAGCGCAATGGTTGTTGCTAATTGTTTTTTATGTGAAACAATAATATTACCTATAAAGAACCAATATATTGCAATAAGATACAAGGGGTCTGCTAAATTATAATGTTGTTTAATCGCTGTTGCATATGATAAAAATAGACAAAACACTGTTGGAATTTGAATTAAAATATGCTTATACCATTTGTATAAGGTCGGCCCATAGATAAATCCGCCATAGGTTGACAATTGACTTAAAGCTTCTTTTACTGAAATTTTGAATTTAATTGATAACATGATTGACGCCTTGGTCACTAATGTAAGTGACATCCAAATGAATAAGCAAATGACTAAAGCTGTTAAACTGTAGTTTTGTACATTAATCCATTGCGATGCTGCACCAATTGTCATGTTATGAAATAGAGATTCAAAATTGTTAAAAATTAAGACAAAGAAGAATAATCTTATGGTAATTAAGGGAATTGTCCATATACCACGTGTGATACTATATGGTTTCATTCGTTTACGGGCTTCTTTTTTGATTTCTTTTATGTTCATCAATTTATTTCTTTCATGTTCATCAATTTAATTACAGTTCTATTAAAGTGCGAAACCTGTGAATTCACATGATAATAGTTTTGTGTATATCAGTATGATATTGACATAACACGTGGTGTACTGCACACCTCTACACAGTCAGACCATTTCTGGTCGTCCCATGCTGCATTGTTTTCTAAATACTTTTTCATAATGTTATAGGAACCATTGACATCAGCATTTATCATGTCCCCATTGACAGTCTTATATAGACCACGTTGAACACGCTTACCTGAAAACGCCATATCAGTAGGTTCGCCAAAAACAGGTATCTCATCGTTGTTTAAGAAACTAGCTTTACTTGTGTAAGACTCTTCTTGATAAACAACATTAATACCTTGCTCTTCACATAAGTATTCTAAAATTTGAGCAAAACGGCTGAATGGAATCTGTACAAATTTCTGATTATTCACTTTGGATAAACGGGTGTTTTGTTTCCAGCCATGATTCTTGCCAATAATCAGCAAGTCAATGGTCTGAGAAACTAAATAATTCACCAACTGTTTACCAGCTTTATGTAAATAATCTTGAATTTTCAGATACCGTTTACCGTATAAAAACGCTATACGTTTCGATGTATAGACATCTTTTGGTAATAAACTTTGTGCTTTCGCAATTTCTTTATTACTAAATTGATTGATACTCTTCAATGGTTTCCCATTAATGATAACTGGTGAGAAAACATTTGATGTAACGGTTGCTAAGTTATTGACACCCAAATCAATACTCGCAATTCGCTCAGGTTTTCTCAAACGATGTTTCTTTGGTATTGGCTTTTTATAAACCACCTCAATTTTATAATATCCAGTACATGGTATAAGTCAAACCTCTTTCACCACTGATTTATCAAGGTTACAAGGAATTTCTATTGAAGTTTGAGATAACTTAATGAAACCTTGTTCTTTAAAAGATAAGGCACCTTTTTCATAAAATACTGGATAACGCCCCGTTACTTTATCTAAATAACGAGGTAGTTTCGCTTGTCTATACAACGCGGGATTCTTCTTCAAACCTAAAAAGGATTTTAAGTTCCTGTCAAGAGCTCTTTGTGTCTGTTGTGACACTTTCGCAGGCAAAGCTCGATAATCCACTTGATTTGAATGAGCGAAGTCACGATTTATCGTATAATAACGTAGAAATCGATTAGTGACAAAATAGGCTTGACGTTCATGATAAAGAGTTGAGTTATATAGATTTTTACTTAGATGTGATAGAGTATCGATTTCGTCATACCATTGATGTGATGGTTTAACGATATGAGTATGTGTTCTATAAGGCATACATATCTCCTTTATACTATTATATCATAAACCAAAATAAAAGTCAATAGATTATATTGAATAGATAAAATATCATATTATAAGGTGTATTCCTGAAAGTTGTCAAATGATTCACAAAATCCTGTCAACTGTGAGCAACACCATAATTTTGTGAATTTGTCAATCAAAAACAAGTAGGAGACCTACTTGAATTTGACTGATACTTGTGTTAATCCTTTTTTGAACTCATTACGTCCATGTCCATGTCCGTGTGATAATTTGTCCAATTTAAAGGTTTTATCGTTAATTGTAACAGATTTAGCGTCTAGTGGAATATCCACATAAAGAAGTAAATCAAATTTGGTTTTTGCCTTTTGTACAGACTTACGACGTGTCTTTGTCATAAAGTCTTTGAGTGGTGAAACTTTTACATTACCATCAGCAAAAATAAACAAACCTTGAGCGTTTTCAACTTCTACATTTGTTGTCATACCGACAGTGTTTGCTGGTAATTCGGATATGTTAGAAGCTAGAGAACCTTTGCCTGTCGTTGGTTTTGCTTCATCGAGATATGTGTAATAAAGCATACCTGTTTCATCAAAGAAACCTAAACGTTGTTTGTTACTTGTTTCAATCGCATTGTCAAATGCTTTTTCTTCAATTCGTACATAACTATATTTATCAATAGATACATAAAGTTTTTGCTCTTTGACTTCGATTTCAACAGCTGTTGATTTGTCAATATTCAACAACTCTGTTTTACGAGCATATTCTTGAGGGTCTAGTTGCTCAATGGCTGTTTGATGACGCTTGATAATTAAATTACGGCGTTTGATATTGCTTTCAACAATACCTAAAGCATATTCCATTTCTTTTTGCAAACGTTTGCCTTCATCTACAAAACCTTGATAGTCTAATTTACTGATACGGTAAATTGGAAGTGTTGCAATATATTCAGCTTGTGGCTGACTAAAAGCAAAGGTCTTAATTTTTTTATGGAATTTCTTCGGTACACCGTCAACGATTTTACCAGTTGTCAAAACTTCTTCAAGTTCTGCTTTACCATTTACGTTACGGGCGGAAGCTACAACTTCATCAAGAACTGTTTGAAGAATTAAGAGACCACGAATGATTTCCATACGTTTCTCTTTTGTCTCATATTCGACTTGAAACTCATTACGAGTGATTTCATGTTGAAATGCTAAATACTCTTTAAAGTAACGTTTCAAAGAATAACGACGTAAATTCTTATTATTTAAAGCGTTAAACTGATATGAAAAGGTTGTTTCAAGTGGAGTCTTTGCATATAAGTCTTGAATGGCTTTGTCTACATCGACACCTCGTTTAAGACTGATTTTGATATCAATACCGTCTTTATCTGAGTGGTGCTCCACTTCTTTAGCCCATGGATATTTTGGTGGAACTTTACGTTCACGTCCTTTTACCTTTTGAACCGTTTCCATTGTTGCTGCTGTGATTTTGGTCACTAAAGATTCAACAGCACCAGATGATGTGAATGGTACTTCATAAATATGTAAGGAGTTATCCTTTTTCTCATATCGCACTTTACCACGTACACGAATACGACCTTGACCTGTTTCGTAAATCTCTAACAAATCAGACGTGTTGGCAATTTCACCACCAGTCGGGAAATCGGGGCCAGGCATGATTTCTAAAATTTCCTGAGTGCTGATTTTTGGATTTTTAGTATATTCAATAAAGGCGTTTACAACTTCTATTGGGTTGTGTGTTGGTACAGAAATACTATATCCTACAGCAATACCTTCAGCACCATTAATGAGAAGATATGGTAACTTAGCCGGCAATACAGTCGGCTCCTGTTCGCTGTCATCATAATTGCTTACGAATGGTACAATTTTAGGATTTAAGTTCTTAACGTACTCATCACCTGTTTCTGTTGTACGGGCTTCAATATATCGACCAGCCGCTGCTGGGTCGCCGAAAATGGAACCGCCATTACCCTTAATTTCAACTGGTGGCATGGTGTGTTTCCATGGAGCCGCCATGTTTGTGAGAGCTTCCTCAACAGAACTATCACCATGCGGATGCCATAAGCCAATAACTGAACCAACTCGTCGTGCTACTTTAACGTAAGGGTTCTTTGACGTGTTTTTGTTGATACCCATATCATAAAGAATACGACGATGTACGGGTTTGTTACCGTCACGAATATCTGGTAAAGCACGTGACTCAATAGAATACATTGCATAATCTAAAAAGTTGTCCGTAAATGTTGGTGCAAATGCTGCTTCATCAATGGTTAAATGTTTTAGAAGTTCTGTTTTACTTAATGATTTTAATTTTTTTGCCATGAAATTTCCTTTTAACTTAGTCTACTTATAGTTTACCATAAAATTGTGATTTTGTCAATGGTAAAGATGATAAGCATTGTAAGCTGTGGCAATATCTGGACGTATGGTGTTTGCTGCGTCAATCGCTAATAGATGTAATTCTTCAATGTCTGCAACAGTGTCTGGGATGTGTCGATTGATATATTCTGTGATTTTTTCGATTTCTTGAGGGGTTAATGATTGACCTGTGTTGTTTGCGGCCAACATTAGAGCACGAATGATTCGATTGCTATCAAATTGTTCTTCATATTCATTAGATTTACGAATGATAATTTCGACCATGATTTTCCTTTCAAAAAAAGCGGTAAAAAAACCAAAACCTCAAGGATACTTGAGGACAAGACAATGAGGTCTTGATTTCTTTTTTCAGTAGCAAAGATTATTTATCTTCTTTACGTTTTGAACCAAATCCAAGTCCAAGACCTGCAAGTGCAAGTCCAAGAAGACCAAGATTACTGTTCTTTTCACCAGTTGCTGGTAATTGACTCGGTTCAACTTGTGAAACTGGCTTAGTGTAGTTTTGAACGTCAGCTTGTACAGCTGGGCGGTCAGGATTTACTGTCACAGTTTCAAATGATTTCGTAGGAGTAGGTGCAACCTCAGGAGTTGCTGTTTCAGACTTAACAGGCGCTACTTCAGGCTTCACTGGTTTAACAGTTTCTGTCGGAGCAGGTGTCACTGTTTCAACTGGAGCTGGAGCAGGTTTCACCTCAACAGGCTTGATTGGCGCTGTAGCAGGTTTTGCTGGCACAACAGGTGCTGGAGCTGGTTTAACAGTTTCTGTTGGAGCAGGTGTCACTGTTTCAACTGGAGCTGGAGCAGGCTGAGGTTCTGGCTTAGGTTCAGCTGGAATCACAGGTGCTGGAGCAGGCTCTGGTTTAGGTTGAGCTGGAATCTCAACAGGTTTGGTTGCTTGTTGAGCATCATAAGCGCTTGACAGACGCAAGAAGTCTTGTTCTGTTTGAGCCGCTTTCGCACGTGCCACTTCAAGATTAGCCTTACTTTGGTCGTAACGAGCTTGAGTTGCTGCTTGTGCTTGTATAGCCTTGTCGTAGTTGCTTTGAGCAACTTCAAGGTTTGTACGAGCGTTCACAAGGTCTTGAACATAAGCCTTAGCATTCAATACATCGTTTTCAGCTTGACGAAGTTGAGCCTTAGCAAGAGTCAAACGAGCTTCTGCATCACTTGTAGATACTTTACGTCCATTCAGAGTCGCATTTGCTACGTTTTCAGCATTTTGAGCAGCGTTCAGACGTGCTTGAGCTTGAGCTAATTCTTGTTCAGCAGATGCTACAAGAGCTTGCTTTTCAGCTTGGTCAGCATTCACATTAGCAAGTGTTTGACGAGCAGTTGCCAAATCAGTACGAGCCAAATCAAGGTTTGCTTGAGCACTTACAAGAGCTTGTTGTTTCGCAACAAGATTGTTGTTTGTACGTTCAGCGTCATTACGTGCAGAAGTCAAGTTTGCTTCAGCAGTATCGATATCGCTTGCAGTCTTAACAGCTACAGATTTAGCTGTGATAAGTCCAGCTTCAGCAGCACGAAGAGCTGTTTCAGCTGCGAAACGTTCGTTGTCTTTGTTAACAGACTTAACAGTCGCTGGTGAATCAACACCATAGAGCTTATTGTATTCAGCTTTAAGTTCAGCTTCACTACGTCCATTAGGTACAAGATATGAATGGTCTTTAACACCCAAAATGTGAAGTTTCAGGTTTTGATAACCACCGCCCATGTCACCAAATTGTGAATAAGCAGCACCAAATGTGTCTTGTGTCAATAGTGACAGTGCGTGACCATAGTTTTGGTAACCTTCATAGAAGAATGTTGACATATAGTTATCAACTTTTGCAAACAGTTCAGCTTTAGTATACAGTGAACGGTTTTGTAGTGAAGAGTCGTTACCTTGGTTTTCATAGAATTGTACTTCAGTATCAACAGTTGTTGGTGCAGAAGTTTTCAGTCCCAATGAAGAAGCAACTTGGTTAATACCTTTACCATAGTGCGTATCATCTTCATGATTATCCGCACGATACTTACTTGCAACTTGTTTTGCGAATTCAACCTCATTAGTGTTGACATAAATTGGTTCAAGACCAAGTTGTGTACGCAATGAGTTAATCAAAGTCGCAATGTGTTGGTTGAGTTCAGCAAGAACATCCGCTGGCAAGTTGTTAGGGTCAAGGTTTGCAATGTCATTATTTACCCATTCTTGACCGCTTGGTGTGTAAACCTTAGTTTCACCATTGACAGTCTTAGTTGAGTAACCATTGTAAATTGTATCTTTGTACAAGTCATCAAGATAAGCCTTATTCGCTTCAATCGCAGCGTCATCTTGAGCAGTAGCTTTAGCGACAAGAGCTTGATATGCAACAGCGTTGTAAGGAGTCTTACCTGTCTTCATTGCAATCAATTCTTTCATTGCTGCAACCCATTCAGGAGTTGTCGCAATTTGAGTCGCACCAATAGCTTGGTCTGACAATGATGCTACAGCTGTTTTTGCTTTTTCAAGTTCAGCTTGAGCCTTATCAACGTTAGTTGTAGCTGTTTCATGTTTAGCACGAGCAGTATCTACAGCTGTTTGAGCTTCGTTTACTTTAGCTTCTTGAGCTTGATGTGCTTGACTTGCGTCTTCAACATCGGCTTGAGCAGTAGCAACAAGAGCTGTTTTACCATTGACGTTTTGTTCAGCCTTAGTAACTTCAGCTTGTGCTTGGTCAACTGATACAGCACCTTGAGCGTTTGCCTTAGCCGTATTTACAGCGTTTTGAGCCGCTTGAGCGTCAGCTTGAGCTTTTTGAGTTTCTGCTTGAGCCTTTTGGACGTCAGCTTGGGCTTGAGCTTGTTGAGCTTTTGCAGAGTCAACTTCTTTAGCTGTTTCGTCAACTGCAGATTTTGCATGTTCAACAGACGCTTCAGCATTGCTTACTTGTGTTTGAGCTTGAGTAATGTTGGCTGGAGTTGCTTCAACCGCGTTTTGTTGAGCTTGAGCAAGATTGTCTTTAGCAATCGCTACATCTTGAACCGCTTCTTGATTTGCATTGAAATCTTGACCTGTTTGAGATTCCGCCACAACGGCTTCGGTTTTCGCTTGAGTTGCAGCTTGTTTAGCTGATTCAACATCTTGAGCTGTGATTTCAGTTTGAGATGCTTGTTCTTGAATGTTAGAACTTGGTACCTTTACATCGTCAACAGTATCAGCGTGTGCAGATACTCCAAGTGTAGTAGCAAGAGCAGCAGCGGCACCTGATGCCACTTTGAGAGTTGTTTTGTTAAGATTCTTATCCATAAACTTTTCTTATAATCCTTTTCGAATTTATTTCAATAATTATTTGGGGTTTGGGGGTTGGCCCCCATTGTCACATGTGTATACATGTGACGAAACGGTAGCTTAATCAAATAAAGCATTTAGACAATGTGTCAAAACATCTTTATCGATGTAGTTATGTTTAATGTCTACAACAAATGATTTGTGTTGGTCGTAACCAATATTCGCAGTAAACATTGGTTGCTGTGGTACATTCATATCAAGACTAACCGTGGAAATATTAATCGTAATATAACGTGGTTTTGATGGGTATACTTGTTTTTCAGTTGGAGAAGCTGTTACCATAATATGATAACTTATTCCACCATACATTGTATTCATTTGTGTAGATAAATGGTTATCTACAACATAATCGAAAACCTTGTTATGTTTTGAGTCTACATAAACAATGTCGTTAATAAGTTGACAAATCTGTTCAGTGTCTTGTGTTTCTGACATATGTTGTTGCATTAATTCTGTCAAATTCATTGTAGTTATCCTTTCATTAGTTCCATTAATTATGTGGGGTTTGGGGTGCGCCCCAAGAAGTCACCGTGTAGACGGTGACTAATCAGTTTGCTCAGGTGTGATATTGTAAACAGTGGTAACACCATTGACATAGTTGACAATTTGCAGTTTGTCTGATTCTATATCGATTCGAATGGTGTTTGTTGCGTCACCAATAAGACGAGTTGCGCTTGAATAATCAGAATCCGCCTGTTCACTAAATTGAATTTGCAATTCGTTAAACCATTCGTCTTGAGACATTTCTTCGACACCTTGCAAGATTGCTAAAATTGCTGGATTTTGATGGCATATGTAATGAAGAATCTCATATTTCTTACCGACAAAAATAGTAGACTCTTGTTCGTGGTCATCAGACATCGTTAATTTTGATAAAACATAGGTTTTCATCTAAGTATCCTCTCATCATTTAGAAAATGGGGTTTGGGGTTAACCCCAAGAGGCCACCGTGTATACGGTGGCTATTCTCGGTTCTCAATCATTCGTTTACGTCCTTGAGCGTCATCACCCATTAGGATTTCAACAATTTCATAAGCCTCATCTTCATCATCTTCAGTGATGACAATTTGAGTTAACTTACGTGTTTCAGGTGTGAGAATTGTTGTGATAACTTGGTCTGTTGACAATTCCCCAAGCCCCTTGTTACGAGAAACTTCAATAATTCGTTTGCGATTTGCTTCTAAGAATTCATTTTGCTCTTCATTACTGTAGGTGTAAACCTCTTTTTCAGGTTTAGCCTTTGTTGGTTTAACAGAGTTTACAAATAATGGAGTATCTAAGAAATAAACATGTCCTTGTTGTACCAACTTGGTATATTTGAGGAACAAGGTTAAAAGCAGAGTACGAATGTGAAGTCCATCAACGTCTTGGTCTGTTGCGATAATGATTTTCTGATACTTAAGTTTTGACTCATCATAATTACGTCCATATCCGCAACCTAAAATAGAGAAAATAGTAGAAATCTCTAAATTGGCTAAGGCGTCTTTTAATGTTGCTTTTTGAACATTTAACACTTTACCACGTAAGGGCAAAACTGCTTGGAAATTTGCGTCACGATTCGCTTTCAATGAGCCGGCTGCTGAGTCACCCTCAACAAGAATTAATTCCATTAATTCTGGGTAGGTTCCACGAGCCGCCGCAAGTTTAGTAGACTTTGCTAAAGTTTCAGTTTTCTTATCGATTTGGATATTAGAGTCTTCATCTTTAGCCTTATCATACATTTCCGCAATGACATCATTAAGAAGTCGTTGTACCGCTGTGATGTTTTTATCTAAATACATCATGGCGTTATCGTAAAAGATGTTAGATACAGCTGTACGAGCTTCATCTGATGCTAATTTGTCTTTGGTCTGTGGTTGCAAAATAGGATTACTATGTTTGAAATCAATAACAACAAAGACACGTTTAGCTAAATCACGAGATTTAAACAAACTTGAAACATCATCAACCTTGTTGACTTTTTTAATCAGGTCAATTTGTTTCTTGTATTTCTTATTGATTTCATCAGAAAACTCATCATAGTAATGTTTTAATAATCGTAACAAACCGTTATTAAAACCGGCAACATGGGTTCCGCCTAATGAATTGTGAATACCATTAGTAAATGATTCTGTTGCAAATTGACCATTTTTAGTAAATGCAACAGCGATATGAGCTTCCATGTCGATTTCTTCATCAAGTACAGTGACCGATTGACTTCCTTTTACTTCAAATGGTTTGATGAGAAAATCAACAACTTGTCCATTTTCATCTGTCGCTAAATCGTTGATGTAGTCAAATAGTCCATTTTCTGAGTAGTAATCTGTTGGTTCAGTATCTCCGTCACGTTCGTTAGTGAAAAGAATATGAAGCCCTTGATGAAGATAAGCTGTTTGACGGAAATATTGCTCTAAAATACGTGCATTGATAGTTGTGACACGCATAACAGTAGAGTCTGCCTTGAAATGAACAAGAGTACCCGTTTCAGGAGTTCCTTTTTGCTTCTTTTTAGGAAGTTGACCATTAACTAGTTTTTCAACTGGAATACCACCGTTTTCAAAACGGTCATGGAAGATGTATCCGTCTTTAAAAATGGTGACATCAAAGAATTCTGACATGAAGTTTGTTGCAGCAGAACCTGTACCATTTAGACCGCCAGAGAACTTATTACCATTTTGTTCACGGTTAGCTTTAAACTTGCCACCAGCACCAATAACGGTGTAGGCAAGACGTTCTTCAATTTTTCCTTTATATTTTTTACTTTCATATGGTGAAATACCTCGACCATGGTCACGTACTGATAATGAATTATCAGTGTGTAAAATAACTTCAATCGGTTTTGTTGGGTCGCTGTAATTCGGATATTCATCAACTGCGTTGTCAATGATTTCACGTACAATGGTGGCTAATCCAATTTCAGAATTGTCACCAATATACATACCGGGACGTTCACGAACTTTGTCTCGGTCTGATTGTAAAATGATAGTATCTGTTTTATCTGACATTGTTTTTCCTTTTGTTTTGAGATAATTCTATTATATCATAAAAGGCGACTACTGTCAATCAATTTTTGACAGTAGTGCGAAAATATAATCCAAAAATGAACAGGACAAATCCAAACAAGATGAGAATCATGTTTGATTGACTGTTAGTTTTTGGTAGAATTTGTTCAGAGCTGTTTGAAACATGTTTTTGAACAGGTGTTTCAGGCACCTTATCAGTGAGTTTGTGAATTGGCTCTGTTTCAAGTACCTTATATTCAAAATCAGTAATTTCATGAATTGGAGCTGTTTCAGGCACTTTATACTCAAAGTCGGCAATTTCATGAATTGGAGCTGTTTCAGGCACTTTATACTCAAAATCAGTAATTTCATGAATTGGAGCTGTTTCAGGCACTTTATACTCAAAATCAATAACTTCATGAATTGGAGCTGCTTCTGGCACTTTATACTCAAACGCTGTTACTTCGTTGACTGGAGCATTCGCTGGTACTTCATAAACAAACTCATTGATATGATAAATAGGAGCTTCGTTTGGTACAGTATATTCAAAAGTGTCGAACTCATGAATTGGCGCATTATCTGGAACAGCCTGATGAAACTCTGGTAAAGCAGGTTCAACAGGAGCTTCATTAGGTACAGCGAATTCAAACGCTTCTAACTCATGAACCGGTGAATTATCCGGAACAGCCTGATGAAACTCAGGCAAAGCTGGCTTAATTGGAGCTTCATTTGGTACAGCATATTCAAACGCTTCTAACTCATGAACAGGTGCATTGTTTGGAAGAGCCTGATGAAATTCAGGCAAAGCTGGTTCGATAGGAGCCTCATTTGGTAACTCAAATGTTGGCTTTAAAGGAGAACCTTTATAGACAACTCGCCAATGAGACATTGTGCGATGTGGATTTGAAATTGATTCAACAGGTACATCACGTTTGATAAAGGCGCCCGGAATTACTGTTTTAATCTTTCGTGCAACATCTAAATAGTCATCACGGTCTAATGGGTGAATATGGTTATAATCAGCCTCATTTGTACTGACTTCAACCCAACCCAAAACAGGATATCCGTTTTCATCAGGAATTAATTCTTTGGTGTAAACCTTATAAACACTGTAGCCCGGAATTGCAGCATGAGGAATATCAGGCGCTTTATAACCCTGAATTTGTTTATCAATGAAACCATCGTCTGCATTCATGGTGGCATATTCTTTAACAGTCTTTGTGTCGTTTACACGAGTCAAAGAAACTTGGTCACCATTGTCAGAAGTATATGTTAAACTTCCATTTTCATGATAGTTCTTATATAGACTTGCTGATTCTGTTTTTGACAAAGCTCGGTCTGATACATATTGCTCAATACCGTTTTCGCCATGTAACCAATAAACAAATTGAGTTTGACTCACTGTTGGAGCAATTTCATTATCATTTTCATCATGATATACAACATCAATGTCGTTTTGACCTTTAATCAAATAACCTTTTGAACGTACAACATTGTACTGTGTTGATGTGATAGTTGGTTTTGTTGGTTCTTGACGGGTCAAACCATTATCATAATTTGATTTGGCAGTTTTATAGTCTGAAACAGCTTGATTAACAGTGTCATATTGGTCATAATATTTGTAATAGAGACCACTTGGATTATCCAGTTCTTCAACTGTTTTATTAACAGTCAAACCCAAACTTTCAGCTTCGTTATATTTATCAGCTAAAAACTCTGGCTGAGACTCTGTTACTCGACCATATGCGCCGTCAACTGTCTCAACAAGAGGTTCTCGTTCGTCTGGATGAATATATGATGGAAGTTCATCAGCTAAAACGTTAATAGGTAACAGTGTTAATACTGTTAATAGGGTGATAAATTTTTGTTTTTTCACTAATTATGTCCTTTCGGAAAATTTCATCATTTAGATGATGGGGTTTGGGGTTGGCCCCAAAGAATAGCCGTGTAGACGGCTATTCTAATTGGAAACTCTTAAGAGTGTCAATGGCACTGTCTAGTGTCTGGTCAGTTGACATGGTTTCTTTGACCATTGTTGCCATACGGATATCCAGAGATGTTAGACGTGCAGAGTTTTCAACAGTAGACGCTGTAATGTCTTCCATGTTGGTGTTGACATTATCAATGTGACGAGCCATAGCCTTCAGGTTTTCTTGAGTCACCTCAAATCCTTTAACCAGCTGTTCCATTGGTTTGGTGTAGTCTTTTGTTGACTGGTTGAAACCTTCAGTAATCAAGGCTTCTAATGATTCACGGTCTGGAGCTGTTTCAATCAGTTTCAATACTGTGTTGGTGACAACTTCCGTAGCGTCACGAACCGTTTCCATTTCATTTGAAATTTCAGCAAGTTTGTCGTTTACAGGAGTCAAATCTTGTTGAGCTAGTTCCTCTTTGACAATTGTGCGAATTTCTTGAGTGTTATCTTTGACCTTTAACTGTGACGTTTCTTCTTTGATTTCATTAATATCAAACTTCAATGCGTCAATATCAGCTTTGAATGTTTTCAGTGTCTCTAAAACCTGAAGATTTGTCGTCAGCAAGGCTGATAACAGACTTTCATCTTTTGACATTTGGTACCTCCAAAAGAAAATGAAGAAATAGTCGAAACTATTTCTTCAGCAAGCGATGGAAGAAACCTTTTTTCTCTTCCACAATAGGGGTTTGTACTTGAATGTCTTCTTGTACGTTTTCTTCTTCAACAGGAGTTTCTTCAACTTCTGGCTCTAATTGAGCTTCCCAGCTGTTAAAGAGATTCATGATTGCGTCTTGCGCTACAAGAGCTGGACGTACACGAAGTTGACGTACATTTTCTTCAATACGGTCAAGTTGTCCATGGAAGCTTTGGATTTGACCTGACAATTCGTTTTGGTTTTCTTGATAGAGTTGAGCAGACTCCATGAGAGTTGATACAACTACTTCAAGTTTATCCAATTTATCAGACATATCTTGACATTTTTCAACATTGATTTGATGCAAAGCGTCAATTTGTCGACCCAATACAGTGACTTGTTGATTTACATCTGCAAGTTCTTTACTGTAATCCAATTTCTGAGTCAAGTCTGCAAGTTCAGTCATTTGCATCTCAACAGCATGTACTTGCTCATTTTGATGTTGATATGATTGTTCAACAAGACCCTTCAATGTGTCAAATGTCGTATCAATTGCTTCAGACAATTGTGTTTGCTGGTCAGCAACACTGCGGATTCGTTCAGCTTCTTGACTTTGTTGACTCAAAAGATTGTCAAGTTTTTCACCATTATCAATAGCTTTACTTGTCAATACATACTGAGATGAAACCAAATTGGACATATGGTCACGATTTTCAGTAGCAAGGTCAACCAATTCTTTGTTCTTTTTGATGTTATCAACAGTGGCAACACCCAAAGTGTCAACTTTAGCGTCAAGGACTTCTAAGGTTTGTTTGGCATGAATGGCAACAGAGACGCCTGCACGGAGACTCTTCTCAATATTGCCGAATTCAGTCAATTCGATTGTTTCAGTTGTTTCTGTCATGAAGCACCTCTTATTCTTGTTCTTCAGCTACAGCGTCTTCTGTTTCAACCACTTCTTCAACAGGTTCTTCACCGTGTAACTCAGCTAGAGCTTCTTTGAAGTTTGGTTTGTAGTCATATGTGTCAGGCTTGCTGTCAGTCATTGCTTCAAGAGCCAATTCAATAGAACTTGCACGTGCAATGGCTGTTTGCAAATCAACACTCAATTCTTGACCATTTTCACGAATTTCGCTCAATAGGTCATATGTCTTAGACAAACCTTGTGTCAAATGCTCAAGTTTGTCCATCAGTTCAGTTTGACGAGCCTTGATGTCATTGTCAGCTTCAACGATTTTACCAGAATTTTCAGCCAATGTGTCGTTCAATGCTTTAAACTCATCATCATAGTTAATAGCTTCGACATGTTCTTCAATCGCTGTCAACGCTTCATGAACAGCTGTCACATCTTGTGTATAACCAGCATGAGCTGTATCCAATTGTTGTTGGAATTGCGCACCGGCATTGTTGAAGATAAGTTCCAGATTGTCAGCCTTTTCTTTAGCAAGTGCTAAAGCTTCCAAAACGTCATCTTTGTTGTCTTTGATGCCACTCAGCTTTTCACCTAAATCATCAGCTTTTTGACTCAATTCGTCTTGATGTGTACGAATTTCTTCAAGCAATTGAGTCGTCTCAGTTTGACGGTCAAACATTTCTTGTGCTTGAGCGCCATTTTTCACGATAGTTGAGCCTACAGTATTGGTTACTTCGTTAAGGGTATCCAACTTTTCTGTAACATCCACCAAAGATGCGGAAATAAGTTTAGTGTACTCACGAGTGTCTGCGAGTTGTTGTGTTAATTGTGACATGTGGTTTCTCCGTGTTTCTATTTGTTTGTTGAACCAAATCCACCGGTTCGGGTGTTTGTGACGTTATCATTATCAGCCCTTAAAAATGGCGCAAATACTGCTTGTGCAATACGGTCACCTTTTTTAATATGAACTGTTTGATGACTGATATTTTTAAATTGTACAAAAATATGACCTTCGTTACTCTCATTATTGTAGTAGTCACCGTCAATAACACCTACAGAGTTAGCTAAAACAAGTCCTAATTTCTTAGGGTTACTACTTCGGTCATATAAGTACAAGACCTCATTGGACTTCATATACGCTTTAACACCTGTTGGCACTAAAACAATTGTGTCTGGTTCGATTTTAATGTCTACCGCAGACTTTAAATCATATCCTGCAGCATGTGTTGTAGCCCGTTGAGGTAACAAAGAGACATCAGTCTCGGTTGAAAGGAGTTCAAAACCTCTTGTTTTCATTGTTCACCTATAAAATTGCTATGATATTGTTGATAATGTGGAAAAGTACTGAAGCTCTTAAATCTTCATTTGAGTAATGATATACACTAAATAAGGCACAAGAGCCTAATACATACTGTAAAGCCATTAACGGACTTGTTGGTAGATGAATTAGTGTAAATACTACAATAGAAATGATTAAAGCTTTAACTTTTCCTTTTCGTTGAAGCATATTTGAATACAAAGTTCTTCGATAAATCACTTCTTCAATGATTGGACTAACACAAATGACTGCAAAAATGCGAGTCATTGACATGGTGTCTGCTAAATGTGTCCATTCAAATGATTTACCTGTGATGAGCCATGTAATCACAAGTTGTAGAGACAACCACATAAATCCTGTTGTGAAAGCCAAACACCAGTTTTTTGGTTTGGTCTTTAAAACAGCTTCAAGCGATGTCTGTTGAGGAAATCCTATTTCGTATTTTGGCTTTGTCGTTGTAATAAATAAGAAAATTACAAAAACAATAGCAAGTACAGCGTTTATCACATGCGATAATGCTGCCACATATACAAAAAAGGACGTTGCTATCAAAAATATAAGATACAAAAGACCGTTTCGTTGTCTTGAACGGTCTAATGCATCCATTAAATTAGTTAACCAGTTAAGTAATTTCGCTTCCATTAATCCCCCGGCCTCATAGCGACGTCTAGCGTCTCCATGAGTTTTGATTGTTGTTCTTCTTTGGTATCTATTCGTGAAATGATTTCCTCATCAACAGTATCGGTTGCTACAATATGAATAACACTGACGGGGTTCTTTTGACCACTACGGTGTAAACGTTTATTGGCTTGTCGATATTGTTCATTTGACCATGTGGTTGTCAACCAAATAATGGTGTGACCACCGTCTTGTAGGTTAAGTCCATGTCCCGCTGAGGCTGGATGTGCAACAAGAACAGGAATTTCACCATTGTTCCACTTGGAAACGGTCTCTTGGAAATCACTGGCATGAGCGTCTAAATGTTTGAAATCAAAATAATCAGCCATACGCTCAAGTTCAGATTTGAAGTAGAAGAAAATCAAAATAGGGCTAGTAGATGTTTCAATAATCTCTTGTAATGCCTTCAATTTGGCATCGTGAAACTCTACATAGGAAACAGCTTTGGAGTCGTCCATGGATAAAATATTATCATACATGGCTCCAGATGATAATTGGGTTAATTTACTCATCAATACCGCTGAATTGGCGACTGTAAAATCACCTTCGTCTGTTGTGACAGAAACACCGCCTCGTACATCATTGTCCTCTAAGGCTCTTAGCTTATTGCGAATTTTCGTATCGAATTCCTTATAAGTCTTCATGGCTTTAGCCGGAAGCTGTAGATAGTGATTTGTATACGTGATGCTTGGTAAATCAACTAAACCTTTACTTTGCATAGAAATTACAGTTCGGCTCATACGATTGTAAATTTCATATTCAGCATTAGGTTTTAATTTATAAGAGTAAATATCTCCATTTCGACCAACAATGTCAGGTTCAAAGAATTGGTCACGATAGACATAGAAATTACGTCCAAAAAGTTTTAAATTGTCAACATCAATTAATGCTAACTGTGACCACACGTCTAATAAGTTATTAGGCGCTGGTGTTCCTGTTAAGCCAATGAAGTATTTGGCATATTTGGACACTTCATGTAAGGTCTCAAAGCGTTTCGCTGTTGCTGATTTAAACATGGATAATTCATCTACTACAAACATTTCAAATGGTGCTCGTACACCTCTTTGTTTATAGTATTTGAAAATAGCGTCTAACTGATGTGGGTTTGTGGTAACAAGTGTAAGCTTCTCTTGAGGGTATAGGAGCCCGTCTAAGAGCTCTTCTCGCTTCTTCTTGGGTAATTGAATGTTAATCTTAACATCCATGTCATAGCCCCATTTAGAGGCTTCTCGTGCCCATGTATCTAATGCTACTGTAATCGGTGCAATAATGAGAACTGGTTTCTGCGGATTTATGGCTTTGGTCTGAGCTAACTTGTCAATTGCAGCCAAGGTGGCTAAGGTTTTACCTAGTCCCATATCCACAAATAAACCAACTCGTTTTTGCTCTAAGACAAAATCAACCATTTGTTGTTGGTATTGACGCAAAGTTGCACCATTCGGTGTTTTGATGAGTTCAGACTCATCATACTGCTTGGCTTCACGTTTCACACCAACTAATGATTCATATTGTTGTTTGAGAAGTCCTAAATCAGACTTTTTAATGAAGTTTTTAACCAAATCATCTTTGACTGGTTGTGACCCAATGACAACATGAAAGGGTTTTTTAGAATTGAGACCTAATAAAATTAAGAGTTTGTTAATTTTAGTCTGGTCTGGAAACACTAAAATTGTTTCATCACATCGTTTTGAAATCTCATTGAACCATGCTAACTGTTTGGCTTGTGGGTTACTCAAATTCATTTTGACATCTTTGGTGGCTATATTGAATTCTTTTGCACCCCAAACAGCTTGTGGCTTGTCTGAAAATCTTAAAAACGTGTGGTCAAAGGGTAGTTTATAATTGGTTAAGACGTGATGTCCACGACTTGCTTTTTGTAACAATGGTGTTGATTCTTCATTATAACCATTGATAATAACTATTCCTTGTTTCATACTAGACTTTCGTTTTATGACTTGATATTGTGATTTCGAGGCGATATTCTTTGGTTCCACTTAGACCACCATATTCAAAAATGGTACGTTTGATAACATCATTATTGTCATCTGACCATAAGTTGGCGTCTGTCATGCCGTCAAGCAAGGCTTTGACTGTTGGATACCAGTTTGGTGCGTCCATTCGACGTTTTGTTGGTGCAAAGACTTTAATGGTTACATCACACGGTTTTTCTGGTGTGAAGTAAATATTTTTTACATTAGCGTCTTTAACTGTAGTGGCACCTAATTCACGCAAATAACGGGTAATCCCAGCCTTGACCATTGGATGCATACGGTCATTGGCGGAAATCATAAAATTCCCGCCTTTGATACCTTTGTTACCTGATTTACGTGGTAATGTGAAAATTGCAATGACTGAACTCATTACATCACATCCAAACTATAATCGCCAATTAGAATATCGGCATAGGTGTAACATGTACGTTGTGGTGTAGCATATGGGCTGTCAATGTCTGTACGTAATACAACAAACATGTCAGGAAATACTTGTTCAATAACACCCACAACGGTGTTATAAAAACGTTCGTCACCCGGATGTGTACGTTGTTTTTCTAAATGTACCTTTTTTCCGTGTAGTGCATGAATTTCATTTTTGATTGAGTTCATCTATTCACCTTTTCTAAAAGAATTAAATAAAAGGGTGACCTGAGTCACCCTTGTGGGTTAATAACCCCAAGCTGAAAGACCTTGTGCATTATATGCAGCGGTTGCTGCATTAATTTGGTCTTCAACAGTTGCTGTTGAACCCCAACCTGGCATGGTTTGGAAGAGTCCACTAGCACCTGATGGGTTATATGCGTTTACTTGTCCATTAGACTCACGAGCAATGATGTATTCCCATGTAGAGGCTGATACACCTGTACGTGCTGCCATTTGAGCTGCAGCGTAGGAACCTACTTCACCTGCTGTGTTTCCATTTGATAATACTGCTCCACCACTGTAACCAGTATAGCTTTGTGCTGGTGCTTGGTATACAGGAGCTTGGCTTTGTGCATAGGTCACTTGAGATACGGATGTATTTGGTGTTGCTTCCAGACCTTCAACATGATAGTCTGATGGTACAACAGCGTCTTTAACTCCGTCAAGTTTCAGCACTTCACCTTCGAAAATGAGGTTGATATCTTTTACCCCATTGACATAAGCAATCTCATCAGCGTATTCCACGGAACCAAATTTGTCTTGTGCAATTTGACTCAGTGTGTCACCTGCCTTAACGGTGTATGTGTTTTCAACTTGGTCAGCTGAAACATTGTTTGCAAAAAGTAACGCCATTGGGGCAATAGTAACGATAGTCGCTTTGAGTTTGTTTGTCATGTAAGTAAGACACTTGTTTTCAGGGCCGGGACAATGTGCAACACACAACATACGTTATGCGCCAGTGATTGTGTTACCAAGAAAACACCTTTCGATTTTGTTAATATTTAATGCTGGAATTTCACCTTAATGGCCGGCATTTCGACCAAGTTATCTGTCACGTGTTTGCCACGTTATCCATTCAATAATTTCATCAATATCTGTTTGTTCTAGTTTAAACCATTCAAGATTTGAATTCTTTGACGCATAACGTCTATGCAATGCTTGCTCTATACGATAAGCATATGGTGTTTCTAAAGAGAACAACAGCTTAATTCCTGTTGGAGATGCTGTTTGTAACTGTTTGATTCGTTTCTCCAAATCACCCGAATAACCTATTTTCGTATATTGTGGTATGTCCTTATGTTGTAATAAGTATATAGAGTCCATGAAAATTAAAAGGAGATGTACCAACATCTCTTGTGCTAATATCGTGAGAGCGGGAATCGAACCCACAACCTTCAACGTACGTTTATCCGACGGCTCCAAGTTGCCGTATCTCACGATGGGCATTGTTTACTTCGTGAGTTTAAAGGGGTTTGGGGTTTCCCCTTGTTAGGTTTTGTGTACACAAAACTGTGTTGAGAAACTTAGCCAAAATGAAGACAACAGGATTTGAACCTGTACAGAGTTCTAGTCCAACAAAGACTTTCTGATAAGCTTTCACTTATCACACTCAGACCTATTACCAGTCTTGACATTCGCCTACTTTTGCCGATGTCTCCTTAATCAATAAAAAAACCACCCGTGTTGATGCGTCACGGGCTCAATCCGGCGAAAATCACGCATGTGATTGTTTTTAGCTTGAAATAAAATGTACTCAAGGATTCTTCTAAGTGTGATTAAACAAACGCATTTATTTAACCACTGTGATTAATGCCGGTATGGATTTGGAATCTCTTCCATAGTTGATAGCAACCAAATTAGATTCGGCCACTAAGGTGAGTGTGGGATTTGAACCCACGCACGCTATTACACGCCTAGCTGTTTTCAAGACAGCCCCCTTTTATCCAGACTTGGGTAACTCACCATTATCACTAGCCATGACAGTAGCTAGTGAAACGTTATAGGAGTATCGAAAGATATAACTTATTGAGTGCAGAGTAATTCAATAAGTTTGATAGCCAATCAACCCCGAAACCACTAAGGGTTGTTGTTTTTATCTTTCATACTTATAGTATATCATACTTATTGCGATTTGTCAACACCCTATTTAACCAAACCTGAATCTTTTAAAATTTCTAATTCTGTTACGAATTTTTCATACGTTTGGTCAGACATCTGGTCTTGGTCAACTCGAAATGCTTGTCGCAATTCTTGGTCATCTTCGTTTTGTGGAACCACATTGTCAACAGTGTTTTCTTCGTTTTCAATATGATATACGGTTTCAAAATCAGAAACCTGCTTTGTTAAAGTTCCAATTTCTTCATTGCAACGTGAGATTTCTAAGTCTACTCGTGAACCACCACGTTTTTGTAAAGATGATAACTTAGTCTGATTATATTTCAAATCAGCCTTTTGGTCTAAATAAGTTTCAGCCTTATCCAACAATACGAGTGACTCTTTTGAGTATTTGTCAGCGAAGTCACGCATTATTTTACGGTCGTCTGGTGAAACACTAATATAAGTTTGAATATATCTTGATTCTTCTTGATTTGTCATTTTGCGAATACCTCTATATCTAGTATATCACAAGACGTCTGGTTTTGCAAAAATCATAACTCAAGCTTCTGTCAAAATACCAAAAACATCTTCGACAGCTAAATCTAAATAATCATTTGGAACAGCTACCATACGTTCGGTTTTTTGCAAGAGGTCTTGATAACCATTGTAGACTTTTGTTGCAAACTCTAAGTCCTTATCAAACTTATCTGCGTCTCCACGTTTGCGTCCACGGGACAAGGCAATTTCTAATGGTACGTCAACTAAAATAGTTTTATCAGGATAACAACCATTGACGGCTAAATTGTTAAGTTGGTTAAGTAAAACGATATCAGCGCCGTTACCATATCCTTGATAGGCCAAAGTTGAATCAATATAACGGTCTAAAAGGACATAATCATATTTATCAAGAGCTGGTTTTAGAACACGTTCAACCATGTCTGATCGACTGGCTTGGAAAAGCAGAATTTCACTCATTTTTGAACGTTCTAAATCTGATTTGAGAAGTTTACGAATTTCTTGTCCCATATCCGTTGTTCCGGGCTCTTGCATAACAATAACAGAGTAGCCATGGGCTTTCAATTTCTTAGCTGTTTCATTGACAAGACTAGTTTTACCAGAGCCGTCAACACCTTCAAAAGTGATTAATTTACCCATTCGTCACCTCGATTGCAGCAACGTAGTCGTCTGGAACTGTTTCATTTACGTCTTCAAAAGTGTAAATTGGTTCTAACATGTCTAAAATATTAGGATTCTTCATTTCGTGCCTGTTACACAAAACATACCTAAAGGTATATTTCGTGACCTTTCTAATTATATTTAGAAATCTTCTTGCTTCTTCCTGTCTGGTTTTGTTTTTATATCCTCAAATATAAATCTACTCCCATTTGATATAACAGTCCACAAGCGTAACTTCCCGTGTAACCCACGGTAGTAACTAGTTTTAAACTGCTGTTAAGACAGTATATATTTTACATTAAGTTATATCACGAAATATTCAATTGTAATAGAACTTGGTTTTCATTCTAAAATTAAAGTTCGTAATATTTTATCAGGTTTGACTATTTGTCAACTCTTTGTTTTCAGGGAACTGCTCTTTTTCAATTAAAAATTTAATAACATCAATTTGTGATACAGAGCCTGTATCGTTTTGAGATTTATATTCAACAAACTGATTCAATAAATCAAGTTCTGATTGATTTAGACGGTCAGTGTCATAGTCTGTTCTGATATAAACCACTTCTTGGTCACTTTGATATGGAATATGACGACGATTGATACTAGCAACTTTGAGACAAAGACGTTTAAGTTTGTCCTGTATCATTTCATCTAACTCTTCTTCATCAAAAATGTCAGCTAAGACGTGACCTTCATGAATACGAAGTTCAGTCTTGATTTCACCAACCTTTAAATAATCTAACAAAACAGGTTTGTAGATATAATCTTTTAAGGTCATATCAAAAACTAGACCGTCATCAGTTTTCTTAACTGATTGTTGATTGAACCATTGTAGATTATCTAATGATAATGTATCTAAAACATGTTGATAATCAAAATCATAGATGATACGGTCAGCTGTTGTTTCAATTAAGTCAACATGATGATCCACTGTTTCAGACTCAAGACCTTCAAAATGAACAGTGACTGGGAGTTTGTTGTATAGTTCTTGCGTTACAGGAACACGTCCAGCGTATACATTGATATCTATTCCATTGAAAATCTTGGTTAGTTTGATATTGTCTACACCATAAGCTGTGAGAATTTCATCTAATTCTTTTTTGTTATAAGAAATTTCATAACGGAAACCTTTGTCTGTTTCATGAAATTCTACTGTTTTTGGTAATTCAGCAATTTTTTCACGGTTGAAATAAATTGAAATTGGTTCATCTTTTACATACTCATCAAATGTAGAGTATGGTGTTGCTTGTGTTTGAGGTTCAGCCTCAAACCATTTTTTCCAAAAAGACATGGCACCCCCTTAAAACTCAGCATCTTTTAGTTTAAATGTCAATTCAGTACCAGCAGGATATGCAGCTAAACGAACAGCGAAATCATCAGCTGTGATACCTGATTTTGGTTTAATATCAAAGACAACATCATATCCCGCTTCAATTAGTCGTTCATATAATGGTAACAGTTCAGTCAAGTCTTTACTTTTAGCTTTAGGTTTCACCTGATAAACAGCGTCTTCTGAAAACCATGTGTTTTCGTGGTCGAAATCAACAGTGGATTCTTCATTGATTTTCAAAACAGCAGCAACATCAAAGTCAAAACCTTGTTGAAATGTAATCGATGCGATTTGTTGAACATCGTCATACATACCACGGTTGCTATTGTTTTGGAATTTTAAAGAAGCTGTATAAGCTACGTCTGATTGCTCTAAAGTATCAGCAATAACACGATAATCTACATCACCTTCAGTTTTAAAGGTTGCAGACACTTTATAACCTTCACGTTCATATCGTGAATATAAATCTAAAACCTCATCATATTCTTGGTCATAGTATTGCTCTTCACGAGTTTGGACATTGACTTTATCTTGTGTGTCTTCTTCAATTTTTGGGAATTTTACTTTAATATCATATGACATAAAAAATAGACCTACCTTTTGCGTTTAGTAAGTCTATTATACCATATCTTCATCTTTTTGTCAAGACTATTTCACGGCCTGTAGCTCATCATTTAATGAGTTTAATGTGTCATCATCAAGCATGTGATACTTTTCCACATAGGTGTTGGTTACGTCATCAGCTTCAGTAAGGTCGTTGCCGTCATCACAATCTAACAAAGTGAAAACTTTTTCACCATTAACTGACTCAACAGATACCTCAACAACTGAGTAATAATATCCCGGATTATCGGTTTGTGCGTAAGCTTCAGCTTGAGCCAATTCATTTTGGTTATGATACAAAGTGATGGTCACTTCCGAATTATTACGGTTCCAATCATACTTGTGTTCATATTTAACTGATGTAATGAGTCCTTCAAAATTATCAGGAGTAAGCCAATAACCATCAGCATAAGCACGGTCATCTTCTTTTGATTTGAAAGTTAAGGTTGTGCCGTTTTCTAAGTATAATTTACTATTCTCAACTTTGATGATGCGTTGTAAAAGTAATAATTCTGATAAGTCCTTGTTGTCCTGTAGCATTGCTTTTTCTCCATTTCTGTTATATTTCTATTATAACATAATCTGTGAGTGTTGACAAGTTTGTGACCTCAGTATAAGAAAAGACTTGTCATAGACAAGTCTTAATCTAAGCCCATAAGGTAGTCATCGTCTTCAGTTGGTTCTACTTGACCTAAGAGATAACCATTACCAACTTGTGAGAAGAAGTCATGGTTTGATGTGCCTGTAGAAATACCATTCATAATGATTGGGTTTACATCTGAGGCGTCTGTTGGGAACAATGGATCAAAACCAAGGTTCATAAGAGCCTTATTAGCATTGTATTCCAAAAATGTGATAACTTCATCAGTCCAACCAATTTCGTCATACAAATCATGAGTATATTCCAACTCATTTTCATATAAGGTCATTAACAGGTCATAAGCCCAGTCACGAATTCGTGATTGTTCGGATTCTGCTAATTCGTTGAACTCTAATTGGCCTTTATAGCCGATATAAGTCCCATGGACACTGTTACCTGTTACAGATACAGCATTGTTGTGCTTTGTTAACAAGAACCCTGCTGGTACTTGGACGCCATATACCTGCTGAGCTGGTGCTTCTTCAACAATCAAACGTTGTGTGTTGGTTGATTGTCTATTTGTGTTGATTTGTACTCTATGAATATCTTGATATGATTCTTTGCGGTCGTCTTTACGAACGGTGTAATGAGCCCTATACCCTGCTAATGTAGCTATAGTCTGCACTAGTTTAGCGGCATCACTGTCAACCGTACCATATGTTATTCGGGCAGGGTTTTCTTTGACAATATGTCCGTCCCACTTGGCGATTTCACGGATATAGTCTTGACACCATTGTTTGTCAACAGTGTTGAAATCACAAGTTGGTAATGTTTTGACACGGTCAGCTGGTGCTAAATCAACGGGCATTTGTACGGTATAATGGTAACGTGTTGCTCGATTTTCAATTTCAACAGTGTCTGTCACTTTTGAATATTTATAATTCAATTCAGATAACAACGTTTCGAATTCTTCAATTTTTCGTTGTTTACTCAATGAAAATCTTACAGGAATTGTACCTGTCTTCTCACCATTTCGTGTGATTTTTCCAGATTTGTTCAATGCTTTACTATATGTTCCATCAGCGTGTAATGCGATTAGGAATCGTTCTTGAGCGGTTAACGGTTCACAATCAACACCTACGAAGTCGCCTGTATTTGGAATATGTTTATTACCTTTTTTAAACTCTTGTGCTGTTTGCACAACGGGGTTTTCATTGTAGTAACCTAAAATTCGATGGTTTGGTGAACAATGTACTGATAAATGGTTCTGTTCAGTCTTCAACACATATGTGTGTTCTGGGATATGTGTAGAAGTATGTTGAACTTTTGTAAAAGATAACTCTTTTGTATCTTTATCAAATTGTGCAACTACATCACCAATACGAATTTCACTTACGGATTTCCAACCCGTTGGGGTCAATAAGAAATGGTCAACGGTTAGACATTCATCACGAATGATTAGCTTAATAACTTCCGCAACGTTCGGTAATTTGTTATTACCCAAATAATACAATGGTGTAAAGAAACCTGAATAGAAAAGAAAACTTTCAAGAAATACTGATGCAATTTTACGCTCAAGTGAATTTCCATTTTTGTAAATGTCTTCAACAATTTGAGCTTTTTTCTGAAGTGCTGGATGTGTATATGTCCATTCAAATACATCTTCAATTTCTTTTGGTGTTAACAATGTTGAGAATATAGATGAGTAGGATTTGGCATGAACTGCTTCTACGAAACTGATATTTCTATATACACTAACCTCATGTTGTGTTCTTGCGTGAGGGACTAAGCTTTCAACACCTACTTCTGATTGTAAGGTGTCTAAAAGTGTTAGACCACCAAATACTTTTGCAACCAAGTCTTTTTCTTGAGCACTGAGTTTACGCCAATCGTCTAAGTCATTTGAAATTGGAATACGGGTATCTAACCAGAATTGCTCTGTTAGCTTTTCCCATGTGGCTTTGTCAAAGACGTCTTCAATTTTGTTCCAGTTTATGGCTTTATAAGTCATTTGATACCTGCTTAAATGTTAATTTTACGTCAATATGGTCTCCATAACCATATCGTTCAATGTCCCGTTGGATACGATATTCAATGTAGTGTTCAGCTACATGAAATAATCCATAGTCCAAGAGACGATTTTCAATCAATGATTGGATAACACTGATTGGTACATGTGGTGAATCTAAATCACGTAAATCATAACTCACCTTATTTACAATTTCAGAAATCTTCTTAGAAGCATCGTCTGTCATCGGATATACTTCCTTATACGCTTTTGAAATTGCTTGGAAAATCTTATCAGGGTTATATGAAACAATATCCCCATTACGTTTAACAACGTTAAATGTCATAATTTTATCCTTTTCCTTATAACGTTGGCGGAAATAAATCCGCCAAACTTTAAATACTACAGCTTTCGCATTCGTTTGCGCCAATAGAGTCGCCATCGTCCGTAAAGGTACGAACATAATAAATGGTCTTAATCCCTTTATTATAGGCATAGTTACGCAAAATAGATAAATCACGAGTGGTTTGTTTGGTTTCACCCGGACGTTTCCATTCATACATACCTTCAGGAATTTCACTACGGACAAACAAGGTCAATGATAAACCTTGGTCAACGTGTTCAGTTGCTGCTGCATAAACATCAATTACCTTACGCATGTCCATATCATAAGCTGAAGTATAATATGGAATAGTGTCTGTTGACAAACCATGTGCGGGGTAGTAAATTTTACCAATTTTCTTTTCTTGACGTTCTTCAATACGATTGATAATTGGGTGAATAGATGCGGATACACCATTAACGTAAGAAATAGAACCTGTTGGTGCTACAGCCATACGATACTTAGAATATAGACCATATCGTTGAATATCGTCTTTCAGTTGCGCCCAATCATCTTGTGTTGGAATTGCAATGTTTTTGAAAAGTTCTTTAACTTTGTCCAATTTTGGTTGGTAATCAGTTGTCAAATATTTTTCAAAATAAGTGCCATCAGCATACTTAGAAAACTCAAAATCTTCAAAAGCTTGTTGACGTTCACGAGCAATTTGATTTGATGCTTTCAATGTGTAATAGTTCATCAAAAGGAAAATCAAATTGGTAATTTCCAAACTTTCAGGACTACCATATTCAACATGGTTTACTGCAAAGTAACTGTGAAGTCCCATAAGTCCCAAGGCTGTTGTATGGTTCAAATCATTACCATGTTTAACAGTTGGTACCACATCAACATTTGAACTGTCAGAGACATATACAAGAGCTCTGTAAGCTGTTTCAATGGTTTGTTCCATGTTTGGTGTGTCCATAAGCGACACCATGTTCAATGAACCAAGGTTACATGAGATGTCTTGTCCCATAACTTCAAAATCTTGATTATTATTGATTTTACTTGGCACTTGTGATTGAAGAATTTCAGAACACAAGTTACTCATGATGACACGACCATTACCCGGATTTGCACGATTTACAATATCCACATTCATAACATATGGATATCCTGACTCTTGTTGCAGTTTAGAAATTTCTTCTTCTAATACACGAGCCTGAACATAAGTCTTCTTGATACGTGGATTAGCCACCATGTTATCGTATTCAGCAGTAATGTCTACGTATGAAAATGGTTTTCCATATTCACGTTCAACATCAATTGGGCTGAATTGATAGAGTTTTTCATTTTTACGAGCCATTTCATAGAATTTGTCAGTCACAACAAGTCCTAAGGATAAGGTCTTCACACGAATCTTTTCATCAGCATTTTCTTTTTTCGTTGATAAAAAGGCCATAATGTCTGGGTGGTGGACACTGAGATAAACGGCTCCGGCACCTTGACGTTGTCCTAATTGGTTAGCATACGAGAAACTGTCTTCCAACAATTTCATAACGGGGATAACGCCTGATGCAGCATTTTGTACACCCTTAATAGGAGCACCAGCTTCACGCAAGTTTGAAAGACTAAGGCCAACACCACCACCAAGTTTTGATAACTGTAAGGCGGAGTTGATTCCACGTCCAATACTGTTCATGTCATCTGTTATGTCTAACAGGAAACATGAAATGAGTCCCCCAGCGCGAGCACGTCCAGCTGACAGAAATGATGGTGTTGCTGGTTGATAACGTTGAGTAATCATTTCTTCAGCTAAGTGCTGAGCAAGTGTTTCATCACCATTACCAAAGTACAAGGCATTGTTCCAAATACGGTCTTCAATGTTTTCCAGATAATAATTCAAATCATCAGTCTTCAAGGCATATTGTTGATAGAACTTATATGCTGCCATAAAGGAACCAAACTTGAAATTTTGTTCATATAGCCATTTATGAAGATTTTCCATGAATTCAAATGAATATTTATCCAACATGGTTGTATCGATATAATCATGTTCAATTAGATAATCAATACGGTCTTTGAATGTGTCAAACTTGACATAATGTGGTTCAACATTTTCTTTCATGAACGCTTCAAGAGCTTCTTGGTCTTTTTGAAGAGGAATTACCCCATTAATTGGTCGATTGATTTCATTGTTCAATCGAAAATATGTCACATTGTCTAAATCTTTTAACATTTCTCCCTTTCACAGAACTTATTTACGAATTTGCGTATAGTTCTATTATACATCATAATCAGTGTTTTGTAAAGTGCTTTGGTGATGAAAAAGCAACTAGTCAGAAACTAGTTACTCACCATAGCTCTAATACATTTAATTGTTTGTTGTACAGCATAAACTAATGATAACTCATAATGGTCAACAGCTTCCATGCCCATATCTCGAGCATTGCGATAACGGTTCACTCGTCCGTCATAATAACCATTTGGATTACCAATAAAGATGACATTGTTAATAGTATCCCAAGTCGCTTTACGTCCATACATTTTTTCAATATGTGGTACAAATGATTCGGGAATCACTTCACCCACTAAATCAAGCATTGCTTCTTCTTCTGATTCATATTGTTTTGGCTCAAAAGGTTTCTTTGTTTCTCCAGCTTCTGTAATATGAACCAGTTCGTAACCATTTTCTTCGGTTTCTTGAAGATAATCAATCTCAAAAGACTCTAAAGAGTAGGTTACATTGTTAACTGCTTGCGGTTTGCTCATAAATTTGACTCCCATTTAATTCTTGTAATTTTTGTTCAAATGAGGTATCTTCATAAACAACGTCTGGTCGAACAATTGTAATATTGTCTCTGACTTCTGTTCGTCGGATAATTGTTTCTAAAGGTAACTCAAAATGATAATAGACAACGCCAGAGTCATAAATCGTAAACTCACGATTTTCTTGAGTGTATTTGATTCCATTTGGTACAGATGTTTGTTCGTAACCTGTAGCCTCTAAACGGTTTTCAAGCACTTCTTTTTGTTGCTCTGACATGAACTTGTGTTCATCTAATCCATCAATCACATTGAAAGCATGTTTGTTCAACATCTTTGTGACTTCGGTTTTGTCCTCGTGGGTCATTGCACCACAGTATGTGACGTTTGCATCAGCTCGAATTGGGATAACTCGTACATTACCTGTTTCAGCATACGTTGTGATAGGTTTGTCACTGTATTGTGGTGTCATTGAGTTATCTTTCAATTGATATTGATAAAAATCATCGTGTTCACCGCCATATGACGATGTTAATGGAATATAGGTTAATTCATCTTCAGTTACAGAAATAACCATTACAGGTCTGAACTTATAAGTCATACCCATAGAATCACGCACCTTATAACCACGCACATCATATACAGAATAACCGTTATAATATTCAGGCATATTTTCTTCAAATGGAGCCCGAATTTGAATTACATCACCATATTCTAATGTGTTGTAAGGTACTTTGACTTTTGTTTGAGTGTTTTCCATATATTAACCTGCAGTTTCCTGCTTATGTCCTTTCATCTGATTCGATGCTACTACTATTATAACATCAGTTTTACGGTTTGTCAATTTTAATGACTTGAGGAGACTAGTTTGTCTCCTCAGTCTTTTGGGGTAACAAAAGTACAACTTTGATTTGTACATCATCTGGCCAATTACTATTTTTGTATTTTGTTCGGGTTTCAATCAACTTGAACGTTGGTTCTGTGACTGTTGAACTTTCACGAACCTCTTCAATTTCGTATTCGGTTTCTTTTCCGTCATGAAGTACGATTTTGCCACCTTTATAGGCGTCTGTTGCGGTCTTGATAAGACCTTTTGTATGACTGACAACTAAAGCGTTGTATTGTGTCAACTCAAATTCTGTTGTGTTATTTTTGACAATATCAACATCTGTCATTTTATAGGTCTGTACGACTTTTGGGCCAACAGTTTCTGTTTCTGGAAACATGTTATCAGCAAATGGATGTAGGAGTAAAAAAATAATCCCAATGACAATAATGGCGTAGCCATCAATGATGTCATCTCCATACATACGTATATAATATCTGTGGCGGGCTGTTGATTGGTAAATAGCTGTACCAATACCTACAATGATGATAACGATACCTAATATTAACATAGCTGATTTCATTACTTGATTTCCCCCAGTTCTGTTGGTATTACAAGAACAATGGTTGTTTCAATATTGTCTTTCATGTGTGGATGATTGTACACTGTTCGCTTTTCAATGATTTGAAAAACGGGTTCCTTTACAGATTTGGATTCACGTACTTCATCAATTTTATAAGACTTTTGAGTCTTACGGTCAATAATCGTACCACCTTTATAGGCCTGCGTTGCTAAATTTAAACGGCCTTGTGTATGTTTCCAAACTCCAAGGTTTTGTTCAGTAATGTCAAAAGATACAGATGCCGTTTTTGTGATATCCACATCGTTTAATGTATATGTTTTTACAACCTTTGGTGCAAGTTCTTGTGCTGGATGTGTCGCCAAAGCATGAATTCCATAAATTAACGATGGTAATGTGATAACCAGTACAATAAAGGTCATAAAACGACCGTGTGGTATCTTGTCACTTGATATAAGTGTGATTTGCATATACGTTGCAAAATAAGCAAATAAGACAAATATTGCTGTTGCAGCATGAAGTGTTGGATTTAAGATGTCCATAGTTTCTCCTTTATAATGGCTTATACATGAGTAAAGCTAGTCCCATTAAGGTAAAGACCATTGAAAATGGCAAGACAGCTTCTGTTGATAATTCATCTTTTAATTGATATGCAACCATACCAACAATAATGAAAAATGCACCAAATAATTGCAACATGTGCTAATAACTCCTGTCATAAAATTTTGGGTACTCCCGAAAAAAAATAAACCCTGTCAAAGAGCTCCTAAAAAGAGTATGAGGAAAATCCCCATACTCTTAGCGATGATTCTTAAATGTCCGGTTCATGCCATCGCTTAAACCGTCTGTTGCTGCAAGTCCCATCATGATTCCAAACGGAATTGCTAGGACGAAAAATACACCAGTAATGAGAAGTACTACAGTAATGATTGCTGTAAATACCCACTTAAGAATCTTAAAAATTGTTTTCATAATTATTTCACCTTTGTTTTCAGATTGATTACCTCTTATTGAGGCTTTTTATCAATTTTCGGTTTTGGTGGTTTCAATTTAATATGGTTGAAGACGAATCTTCAACGATGCTACTCTACATTTACATCTTCGGTTGACTTATCGAACCTGAAATCTTTGAACACAGGGAACCTTAATGATTTGTTCCCAAAACGGTCTTGGCTTTGTTCAAAATATTGAATTTCGACAATACATCCGATATATTTATCTTGATTTTCCCAAATTTCTTTGCGGAGTTCTTCTGTCAGTCCGCTACCGACTTGGACAATGTTGTCATCGTCCAGTTTAACATTGATAGATTGTAACATACCTGCAAATTTACCATCGATGGCTTGATTAAAACCAACGATTTCTAAATCTGCTGTATGCATTTTTTTAACCTTCAACAATTCTGTTGAACGTTTGGTACGATAGTACCCATCAGCATAGTTTAACATGACACCTTCCCAACCATGCTCAGTCGCATAGTTAGACCATTCAGCAATTTTGTCTTTTGTGACAACAGCTAAAACAGGTACCACTTCAACCCATTGAGTTGATTGTAAAGTATCCAACACTTGTCTACGCTCAGTATAGGTGTTGGTTGACATATCAGAGTAATAAAACTCTTGCAATGGTACAATATCAAATAAATGATATCGTATGTTTTTCTTTTCCCCGTCTTTACGTAACACTTTAGATGTCTCACGGAATAATACATCTGACGGTAAATCTTTATCTAGTAATAATTCACCATCAAAAACTAATCCTTGGGGATTTTTGGCATCTAAGTCATTTGTTTGGACAAACTCTTTTACAGAAGAACAAAGGTCATTCAGACCTTCAATACGTTGTCCCTTTCGACTAAAAACTGTGACGTTGTCATTTTCGTAAGTAATGATACCACGAAAACCATCAAGTTTTTGTGTCACATAGAACAAATCGTCATCACCGTAGCGGTCAATTTGACGAGTGGTTGATGTTGCTGTAATCGCTTTATCATACGGAAATGCCAGCTGCACCTCAAATACAGGAATCAAGTTATCCTTAATTGCAGTATTGATACTTTTTGCAGACACACCTAAAACTAGTGTTTTTGACACCAGTTGTGATAATATCTCTTTTGCTTCATCATCATGTGTGCTTAAATAACCTTGCACAACACTCAAGACCTCATCTGAACCTGTGTTATTGTCAATTAGATAATCAAGCAATTCTTTTAGGTCAGTGATTTGTCTATTGGGTGTCACGTCACGAGACATCTTTTTGGTAGATAAACCAGTTACAATAAATGGATTATACAAAAAGTATAAAACATCCATAAATAAAGGGTTTGTCTGATATTTCTGGATAATTTCAGTTTTAACCTTTTTAGATGACTCATCACGTAACTCTTTTAAAGAACTGATTAATTCGTTCATTTAGTGATGACCTCATATTCATTCACAACAGCACCTGGACGAGCAGGCATCAACACTTCAGAAGATAAAAGGTTGTGCTTAAACATTAGAAAAACACGAGTTTCTTCTGTCGCTGTTGTTTCAAAATATTCAAAACGACTAACATTTGGTGACATTACTTTAATGTATTCATCATGAAATGATTGGTCTGTGTAGTTGTCAATAAGAGTCGCTACAGCATTTTGAATAATTTGTCGTGCCCCTGAAATATCATTGATATTTTCAATTGGGTGTGTCGTGGTTGTATGTTTCAGATATACTGTTACTTTATCAGCAACAGCATTTGCATTTTCTAACATGTCTTCCACATCAGATTCGTCCATAGTAATTTGGCAGTATGGCAAGATGTGTTGACGTTCTAATTCATTACCGTATTCATCGTATAAAACGTAATCACGTGACATCCGGAAATTAATGTCAAGATTTTTCAGTACGTGATAGTGCATTTGTTGTTTCTCCATTCGTCGTTTTCAATTCAATTTTTTTCAATTCTTTTACCCCATAAGCGGTTGTTCGGAAACCACTTTTATCTGTCCGGCGACGGTATTTGCATACTTTCGCAGTGCATGTCAGTAAATCGTATTGCTTCTTACCAAATAACTTTTTGACTGAAGCAGGCATTGAATCTTTTGAAAGAAAAATATTCAAATGGTCAATCGGTTCAGGAATTTGGTCAATGTGTACATCTTTTAAGGTCACCTGATATTGGACAACCTTACGGCGTTTGTGGCCGTGTATGTCTACAATCGTACCCGTTAATCGAATACGCTTGTCTAAAAGCTTAGCCAACTGGTCTCTTGAGTCTTTTGAGATTGTCGTTTTCATACATCTAATTTGCTCCATTCATTTTCGTAATAAGAAGTCGTATAAACTGCATAAATATTCATGAATCAAATAGGGCTTGGGACTTGTCCCATTTACTCTTGTGTATACAAGAAATCCATAAATATTCATAAAGTGAACAGGGTTTGGGACAAAGTCCCATTTTATTCGTATGTATATACGAATTTATGCAGAATAATGAATATTCGTAAATATTCATGAATTGAATAGGGTATGGGACAAAGTCCCATTGCGGTCTTGTGTATACAAGACATTCATAAATATTCATTAAGTGAATAGGTTTGGGACAAAGTCCCATTTATGTTCGTATGTATATACGAACTCCCACTTCTCATTTCGTTAGATGAATGGGGAAATGTGTCTTGACACATTGATTGGGGCTTTGCCCCCAAGACGCAAGTCGTGTATACGACTTGCGAAACGAATTAAGCTACAAGAGATGCCAAATCTAATAAAGCATCTTTGTTGGTAACTTGTAGGTTAATATAACGTTCAATAATGGTAGCAGTCATTTTTGACCGAAGTTCTGTTTTTGTCAACTCATTGGCATCATCTAACAAAGGTAATGCCAGTTTGCGAAGTTTGGAAACTTTTTTCTGCGTCACTTGAGTCAATAACAGGTCAATATATCGAACATATCCTGAATAGTTTACATTTGTTTGTGATTGGAGAATTGTCACATGGTCTAAATTTAGACCCGTAAGTGTGATAACAGGGATTAAAAGTCCATATTCATCAATTAACTCTTCTAATACGGTTTTTTCAGCAGTTTTTAACCAATTATTCATTTCCACATAACACTCAGACTTCTCAATTAAGTCATCTGACTCAGAAATGTGTGGTGCGTTGTGGTTTTCCATGAACAGGTTTACATTTTTTATTAAATCTTGCATATTTAATTCTAACAAGGAAACCTCGTTTCTACAAAGGATTTAGATGTCGTGCTAAGAAATTCTCTTATGCTCTTCCTAGAAAAACCTACAGAAATCCCTTAACCACCCGTTTTGAGGTGTTTTCAGCACTTTACCCCACATGGGTTCGTCCAAATGTGCTCAAATAATATTCCTCAAATAACATCATTTCAATCACTCATATACACCCACATACTTAACTCATAATCGGCCTTTGATGTGACTCTAAACTGATTATGGGCAATAGCACCCAACAGGTTAGTGAAGTATTTGTCATCAGTAATCCAAACGTTATTGCGAAGATAAGACGCTATAACAGGTCTTAATTCATCTACCATTTGGGCTTTGACATATTTAATGCCCCACCAAGTATTTCCCGTATCTTGACAATATTGTCTAAACTTTTCTTGACTAAATCCAGAAATAATGACTTGGTCATGTGTGTGGTGCCACTCAGCTACAATTCCATGATTGATTGGATATGCATTTAAGCTCGAATACTCATACTTAACCAAAATACGAGCCAAATACATAATAGCCGGTGCCCCAACACCATACTCTGCCCGTTTACGTAGCACTGTGTCAGCGTCATAAATAGCAGCATAGTCTAAGTCTAACTTGTCCAAATCTTGAATATTGTCACCATTTAGAAAATGATAGACTAATTGCTCGGCGGCTTCAAGCGCTTCATCAGACAAACGAAGTTCATAATTGTCTAAGATTTTAACAGGAACATGGTATTCATCGCCCACTTTTTCCCCAACTAATGACAAGTCATAACGAGTATTGACAACAATTGGGTCTGTACGCTCAAGGTCATGGGCTTCTGCTAAAAGTTGTAGAATTTTATCACGCACGTTTCACGTCCACCTTAATCATTCGTTTTTGGAATTTGCGTACAGTAGGGCCAAAGGCTTTAATTAGGAGTTTGCGAAGTTCTTCACCTTGAGGATATTTCATAAATGCTTGTTTTGTTGAGTCAATATACAAGGCTCCATCAGCCATACGCATATTAGACAATTCACCATTGACTAGAGCTAGTTGAATATCTTTTTTGATTTCGCTTGTATCAGTGACACCGCTAATTTCAGCTAATTCATCAATGGCTTGAATAATATCATTATTTGCGGCCGCTTCCACTTGACGTGAAAGGGTTTCTTCATCATTACGTTTCTTATCTTGAGTAGATAATTGACCGTCTGTGATGGCATCTTGAAAAGCCTCATGGTCGTAGTCGTCATAAGTGAAGAGATATTCATTTGTGGTAAATACATTTACAAAGTAGTTGGCAAAGGCTTGAGCGTTGTCAACAAGATATTGGTTAAAAGTAGTTTGTCCAACAAGTCCTAAATGGGCTGCTTTATCCTGCATACGTGTTGGTTTCACAACAACAGGCAAGAGACGACGACGCAATGCTTCAGCAGCGTCTGTAATAACAGGAACATTGTTAGTCAAAACAGTGTGAAGACCGTGGATACGTTTGATTACAGCATCTTTGGTTTTCTTTTCGTCAGAAATGTAACCGTCAGCAATAAAAGATTTAATCATAGAGATGTCTAAACCTTTGAAATTATGCTCATTTCCCAGATTTGGGTCATTGAATTCTGCTTCTGAATACACAGTCATACGTGTAGTTGGAAGTGTTGATGTTGCAAAACGGTTATTTGAAACAAAATATGTGTCAAATGATGGACTAACTGTAGAATACAATTCACCCATTAAAGCTTTTGTCAAACCAGTAATCAGAGATGATTTCCCAGAACCACCTTGACCTGAAGATACAACCATCATCTTAGAAACTCGGTCATCATGGATATCTACGTTAGATAAAGCAGCACCAAAATACCATGACAAGGCAAGTTTGCTGTCATCATCTAAAAATGTGTCCAAAAATGTGTCAACAAGATGTTTTTGCTCTTCTGTGAATTCAGCAGTTGCTGGGTTTTCGTAATCTACACGCCCAGTTGCTTTGAATTTATCGCTTAATTCACCTTGATAAAGCATATATTCATTTACACGTGGAAGTTTACGTGAAGTGATATTGTTGACTTGTTTTTGTAAGTCCATAAAGAACTCATTTTTATCCATAAGATAAGCCATTAATTGATTGCTAATCAGGGATAAATTCTTGTATTCCTCTTGTTTTTCAGCAGGTAATGCGCTAATACGAGCCAATTCTTCTTCAATCGCTTTTGTTGCATATTTAACAGCTTGCAAACGGAATTGGTGATAAGTATTACTTTCAGAATCACCATCAACCATTTGTGTTTCATGTACAAAGAGACCCTCGTTGTCTTCACCCTCAGGCATAACGAAACCAACAACCTCAGCACGAGATTTAACACGTTCAGTATAGATAACTTGGTCACTTTCAAAGTTCAAACGAACAGATAAACGGGCTGGTTTTTTGTCACCACGTTTTAAATTCTCAAAAATAACTGTTCGGAACATATTTGTTGGTTCAACCTCAACAAACTTATCATCTTGTGAATGGTCAACCTTAACACCTAATCTTTGCAAAAGTTCTGCGGCTGTTTCTGTCATCTTCATACTCCTTAATTTCTTCGTAATTTGTTATGTACTAATAGTATAACATATAAAACGTGAAAAGTCAAGACCCCATAAAATGAATAATTATTGACAATTTATGCATAAGCAAATTATACCTGTATAAAAATGTCACAATTTTGTCACGTCCCAAACCCCGTCATATCAACGTTTCAGGAGTTTTGTCACATCGATGTGACAAAATTTAGGTCAAAAATCCTATGCATGAACTATGCATAACCCTTGAGGCTCTAGGGTTTGCATGTGATGTGACAAAATTTTGTCACATTTGGTCTCTACTTCTAACTATATTTTATTTTATTTTTTTATTTTGATTACGATTTAGAGAAAAATGTGACAAAATATGTGACAAATCTTCTTATCTGTTGCAGGAGTAGGGGTTTCACGATTTTAATTTTGTCACATTTTTGTCACATGTGACAAAAAAATGTGACAAACTGCAATATAGCGGTAAATAT